CAATCATCGTTCCATCTTAAATCCACGCAGGCTATGGCGTCAGCATAATCGTTACTTGATGAGCCAACTGCACTACGACAATCGCATTGAACAACGGAAGTAAATAACTGTATTTTTCCAGTGTCTCTGCAATCTTTACACATTTTCAAATCCCGACACGCTACTCAAATGTTATAGCGTCTATAGCAGCCACGAACCCATCTTCGAACTTTCCACTGTTATCCCAAAAGAGTTCCCAACATGTCAAAACCGGACACACACGCAGAGACATCCCATCCGACCACATTGCTCGTCACGCCTTCAAGGAGCGTACAACCACCACCCAAGAGCAGACCAACCGATAGAATTAATGTACACAACATTCTACGCATCATCCTTCTCCCCATCCACTACCACTCCCTCGCCTGCCAACATTCCCAGGCTTTTTGATCGGCGGAAACCTACGGTAGATTTCCCCTGCCGATACTCCTTTTAGTTCTTCGTGCCAAGCGTCTTCTTTTTCTGGAGTCCAGACATTTGGACTTCCTATCGAATCTAAAATCTTCTGATTAGGCGGTTTCCTCTTAGGTTTCTCTTGTTGTTCATATTGAAATTTTTTGTTCTGCTTCTTTTTCTTGTTGCTACTACCCATGGATTATACACCTTTCGAAGCTGCGAGAGGGATTCGAGCCCTCGGCCTGCGATTTACAAAACCGCCGCTCTACCAACTGAGCTACCGCAGCACTTATTCATACACCGCGCTCCCTCAATCCATCCAGAATCCAATCTGCATCCACGAACCTATCGGGAGTCGCGAAGGCTGGTGTCCCGTGCATACCCGGCAGCGAATCAGAATTTTCTGCCATGTAATGTGCTACCATTGTGATGCCCCAGGAAGTCATTAGTTCCATTGCTGAGAACTTTGTGACCTTGTCGGGGAAAACAATGAAATTCCATCCGTCGATTTCTCTCATCCCATCGCCACGGTATCCTGTAATGGATAGTATAACTTTGTCGTTGTGGATATTTCTGTTGTATGTCAGATCATCATTGCTTCTTAGAACACTCGCAAGATGATTGTCTGCCGTCATATCGCCCTGAAGAAAACCAGCCCTCTTCCATCCACGAACTAAGCCCCAATGTCCAGGATATCTTATTGTCATGTAATCGTAATTCTTGACACCTATGTCGTGGAGATGCTTCACCACTTGCATCGAATTGTTGGAAGTATACGAACATTCATAATCGTCTTCGTAAGAACTGATCCACGATAATGCAGGAACAGTTTTCAATAAGCCTTCTACGATGATGGGCACCTTACCGCTGTATTCACTTATCAAACCCATTGGGTCGAAGGTCAGTCGATAATTCAAACCCGTTTCGGTAATCTTGCGAATCGGAATACCACCACACCGCACACGAATTTCGTCACACCCTCTACGAGCCAAGCTTGCAGCCAGGATGTTAGAGATACCGGGAGACAGACCGCAGTCTGGAACTATGGGCGACTCAGATTCTATTTGTTCTTGCATGGTTACTGTGTCTGGATTGCCTCCGAGATCACAAAACGGAATACCGTGTTTGACGGCAAATTCTGCCAGGGATACATTGTATCGCCAAGGAGCACAGCTAAGCATAACATCGAAGCTTGTCCAGTCTAGCCAGTCAACCTCTTTTAGTTCTACTATCCAATCGATCATCAAAGATTTATCACCAAGAAGTTTGACCAATCTATCTTGAGCATCAAGACTGGCAACTAGACTTGGTTCGTATACCACGATATAATCTGCGTCACAGTTCACGGCCAGATCGTAGATAGCAGCTACGCCTTGACGACCTGCACCAAAAACACAGTACCTATATCCCATCTAATTATCTCCTACACGAAACCAATTTCTGAATTGTACTTCATCCAGATATCCGTCCTGACGATCTTGCTCAAACAATCCAGAGCATATGTCAATGCCTTTTGCCTACCAAATGCTTTGCAAAAATTATCATCCAAATGGCATATCGATATACCAGCACTAACCTCGTTACCATCTATATCAACAGTAACCAGAGAACATCTTCGATCTCCATCTACCGAAACTCCTGACAACATTTCAATTTCGCATGGTGTCAGAATTTTGTGATCGAATTTAACCTCAATATCAAAAGGATCGCTTCTCAATCTCAACATCTTTTTCTCCTTGTTCTTTCCCCAACCATGGCGACGATCTGGATTTGACCACCTGTCTTGTGTCGCCCTAATATTAGCGATTAACCGCCGCCTTTACTTTTCTTGTATCCTCAGCGATTCATTATGCAAAATCACTGTTGGATTTTTGAAACCGAACGCCTTAGCACAAGTTGTAATATACCTAATGAAACCATCGTCATCGTTTTTCCAGTTTGACTCATACTGTTGATAGAGAGTCCTGCTTGGGCCATGATAGACATATTCCATATTGAGAATAATCAATACGTCTGGATTCTTTTTGACCATCGCCCTAGCTGCTTCTGTTAAACAACCACGCAAATAGCCACCAACAAAAACAGCGACATCCGCTTTGACGCCAGACCATTGTCCTCCTGGTGCCACCACTACTTCTGTCGGTTCAAAATCAACCAACGTTGTTTCTCGCCAGTCTTCGTTGTCCACTAAAAGGTATACGATACCAAATTCTTGCGACAAGAGATTCACCCCGTCAGCTACTCTTTCTGCACCTTCCCACACACTATCCACATGGACAACCACCAAAGGATGATCTACGGGTTTCTGTTCTGGATTGCTAAGTAATCCCATTAACGCGAACACAGGAAGCGAAAAGACCACACAGCACGCTAAAAACGTAAAATATCGAATCATATTCCATATCCTTTCAACGACGATAGCGGGACTTGAACCCGCAACCTCCGGATCGACAATCCGACGCTCTAACCAATTGAGCTATACCGCCTAAATGGAAGTGGATGAGATTCGAACTCATAACCAACTATCCGGAGTTATGCGTAGGTGCGACCTATGACAAGCTCTACCGTTGAGCTACCACTTCCAATGGGTCAGGAGGGACTTGAACCCCCGACGCCTAGCACTTCAAGCTAGCGCTCTACCAACTGAGCTACCAACCCTTCTTTGATTTTGGCTTGTCCAAAATCTTATAATTCAACATCCCCGCTCTGTCGTTCCTTCTCTTTCTCGTATGGTACGAGAACTCTACGACCGAATTCGTCATGTGCTTCTCTTAGAGCAGATCGTACTACGGCCATCCTTGCGTAACGTCGTTGACCACCAGAGTCGTCGTCGGAGAGAAGCCTAGCAAGACGGAACAGGACATAGTTCATTTCCCCGCTGAGTTCGTCGTTGCTCTCTAGGGTGTTCAGTATGTGGGCTAGTCTAGTGACATAATCGTCATACTTTTTGCGTCTTTCTTTTGGGATATACGGCATAATCTCTCCTAACTCTTGCTCAGATAACCATTTCCAACGACTTTCAACTGGACACGGCCAAGCCTTGGGTCTGTTCGTTCGTGGACTGGTTTAATCACGACACCTTCTCTAAGATGATCCGCACCGGGATAGATACTATCCCCTTCTGCAAACTCAATAACCTGATCTTTATTAAACGGACCACGGTAAACTAGAGGTACCCACGGCAGTGGATTACCGATTTTGTGAGCCTCATCATAATCCAACCACTGGTCTCCATTCAGAATATCGAAAGCAGCAAAGAAGATAGGACTGTTACTTACTGCACCATACTTCAGATTCTGAACTTGTCCAAAAACTTCTCCGTAGATCGTAAAATTTTGGTGGTGTCGTATCCATGCCTCAAGAAGAGGATTTTGCGCGTAAGCTTTCCACCACAGATTGTTCGGGTCTTCCTTCTTCCAGTTGTTGCGAGAACCACAGTAAACCACATCGTTGACACATACAAACCTCGCATTAGCTCCGTGTATCTTTTCCGTTATGACAACCTCTTCGCCTTCTTCGAAAAGCCGTGAATATTTACGGAAGTTCATCACGTCATACTTGGGATAGAATCCCTTCGGAGACGCAACGTTTTCACCACCAGTTGTGAAATGCCCATGTACCTCTGGCTCGTAGTGTTCAATCCCCAATTGCTCCATCAAGTCGTCGCCCAGCTTAGCTCCGATCGGTGCTGGAATCAACAACCCAACAGACCATTCTCCACGAAGCTTCCTAGCCCTGATTCTACGATGCTTGCCAAGAAACTCAAACTCTTTGCTGTCTGGCACAATGCTATCTGGCGGGATGTAAACCGCAAGATCGCCATCGTTCCAATCGTCAGTACGGACTGCGCATTGGAAGTCTCCGACCATAACGAGACTCAATGTGTCTGCGTTTGGATGAGACTTCAGTTCAACTTGAACCACATCACATGTGTGCTCGGCAACTTGGAACATTATTCTGCGTCTCCTGCATTGAATTTACGATTTCTGTTTGGCCTTACTAGCGACGGCGTCCTCAGTGGTTGTTCTGGCCGTGCTACTGGTATCTGTGGAGTCTCTATGGGCACTGTCGGTTCTGTCGAGAGAAGAGTCACTTTTGGACTCTGAATCTTCTCAATCTCCAAAATCAACGCCTGAATCACACCACACAACTCAGCAATCGCAATCTTAGGATGACCTGTTGCCGCTGACCTGCTGATTGCCTTCAGTTGTTTCTTTACATCTTCCAGACTCATCTTCACTCCAAACTGCCACATAGGGCATTTCACGGTACTTGCCACCGTAATCCAAACCATAGCCAACAATGAATTCATCGGGAATATCGAACCCGACAAAATCCACCTTCACGTTTTCTGGGGCCTTGCCCGGCTTCCTCAGTAAGACAGCAGTTCTCATGGTCTCTGGATATCCCCATCGTAGCGTATCGTGAACGAGTTTAAGGGTTTTGCCATTGTCTAGTACATCATCCAGAATCAATACGTGGTTATTGATCAGCTTCTTGGAAGGCTCAATCAGAATTTCAGGTTTTCTACTAATCAACGACTTACCAGGATACGTAGAAGTCCTGATAAAATCCAATTCCACACGAATGGTCAGTTTTCTCACTAAATCCGACATGAAAAACAAAGCACCGGTCAGTACACCAATCACCACCACCGGCTTGTCGGACTTTTGATACCATTTTTGATTTCTGTAGTATTCATCTATTTCGGAAGCCATCTGAGAAATTCTTGCTTGCAATTCAGTTTCACCCACAAGTATCTTCATCAGCTACCCTCCAGATCGTTTGGTCCCATAATAATGGCTTCGAAAAAATCCCGCAGTATTGTTGCTGTCTTTTCCCAATCTTGTCTACCCAAATTTTGAGTATCGTTGTTGAATTTTTCCATACATCCTTCTGCTATCTGCTGTAATGTCTTCATAAGACATTCCTACGTAAGCATCTTCGTTAGAAGATGATTTCTTTTGGTGGAGGTGCGGGCATTCGAAAGCCCGGTCCAGAAATCAATCCAATCATGCTTCTACGTGCATAGTCGATTCTTTGTTTCTCGGAGCCACAAACGCCAGTCGACAAGCTTTCGTTTTTCCATACCTGACTGTTGTTTCGCTAAGGTTCGGTAAGATGTCAAACCTTCGCTAGCCCACTGTCGTCGTCTCATGGAATAGTAGGCTCTCTTCCACTTGACGGGCTACTTACGCAGCCATTCGAAACTGAGATTCGCCGTTTAGAGCGTTTTGCCAGTTGTTTAACGAGGCCCACTGACAACCTCGGCACGCAACATAACCTTTTTTGATCCTGTCGATTCCTTTCACCCCCGTTTTGTGTTCATTATACTGGAGATGGAACAATAATTCCTTCAAGTGTGACAAAAGCCAACGCCTTCCCACAACCGTCTTCGAACCAACCCAACCAACCAACATTTTCCGGTTTCTTATACAACTTCAACATGACCAAATCTCCTTTCACCAAATAAGTGAGGGCAGCACGATGCTGCTATCTCATTATACGTCCAACGACGTAGTTTGTTTCAGAAAAACAGCCAAAAAATCCACCACGCGACAAGAAAAGTGCAAGTCGTAAGTCCGAATACTGAAGTTGCTAATTGCCATCGTCTATTCTTGTATTTAAGAACATATCCGACGCAGAAGCAAGACGGCAAAGTGAAGCACAACTTGAAGATGATGAAACCGGTGTCGCCATGATCCTGCCACACACACCGTGCGATCGGATTCGCTTCCTCGAAATTACTGATGTTGCGGCTACAATAAAGCGTTGTCCCCAGATCGAACAAAGATACTAGGAACATGATTGTCGGAAGGATCAAATACCACAGTTTTGCCATGAAACCCCTAACGAAAAAATCGAGGGCCTTTTTTCAAAGGCCCCCGGTCACTTAGGTAGCGAACGACGCGCAAGGATGGCGTAACTCCGTTGTTCGACGCCTGCTCAACACTTTCGTCCACTATGTTATACACCTACGGTTTGATTTTTGCCTTGGGTTTTTCTGGGAAGATTATCAAACCACCACCACCACCATATGTAGATTGGAACCTTTTTGAACCAGAACTTGACTTGGATGGAACAAAAATGGTCACATGACTCGATGTAGGAACAATTCTAGGGCTAGGCTCGGGTTTAGGTGTTGGTGTCGGAAGCACACGAACAATCAATATTATCGGCTGCGGTGGCCTGTAATAGTGATCTTCGTATATGATTGACTCCACCGGTCGGTTACGACTAAGAGATAGACTATTGGCTTTCTTTCGGGTGTCGACTCGGACATTAGGCTTCCCCCGATCCTTCATGCTGCTGATTCTTGGACGGCTATTCAGAGAACGACTAGGCCCTCTCGGTTTTGGCTGACCGGCCATTACCGGAGATGAGAACAAAGCCACCAGAATCAAAATCAACCACTTCTTCATAGGATCGACCCCCACTCAACATTGTCTAGTTTGTCGTCTTGCGTTATGACCCTGGCTATTTCAACCTGAGAATAGTCCGGGTTTTCTTCTGCTTCGGCTACCTTATCGTCGATACCATCGATCTCGCCTTTGGGACCGAAAACAATTTCCCATTCACCGTCATCATCTCTCTGAGCAATCACAAAATAAATCATTGTTTCGCCTTCTGTAGTTCTTGGTCTGTCTTGAACCTAAAGACACCCCCCGGCATTCTGACCAGTTCTTCTTCGATGCATTTCTGACAATACATCATTCCGTATCCGACATATTCCTGATTGATACCGGGTTTGGTACAGCGATCGCAAAGTGGTTTGTTTTCTTCTGGCATACTATTCTTTCTCGCATAATATCAATTTTATTTTAGCTGCCAAACAACTGGCTTCTTGTCTAGAAAGATGAAAATAACAATAGGTTTTCGTATTTGTAATACAAACGACACCCGTAGGCATCCAATCAGCTTCGTATAAACATCTATTTTCACATTTGCCAAACAAACAAGTACGCTCTGTGGATTCACACAAAAAATCAGCCAAAGATTTTAACCAACGTGGATTAGTTTCGACACGCTCGGGATGAGACATCAATTCATGTTTTTCAACTGTTATTTTCATTCAAAAACTCCACGAAGGTTGTCGTCAACTTGTTTTTTGGCTGACTCTACCCAATTTTTCTCGATAAATTCTTGTAGTTTTGGGACGGTTGTGGTGAGAAGTCGATGCAATTCTTCAAAACCATTCTGATCTAAAATCATCAACATCCTGTCGTCCATATTCTCGATAGCAAGTGTTTCTTCTGCAATAAATTGGACTTCAAGTGTCCCGCGAGTTGACTCGATTGTCAAAAGAGCATTTGAATATTGTTTGATCAAAGCAATCAATTTGTGGGCATCTGCTGTTTTGATACCGAAGGACGACGATGTGTCTCTTAGTGTGAGACGCACAGGATGATTAAGTCGTCCATCTATCCCAACGCCGAGTTCTTCTTTATCGAGATGTATTGTTGCCATTTTCTACTGTTCTATCCAAAAACGCTATTGAGATTTTCATCTCGCCTTCTGTTTGCCCCAGCCAATGAATTGGGTTCTATGACAGAAGAAGCTATAGATATTTCGTGTCTAACCAACGCAACTAGTTCCTTGGCTTCTTGCCAACTGAACACGGTAGCCTTGTGTGTTCCGTAGTTGATAAATGCTACCTCGTGATAATTCCACCACTTAACATCATAATCACCTGTTATCGTAACTATTCGTATCCCAGGAGACATCGGGAGCAACAAGCACGCCATCAAAGAGTCGATTTCATCTCTTCTGACATGCAGGTCCGTATGACCATTCTTATTGTCAACGGTGTAGATAGAAAGAGGATACACGTTATTTACATCTGTGTAAAATTCTACACGCAGTGTTTTGTCATCGTTGCTCGTCATACATTGCTCCTATATCATTATACGTCCAAGAGCGGTGTTTGCTCCAATAAAAAGAAAAAAAATCGGAGCAGCCCAAAGGCCACTCCGATCGATTGGTCACAGGATCACCTGCGGTTGATTACGTAGCAAGTCCAGCAGGATCAGCAGTGTGCGTTACTTTCAATGAATTAAAGTTTGAATAATTATATGACACTACCACGTTACCTCCACCAGCATCCCCACCACCATAGGTGACGGACGCCAGCTTATTTTTTGCCCCAAGGTTGATGCGTGTTCCTTCTTCGACCCAGAGGAAAATCTTCTGGTTTGCAAGGTTTGAGCCACCGACAGGATCAGCGAGAGCGTCAATCAGGTCACCCTCAGACGATGTCGTATCAATGGAACATGTCACTTCGGTCGGAAACGACACAAAGCGATGGTACGGCGCTCTTCGGCCCAACTCGAACAATTCCTCACGACCAAGGTCGGTTGAAATGGTGACTGTTTGAACGTGAGCAAGAAAAGACCCGGCAGATTCTAGGTTGTGACCGCTACCGTCGATACCCTGGATTTCTGTTGGAAACAGACTACCACTAACACCGGTTATTACACCAGCGGCGTCCATCGAGACATTAGCAGTCATTAGGATATTCTCTCGGTTGGCCACTCCACCAGATGCTGCCAAGGATTGCGGTGCATCAGAGCCGTCGAAGACAACCGGAACAAAGTGATTTAGACCACTAGCGGTCCATTCTTTGTCGTTTCCAACAAGCGTTAGGTCTTCTGTTGAAGGCCCTTCTGTGTTCAGCGTGTAAGTCATCGCAGAGACATACATACCAGACATACCCACCGACTGTAGCGGTGTACCAGATGCATTGTCGAAAACGTCCGAATAGATATTGAGAGCAGCAAAACATCTTTCATTTGAACGACCCACAAGGGTGGGAGATGTCGCTACAGGCGTTGCGAGGTGATAAAGCAACGGATATCCGTCAAGAACTTTCTGTGCAGTCAGTTCTATATCGGGAATACCTTCGATATTCTCGTAAAGTTCCAATTGGCCTAGTTCGAACACCTGCTCAAGGTTGAACGTAGTATTCAAACCAACACTTTGCACACCATGTGCCGTCAGAAATCCAGACGGATGTGTTCCAGAACCCGCATGTAAATTAAGTGCGTCCAGAGGACACAGAACCTCATGCGCGGCGAACCCAAGCGCCTGAATTGCATAAAAAATACGATTATTGGGCATCCAAATCACTCACCTTTCGTTTGACTAGATACTATCCCCGAATCTATCCACCTACTATGTTATACACAATCATAGTGAACTTTGGGCATTATATGCCCCCAAACTCGATTTCAACCTCAAAAACCACCCTGGCTCTGAATAATTGAGAATTCAGAGAATTGATTGTGGACGGGACGCTATCGATAACCCTCATTTTCTTCCAGGGATACGCAGTTTGCATATCGACCCAATTCGTCACTCCAGCCACTACGTCCCCATATTGATCGAATGGGAACGTTATCTGATTGAGATCAGCCAGCCAGAAGGTACTGCGACTCTGATAATCTAGCCAATCCATCAGCAAGTTTCTGTCCTGTGGATTGTCTGCAAATATGTGGAAGGTCACGAATCTGGTCTTTATCTGACCACCACCCAATTGCTGACCACGCTGTTTGCCATCTTTCACCTCTATGAATATGCTTGGTAGCCATAGCTGGTGTTCTCTTGAAGGTTCGCTAGACGCAGAAGAGTCAGTGATGAATTCATCGACAGCATTCAGCATTAGCAAACGAAAATCTGGTTCGTCTGCAAATCCAACGTGTACCGATCGGCGAGTATACTCAGCCTGGACCAGTTCGGTTGCACCTCTGGGCTCGTCGAAAATGACTCTACCATTGAGATAGTCTATGTGATGGGCGTAGGTACCCGTCGAGGTAGCAGATGGATAAAAATCGCCATCGATCCAAACACCAGATGGACGGAAAGGATTGACGGTTCCGCTGCCAGCCAGAGTCGCACTGGTCTCCCATACCCATTCACGTCCTGCACCTTCCCATATACTGCCCGATGGATAACGCGCGTCGTTTACGACATGTAGCTCGGCTTCTGTCTCATCACCCCAACTGATATCGCCACGTTCGTAGATGCCATAGGCACCACGAAGCAATAGGTTCCAATCAAGGAACCATTTCAGGTTGTACAGGAGTTGGTCGGTTAACTCGTAACCGCCAAAACCACCTGAATTTATTCCTTTGAATGTCAGTGCCATATCATTTTCCTTTTATCAATTACAGAGTTTGAATATGTCCTGGATCATCGTCTATCAGTAAAAGTTCAAAATCCGCAGATACTTCAGTGCTCTGTCCACCACCTCTGGCTTCTATCCATATATCAGTAAGAGCAGGAAATTCTATGCCTGGAGCCATTGGTCTATAACTTGCTTCCCCAAGGACTCCATCCCAATAATGTCTCAACCGCACTGGAGAAAAAGGTGCCGTAACATTTGTAAAATTTTCTCTAGTCATCAATCTTACATCAGCAGCTTTTCCAGCATCTATTGTCAGATGCACAGTGATCAAAAATCCTGTTTTGCCAGCAGGAATAGAATATGCTGCGTGTTGTGTTTGCCCTTCCCCTGCTGTTATTGTAAGCATTTCCTCAGAATTCTCCAAAACAATGTCACCAATATTGCCATTTGAATATTGTCCGACAGTTTCCAGATAAGCTCTTGACAATCTCCAGAAAGTATTTGTTGACATTGCGCTTGCGTTTGCACCATCAGGAAAAAGGACTTCACTTACTTCTTCCAAATCTGTATTGATACCAATGATGGTAATTGAACGTGCTCCTAAACCACTAGAACTATCTTCGGCATTGCCTCCAGCCCTAATGTTAACTCGACTTCCCGACGATGGAAATGCACCAGAAGCAGGTGACAAAGAAATTATTGACCAAATATTATTGGCTACATTGTCACTACGACCAAATTTGTGTACCAAAGAATATCCAGGAACATGGCCCTGTTTGATCTCAAAAAGAGAATTTCTTATATCATGTCTAACGCCTAGTATGTGCGAATGTGCCATAACAACATGCCCCCTTACCCAATCTTACTTATCAAAATGGTTGCAGCTTCTTTCGCAACCCCTGGTTGTCCAAGCGTATACTCGATGAAATTCTGACCACCACGTCCCGAGACAATACCCGGCAGAACATAACCACCACTGCCACCCAATGTCTCTAGCGACACCATTATAGCCCGGCCACTACGAGAGACTTTCTGTATTCTAACATCCAGCTTGTTGTCTTCTCCCAGAAAAACAATATCATATGCTGCTTGGCCGATGTCTATTGTAGGATCAATCAACAACCATCTCGCTACTGGTATGGTTATGTTAGATGGTCGTGACATGTATTCTGCACCTGGGATACCAAGATATTCATTCCAGTCGTCGCTAACAGCCTGTATTCTGACAGATACTGAGTTGCCAACTTTCTTGTTTACGAACTGTACAGATTGGCCTACCAGAGTCGCCATGCCATTGGCCAAAGCACTGGCCGTACCATCTGTTAAACCAAAGTGTGCTGGCAAATCTGTTCCGCCTTGTCCTCTAAGTGCTTTAGCCACATCGCTGCTGTTGAAAATCTTGACAAGCATTTTGGAGATACTGGTTGCAATAGCTTGTCCCTTCATGGCAACGGCTTTAGCGAACGCGCTAGAACCATCGCTTTTGACACCCTTAATCAATTGAGCAGTGGTGTTTGGGGTAAATTGTATTTTCAGTTTAGCGCTTGTCATTAGAGTAACTCCCAAAAACTAATGCAATATCTGTCTTCTCTGAGCCCTACGGGTATTGGTCCACGAATCAATTTTACATTCAACTTCATCTGAGCATTGATATCATAATTCGCTATGGCAGTTTTTGCTTGCATCATATCATCTGCTGAAGTCAAGAATGTTTTCATACGAACGATGCCCTTTTTCTGACCAATAGAGATGCCGTAATTCTCGGCATCTTTAGGATTCCATTTCAACAAACACTTTATACACTTCTCGACCGATGTTTCATTCAATCCTCTGCCTTTGCAGTATGGACATTTTCTACCTCTCTTGAACGGCCTTGGTCCTCCTGTGCGATATATCCCATTGGATCGCTTTCTCAATACATCATACAAACAGTTCGGACAAGGAGTAAGAACGGGATCGAAAATAAGACGAACATTTTTGCCAAGTTGATTGATCAAGGCGTCGATTCTAGATTGATAAATAGCAATCAGCGCAGGCTTTATCTGTATAGATGCCGTAGCGTCCAGTGGTGGACAAACAACAGCGGATATTGCCACTTCTCCATTGATGAATAAATCAAAATTTCCACTTGCTAAGAGTAAACCATCGTTCCATATGAATAAATCTACCGATGCCTGGGTTGTATCTATTCCGTTGATATATAAGGTTACAGAACCACTTTCCGAATCCACTACTACTGGTGTTCCCGATATAAACAAGTCGACTTGACCGAATGTAAAAATTGGTCCCGCTACATATAGATTACCCGAAGCTGCTACTAAATCTTGTCCTTTCGCAAATAAGTCACCGGATATTTGTATGATATCTAAGCCCTGTAAAAATAAGTCACCAGATGCCGACACGTTGTCGACACCTTCTATGAATAGATCACCAGAAAGTAATACAATATTTGCACCTCTTATGAACAGGTCTCCAGATGTACTTATACTATCTTGTCCTGCGATAAACAAGTTTATAGATGCTGTTGTTGCGTCACTACCTTGTATGTACAGATCACCAGATGTTTGTAGTGTTACTATTGAGACACTTTCTATGAACAAATCAATAGAATCATTGACCTGAACAAGACCAGCGACATAAAGGTCTCCGGATGTCGCCACTTCCCCCATATTCAATATGTACATATCGAAATTATCGTTGACTTCAGTTGCTCCTGGCGCTGGTCCTTCCACTGCTGTATATTCTGCCATTGTAAGACCAGAACCCGCTAGCGTAAACAAACTCAAAAGTTCGTTGTCTGTGAATATATCTAGAGTAGCCTTGTCTCCACCCCACAAGACAGCTTCGTCTATCCATTGACCGGCTTCGGGATTAGTGATAGAAACTTCCCCAGATGTGTCCGTCAGTACTGGCGATAACGATCCAGTATTTTGATTACCCTGATCCACCCAGGTTACACCATCTACGGATGTCTTTAGATTCCAGTTTGAACCTGTATTTTCAAAGTCCAAAACAAGAAAATGAGCACTATCATCGTTCAATGAATCCATCAAAGTAGTTATGTCACCATCGTCCCAAGTCGCAGCCCCTCCTAGAACAATCGAACCAGATGTCATTTGAATACTATAGCCACGTTCAACGTTTACGGTCGAAACTGGAGCGGTTAGATTTCTGGCCCACATACAGGCAGCTACACGAGTATACCCACTCATGCTCGGATATCCCGAACCCATTAGTGACGCATCAGAAGTATCGACGGTTAAGAGTTTAACATGTCTCTCCGATGCCGTATGTTCTGTGTAGAATACAAAAGCACTAGCTGGATTGATACCAGCTATTGTATTGATAGGACCAACCGAATCAGTTACGCCTGGGTCTTCGTCACTGAAAATATACTTAGTACCTACTGTTACAGTTAGTCCAGCAACACTACAAACTCTAACATTACTCACCACAGGAAAGGCATCTTGATTTTTGTAGATTACCATACATTTGTCATCGGTGAGTCTAGTGATTTGGCCATGTCCATACCAGGAAATAATGTCCTCGTCAGTTCCGAGAGTGATGTTGTTACCGACAACATCAGCGGCCATCAATCTACCTCTGTTGCCCTCTTTGAAGAAAATCATAAACTTACTATCTGTAAGTTTGCACATTCCTCCATTTGTGTGGCTACCAGCGGCTCCACCTAGACCATAGGTGGGAGAAAATTCGTAAGAAGCACCAACTGCTGTAATATCGACACCACTAACTGGTAACTGAATTACTCGAACCTGACCATCGGTATCAAGATCGTTATAGTTGAATATACATCCAGAAGAATTTAGAAGGAAGCATGTATCACTAGTTCGCATATCTGATATTATTTCAATGTTGCCAGATGTCCAAACACCACCCGACAATTCAAATATGGTGACGTAGCCCTCTGTAGTACCTCCAAATGTTACCAAAGCGCGAGTATCATCTATAATACAAGCAGATATTGAACTACCAATAAATTCGCCTATTATGAACGAGGCTCCGGAAGTAATAATATCCGATCCATCTATGTCCAGTTGTCGTATAAATCCACGATTGGTTGGAGTATCGCCACTCCTATGTACAAGTATAACTGATGATGGTGAAAATGCGTGTATCTGTGTGTTAAGAATATCTGGAGCAGTGAAAAGATATTCTGTACCGTATGTCGGAGTTGTCCCGCTTATATTGACAATTCTGACACCGACTACATCTACGGTATCTGAATATGCTATAGCGAACTTTGTATCAGTAAGCCTAACACAATTCGCTAAACCGGCTGGTATAAAGCCTTCACTCAATATGTCCACAGGATTATCAACGGTTACAGTAGTTCCTATATTAGCGAATAGACCATTGCCAACTTCACCTGTTGCATATTCAGCAGAGCCAACCCAATCTTGCGAAAGAGTGTGTTCTGTAGAATTATCTAGCGGGTGGTAGAATACTACGGCACCCGAATTTAATATTCCAGAAGCTGACACAACATCATACCTTTCATTCTACTCTACGATCTATCTCTGCGACCACTGTTTGTTGTCAAAAATTGATCATAATACCATGAGATAGTACTTTCCGCACTTCCTCCAGGTGATCGATACGGTCCCAAAACAGCCTTGCCAGCGCCGCCAGACGCCAAAAGAGCCCATCGTAGTTTCTCGTATGCCTTACATGGTCCGAGTTCTAGAATATCTCTGTACCCCTTAAAGCTGACACTTGTGTCAATGGCACTGTCTCCGTCTCGCACCTTAATTCCCTGGCCTAATGCTGATTTGAATTCACCAATAGTAAGAATGCAAGCAGCCTTCAGCGGAACCAAAGACATGAACGCCGAATCGTTGAGAGTGACAGGATCAGGAGAAATTGTGATGAGACTCATGTCGTATACGTAAGTATTGGGAAACGCAATATCTGCATCGGCCATGATACCAGCCGTTACCAACACTCTTTGTAGATATTCGTCAGTGTATGTCTGAGGCGTAGCGATATCGCTGACCAAAACTCTAACCATCAAAACTAAATCTGTGTCCCAAGCCATTGCTGCCCCCTAAATAGTTTGTCAGTTCGTGTGGCTTATATCCCTAAAATATAATCATCCTGATTAGTAGGATGAATCCACTTCGCACGTTCTGGCAAATCTAGGATAAATTGTCCGCCGAACGTTTCCATTAAGTTAGAAGTCATAACATAATAGTAATGTTTTGCATGTCCTTGACTAGCTGGCAAATTCATTGTTGACCATCCCCATCTCCCGGTGTTGCCTATGGCGTAGCATCCGCTGCTGACTAAAGATACGGCTGAATTTTGTCCATCCGTAACATCCCAAACTTCTATGTTTACGCTACTAGCAACTAAATCGAATGTTCCTATAGTTTGCGGATTATGGTCGGATGTTTTCAACAACCAATCAAACGGTCTCGCTAATGTTCCTGAACTTATTGGCACTGCAACACCAGACCCTTCTTTGAAACAATTATGAAAGTATAAAGGTATCTAAATCATCTGGAAATAACCATAGTGCCTTTTCCGGCACCGTAATGAAAAATTCTCCATACTGGGATTCTGCTACGTTGGATACCATCCTATAGTAGTATTGATATTCATTTTTACTACCGGCAATATTTAGATGCTCAGTAGACCATCCCCAAGTATCGGTAGACCCTATTTGATAACACCCACTACTGATAAGAATAATGGATGTATTCTGGCCGTCAGTTATGTCCCACAACTCTATATTAACAGACGTTGCCACTGCATCAAAAGTACTTACAATCTGTGGATCGTAGTCTGGCCCCTTAGTTAATTTATTGATTATCCTAGTTGGTATACCAACACCAGATTGTACACTATGCAAAAATAGATTGATTGAACCACTCATAAGCTGTGGTCCGTACATAAACAAATCTGCTGAACCGGTGGCTGGCTGCGGACCAAACAGAAATAAATCCATAGACCCAGACGCCAAAAACTCTGGATACTGATTCATCGCTAATCCAGATTGACCCATCTCGTACATTGTCGATAGTTGAAAATTCCTAAACTTAGGCAACACATCCTTATCGCCAGCCCACAAAACTAGCTCGTCCAACCATTGTGATGGACCAAGACCGCTCTCTATGATTAATCTTGGATCAGTATCTGTTGTCAATACACTTTGAGAACCAATCTGTTGTATTCCATGGCCCACAAAAGGTTGTCCATCTACTGATGTACGCAAGGTCCAATCGCCACCACTAACATTTTCAAAATCCAAAACCAAAAAATGACTGTTATCGTCATTCATATCTTCCAAAAATGACAATGTGCCAGAACTATTCCATTGGGCCGTGCCACTTCCTAGAGATATACTATTCTTATCGATAGATATGTGATAGCCTCTTTCTATATTCACTGTAGAAAAATCATGTGTAAGATTGTTATTCCACGACGCAATCGATATGCGTGTTGCTCCGCTTATTGATGGATAAGAAGAATCACCTATGAGTCCAGAAAGAGATGCAGATGCATCAAGAACACCTCTCCAAGAAAAAACCGTTCCCTTGTCGTCGGCCAACACATCTTGATCTGCACCGACAAGTATAAATCCAGCGGTGTTGAATCTGGACAAATCTAAAAGATGTGTTTTCAAATTCGGCAAAGACGTTGGAGTTCCAAACGCTAGTGTTGTTCCCATTACTGTGCCGAGAACTGTTCCTGCATTGGATGCCGTATCTCTATAATAGATAAGTATGTTGCCAGACCCAAGAGAAGTTCCAATTCCCTCCCGTATGTTGCCAGGCGCATATTGTGTTTCTGTACCCCACGAAATGCCCGATCCATCTGTAATATTCCCAACCAATGCGTTTCCTGAGCCGAGGCCCGTTTTACACATAATTACTGTGCTAGAATTTATAACGGCAATGTCGATTTGTGGTAGGTCTGTCGGTCCTGGATCAGTACCTGGACCCCAGAAAAGATCGGTGCCGCTAGGACCACCTACGATGCCGACCTTGGACATATCCTCACCGTTCCCAGGTCTTTCCTGAGCAGTGATGGCAATAACAGAACCAGAAGTTAGTGTAGCTATGTCCATAGTCCTGTCGCTAAATATACCAACTGGTTGTGTCACTGTGCTATACTGAGATGGTGTTCCAAATGATATGTTAGTTCCAGAAATAGTGCAGACTAATCCCATTGGTTTGCCAGTAGTCGGATTTCTGTAGAATAACACGGCACCCGATGCGTTTATCGCTACTGTTCTCAATTCCCCGAAAATTACAGAAGAATCGAATTGAAATTCACTTCCGAAAGTTACTGTCGTACCACTAACAGAGCCTATCCTGGCATAACTTCCTAGCGTGCCGGTGTTGTGTGTATACCCAATTATAAAACGAGTATCATCAAGTGCTGACACATCTCCTTGGCGATTGGCGGCAGCATCATTCTCTGGATTATATATATATGGATCACCCCATATCATGAATAATCCGCTAGAAACGCCGACTCGCACCTTGCCTGTGTTGTCACCACTAGGAGCATTGCTCGAATAGGCTATGACGGCTTTTTCGTCTGTCAGCGATGTTATGGATATGGGACTAGATTGTTGTATGGCTGATCCTGATTCTACCAATTGTGTTGGACCTAACGTAATGTCGCTGGACACAATAGGAGATGCGGCGTTACCAACCTTTCCAGGTACGAAGAACGCATCGCCGCTCCATATAATATTCTGTGTAAATTCTATCGCATCATCCAATGGATGATAGAAAATGACAGAATCAGAATTTAATATTCCAGATGCCGACATTTACACTCCTTAGTTTTGTACAATATATGAATCAGGATCATTCACCGATGGCATCCCACCATCACGGTTTTCGTGAGAGATAAGAACAAAGTCACCCTCGTCCTCATTAGTTCCATCAGACATTCTCCAATGAAATTGCTGACGACTCGCAGACATTGTTGTTATGCCACTGCCGACTGACCAGCTATATCTACCAGTAGCATTAATCTCCGCACAACCACTTGAAGCGATAGCGACGACACCCGACCCCTCCCAAAGTTCTATATTTACCGTCTGACCGGTTACTAGTTCACCAACAATAGCTGGTGGAGCATCTGGGAAAAAATCAAATTCAGCGATTGTTTGTCCTATTAAGGCCATTTCGAAACCTCCTACGTTAGACTGTTGCACAAACCAATTTCGAGAGTTGATCAAGAATATCCGGTACCATAAAGTATTGGTTAAACTCTTCTTCCGTATATCGTATGCGGCTAGCTACACGGCGTGATCGTAAAGGGAACTTCAGAAGATGTAGTCTTTTAGTCACGGTTGATGAATTTACACCCAAAAGTCTCCCGATTTGAGAAGTGGAAAGACCAAGATTGTAAAGCAGTATGAAAACAGAATTTGGGAAAAGTTGATTCGCTTCTGAACGACTTCTCATGGTGACCCCCAAATCTCTCATTCGGTTGTACATAGATGTTTCGCTACAACCATCTAATGCTGCCACTTCAGCACAGCTTTTGCCAAATGAATACTCTTTCTTCACTTCTGTATTGTTTAGTGACATATTGCCCCCAAGAGAAAAAGACCTTTCACTAGATTATACACCATAGAACCTGGGTATAAAAAAAGAGAGGAAAGGTTTTACCCTTTCCCCTCATAGATATCAAAAGACGTAAGCCTTTTGTTGACAACGGTTTAGAACGAGCCGATGAGAACTCTTCGTCCATCAAGAGCCGCGAAACCGTGTTCCTGCCACCCATAGAAGCCAGCTTTCTGACGCCTGTGCAGCATATCATCCTCGAAAATCGACAATTCGCGCTTGACTGGCATGACAAACGAGTCACCATGCGACAGGTCAAGACCAACGACGATTTCCTCATCGCTAGTACCCATGCTAACGCCGAGCGTAGCAAAGTACGTCTGGAATTCCTGGCCAACACCAAGTTCATCCAACGGATGCAAATTCACGCCATAGATGCGAGCCATTGGGCCACCCTCATCTGTAGCAGTGAAAATTTCCCGACGAGTGAAATCATCCACTTCGTCTTTGTCCCATTCACGAATGTCCTCAAGTGCTTCTGGACTGATGAAAAGGTCAGTCAGACGACCGCGACCAATACTGGAGGTGTTTCCACCAGCAAGACGAGTCATCGTGGTTTTCATCAGAGAAACAAGACGCTTCGTGAACTGACCAGCAGTTGCAGCACTGTCATAGACCAGTGGAGCCCCACCGCTGTAGTCAGTACGACCTGTACCAGCAGCTATGATGACACGCCATCCATCCGTGTTCATCTTCTTCACGAAACCGGCCTCAAGAACCTCCATAGCGCGAGCTATGATGTTCCAGCGTGCGGAAGTCGCATACTTCAGCGGCCAGTCGATGGCATTACCAACGTCATACGTGCTAACTGTCACAGCATCACCAGTGATGGTTCTCTGTGGTAGCGCGCCTTCACTTGGAATCATGTATGCCACATAGTCATTCTCCTGTGCTGTCTGATAGAAATCCAGCGGATATTCAGCAGTCGCACTTGGGTCTAGGACTTCAGGTGCGAAGATGCCGCCCAGGATGTCTCCATTAAGCAACGCCGATCGTAGTGGAACTTGTAGAGCCTGAGCCAAAGAGTGCATCGCTTCCAATGCTTCGGCCTTGTTTTGGGAACCAGTCCGACGCAGAAGTTCAACCTGCTCAGTTGTTGGTTTAATTACATTACGCTTCATTCTTCTTCACCCCCTTATGTGATGTCAATCGAGACTCTACAAAAACCATTAGCGTCCTTAGTCGTCTCGAACCGACCAATTCGCCTCGTCAAAGCTCCTGACGTGGAACTTATCTTACCACTTGCAGCCACATAGGCAGGAGCACCGGCTGTCGGTGTAATACCTGCTGGAATCATATCTGTAACTACCCAACCCTTTGTCACTAGAGTACACTTGTCACTTGGCCGAATTTCCCCGTTCTCGAAATTCGGGAAGTCTCTTGTGGCACTCATAGCTGCTGCTACTGTCTGAAGCAAAATACCCTTGGGTACCATACCAGCAGTAATAGCCGCAACATAGCCGACCACGTTAGCTTCGTCTGCAAGATTAACACCAATTGCAGCACCGGAGCCTTGTGTAACTACGCTAGCTATGCCACCCTTTTCAGCAGCAACTGTAGTCCAAAAGTTAGTAATGTCAGTTGTCTCGTTATAATCACGATCTGGTTTCAAAGCCATCCCTATTCACCCCCTTCTTCTTTCTCTTCTTGTCCACACAGCGCTGCTGCTGTAGACGCCCATCCGTCTTCCTCAGTCTGAGCAGTATCTGTCGATACATTCAACTCAGCACCAGTTTTCTCCACAACATCGTCCAAAGCAGCCGTTGCTTCGCTTGCATCCGCCTCTTCGTCACCGGTCTTCTCTTCCGACTTAGTGGTGTCAGTTGCTTCAACCTTCTTTTCGCCAGCGTACTTCAAAACTGCCTCGAAAGTTTCGTCAGCCATGTCACGAAGTTCGGCAAGAGTTGCCTCTTCGTCCTTAACTTCCTTAACCCCGCACAGTTTCTTCATGCGATCACGAGCCGTTTCTGTCTTACGAATCTCATCGAGTTCCGCAACACTTTTGTCAGCACGTTCTGTCACCTCGGCAAGTTGCTTCTGAAGCTCTGCCTTCTCAGCTTCAATAACAGTCACCTTATCAGATACCTCTGTCGAACTGGCAGTCAGTTCCTCAACCTTGGTATTGAGAGCGGCAATTTGCCCCTCAAAATCACTGGCCTTCACCTCATCAGCAGCTTTCTGCAAATCGGTAACTTCTTGCACCTTAGTCGCCAAACTTGCAACAGTGTCATCCAACTTCTCCTGGAGTACCTTCAATTCTTTTTCGTCCACGTCTTCTACACCCCCTTCCAATAGATCACTCAAATTAGCAGCCACAAAATCACCTGAAGCGGCGTTTTTCGCTGCCGCTACCTTAATCACAGATTCTGGATTAGCAGGCTTCTGACCACCATCGACAAAAGCCTGAGCACCAAAAATCATGTCTTTCAAAACTCTACCGACTTTGAATCCTTGATATTCGCCACTACCACCAAAAATTCTCAAGTGCTTGGTCAAAAACGCAGTAGCTTCTGTACGGTCGATTAATTTGGTAACGCCTGTTGATTCGTTAGTCAGGCCGTATCCAAAATCTGGGAACCAAGCTTCCATAGAAACAAACATTTCACCAGCATTGGATTTCGTAATTATATCATCAACGCGGTTTCTCAATTCGTCGAATTGCCTGTAAAGTACGCCTGCAACTTCTAGATCAAATTCAGACGGTGGAGTTTCATTTCCGTCAATTTCATTGCCTTCTTTGTCAAGCGCCCGAGTTTGAACAATATGCCCAAGAATCTTGGTCGCATCGTGATTATCATTCATTGGCTTATGAAGTGGAGATAGTCTCGCGGCCCAAACTTCTTCTGGAGTGAAAATATCGTCATTGCGATTCCAGCCTGTGCTAACGAGAATAGACACAACTAAAGCCAAATCTGGCTGTTTCTGTCCAAGAAGTTGTTCAACAGTTTGTACAGTGTCAGTTGCTTCCATCAGATCAGCAACAGACATGCCGTCAAATTGTTTCTCTATATCGCCAATTTTGACCTGTGCAGTAACAAATGCAGAAGCAGCATGATCCTCAAAGTTGATACCAGCCTGTTTTTCTGCTTCATATATTCGCACAAACACCTCCAGTCACAAGGTTTATACACAACCTTGAATATAAACTACACGAAATCAGATACAAAAAAGACCTTTCACGATATCCTACTGAGTACTATTGCGATTTTTATTCAGATAATCAACAATATCAGCCTTGGCTTTGTCGTCATTGTGAAGAATCTTGGAAACGAATCCTCTCTCGTCGACCGAAGCAACCGCAGCAACATCTTTCGCATCAGGATCAGGAAGAAAGAATTGTCGTCTTTCTTGCATACCGTCAACGGTATTCTCGACTGTGTAGGAAAATCGAATAAATTCTTCACCATCAAAAACATATCTCTCGATCAGATAATCGGTAGATGGTACCAGAATACCATTGATAGTGAGCACTGTTGCTCTAGTTTCCGTATCCAACGAAACATTTACAATTGCCATAACCATTCCCCCTTAAAATACAAACCCTGTCCACAAAACTCCATTAATTCTTGTTACCGTGTGTTTAGTTGATAGGCACTACAGCAGCCCATGCCATAATAGTTAATGATCTGCGCTCTTTAGTATTCGGTGTCTTTTTCGTAGATGATGTAAAATACTCTACAAGATCACCAAAATTACTTTCCATTTGACGAGAACTGTTTCGTGTGGCAACACTCATCTCAAGTCTTTCGGCTATTAGCTTCTTAGTTACCGTATCTCCGGGACGCAAGACGGACAAGATACCACGCTTAACTCGCTCCAACTCATCTTTCCTTGCTTTCGTCAGAGATCGTCTGCCCCTTATCTTCCATTGTTTCATATACGGACCATCTACCAACTCTCCGATTTGATCCAGAAAACTATCAGCTACAACCATTAGAACAGATTGTGTCTTTGGCGTTCGTTCGTCTCTTGGGGCAGTGTCTTTTGTTGACGGCGGTCTTCCTGGTGAATTATTGCCATCATTTCTCGGCTGATCTCCACTGGGATTATCTCCACCACCATTATCTCCACCATCAACATTCTTACCATTGATCTTAACCTTTTCAAGCTTGATGGCTAGTTCGTTTTGTTTTTCTAGCATCGTAAATGGGCGGTTGTATGGATCGGATCGTTCCAAGACACCTGGGTTTTCTTCTCTGAATGCTTGCTCCAACTTCAGTCTTTCAAGTTCTATCATAAAGTTCGTTCCAAACGCTTCAGAAACCTTCTCTGACGAAATTATACCGCGATCCAGTAGTTGAATCATCAACTGCTTTTCTGCTGCTTCGTCTCGCAATGACATAACACCGAAACTTATTGCTGGAATCTTTTTGAATCCCATGGCGTTGGCCACCAGACGAAGTTCGTTTTGCATCCATCTTATAGCCCGACTTCGGACATATTCAAGCCTTTCTACCAGTGTTTTTAGTTGCACAAATGCGGACTGAGCATTACGTGTTCCAAGGTCAGCGCCTCCAATAAGAGAGTCTGGAATACCTATGCCGCGAACAATGTCACTATTGACACTGATATATTTGTCTGGTCCAAGAATCTTGTCGGTAGGAGGGTATTCAACATGAAGATCAATCATGTCGTCCCACACAAGGTCCATAACCCCGCCGCCGACATTGTGCTGAAGAATATCGATAAGCTTATCAACCGCTGCTGGCGTAGGAAGAATTTGCTGATCTGAATTGCCCAATTTCCACAAACGAATGACATTAATCACTCCGTCGAGTGCTGCCATATCAGCAAGACGCATTTTTTCCTTGAACATCACGTCTTCAAGAACGCCGTACAGAAATGGAGTACCCCATTCTTCCCAGTCGTCTTTCTTGTAATAATCGACATGAATCTTATCCATATCCAGCTTGACAAGACCGCCGGTTTTCTTCGCTGCGCGAACAACTTCTGGCGGAAGTTCACTGACATACGCTTTTTCCGCCTTGGTTTTTGGAGCCCTTATCGAATTCCGCAATGCCGTTGGTATCCGCATACCGAGAGTATCAGAACCAAAAAACCGACCAAGCTCTCCACCAATCTTCTCTATGACGACAGGAGAAAGAAAAGTGTATTTCCATGGAATCTCTCTACGATTTGTTTTCTTGTTGAGTTTGGTGATTTTTTGTGGCTTTTCTGGTACAAATGTTTCGTCTACCAAACCAATAGGATTAACAGAAGCGTCAGCCTTCGACATCTCCTTGATAACCGGTCTGGAGATGAGTGCATTTTGTCGACGGACAATGACATTCGCATCTCTCATCAAAAGCTTCATGTAGTCGTGAGCCCTACCATTTAGATTCACTTTCCTGGCCCACTCTCGATAAAATCTTTCTTGACTTTTGGTCGTATGCTGTAATTCTAGTCCTTCTGCTGCAAAATCTGTCATCAGGTCTATGATATTACGAACCATACCCACCTTACGATAGACAGACTGACATGCGAGAATAATTTCATTGTGCTTAACCGGCAACTTATCGTTTGGACGTTGTGTATCGTAATTGTGCCTATTGTGTCCTGATCGCTTATTTACATCTGCCGCTATTGCTCTCTGTGGAATACCTTTGTTCAAATGGCATGTATCTGGAAGGATGTAATCCCTTATTCCGCCAACACCCTGTGTGTAGAGATGATCCTGAACAGGAGTTTTGGTTTTTTTAACAGGACTTTTCTTTGCCATCTATTCCCCCTTGCGAAATCAATACCATTACATTCCAATAACGATACAATTGATTATACACCATTACTCTAGAGACGCTTACCACGCTTCACGGCTTTGAAAAGACCCCCGCCACGAGCCCCTTGTGCATTATGCATTCGACCAAGACCTGGACCCCGGTACATAGGCTCGTCTTTATCTGGCGTCTTGGAACGTTTTTCGATGTTTCCAGCCACATCGTTGTAATCTATCTCTTCACCTTCGGAGATACTTTCGTCATAAATGTATTTGTGAGCCAGAAGAAGTGCAGTGTACCTGTCTTTTTTCAATCTACCCTTTCGTAAACGACCTTCGACAACACCGTGCTGAATTACTTGTGGTGTATCAAATCTTTCCTTGCCAGTAGCAGTTTCGGTCATTTGGATGGTGCAAAGTTCGTTTTTCAGTTCCTCTATATTAAACACACAATCCTCGTATGTGTCAAACACAACACCCATCGATTTTTCCGCTTCAATTGCTGCATACATTTTTACGCTGTCAAAAGCTGGAAACAAAAGGGAGCGAGTTTCAAGACTTTTGTGAAGCGCTATGTTGGCATTCTGGTTGAATTCCGTACTCTGTTGTACCAGATGCAAAATATGCCGCCCGTCAGTTTCTCCATCCGTAGACTTAGGCTCGTCAAAATCTATGACTTCATAGATTGGGAAATCTCCATCTTTAATGTCCAACAATTTCTTGTTCCGCAACATCTCTGCAACAGCATATCCACCACCCTGACTATCCATCTCTATGCGAATAGGATTAAATAATCTCACAATTTCTCGTATCCGAGAACAACAATATGCATAATAGTCATCGTCCGTAATAAGTCCGCGCTTCTTCCTGTTCGTGAATTCTTTTTTGTTGACAACCCAACAATGTATCACTCGGTAATGATTAGCACGTACTTCTATCACGACTATAGCCAAGTTATCTCGTTCGGCAGCAGGATCAATACCAACTACGTATGTACGCTTTGATTCTGCTCTCATGTATGGTGTAAATGTTACATCACCATCTGGAGTCGCAATTGGTTTGTTCGGTCCGACAGTACATCCCTCCACCAGACTTCTTGGATAGAATCCATCGGAATCCTTCACGAAAACAGCACCGTACTCCATCAAGTAAATGTTCCTTGGAAGCGTAGCTTTGGCGTGAGCTAACTGTCTATCATCCAACAATCCTATTGGCAGATGAGTGTGGGGAATTCTAATGATAGCATAGTCTTTATAACTGAAACCATCAGGTACCATATTCTCACCACCAAAAATCTGTGATACTAACTCTGGATCACCCTGGCTCTTTATGATCTCTTGCCACATTTCATACTTCTTGCAGAAGTGATTGAAAGCATAATATGCAGTACCTGAATAAACAATTTGATTACCATGCATCTTTCCGTCATCTGTGACTAGCTTCTTCCTTATGTCTGATGGTATATCAAGCTGGGCGAGCTTCGCGTCAAAAGCCCTCTTCCTCGCTTCTTCTACTGGGGTCTTAGCGGTAGCTGCAAAACCACGGACAACAATATCAAATACATCTTCGGGTATAGAAGCAAACTCATCAGCAATAACAACATTCGCACGGAAACCTCTAATCTTTGTGCCATCACCCATAGGCAAGGCGTAGATGATAGATTCTCCAATGCGAAAATAACAAAGGTCTACATTCTGTCGTGGTCCAGCCTTTTTGCCACCACCAACAATTGCTCTTAGCATCGGAGATCGATTCCAAATACCTTCTATTTCGTTGAATACCAATCGAGCCTGTCTAAGACCAGCACCAACAATCACTATCTTAGTACCTGGATCAAATACGGCTCGCAAAAGCGCATACACAGCAAGCATGAATGTCTTACTGCCACCTCGACAAGCTATCAACATAGGGAATGGAGTATTCCACATGATCTGAAGAGTTGCAATTTGAATAGGGAATAAATCGAGATTCAACATCACCTTTGCTGTCCAACCAATATAGTCAATATTCAACATCTTGTCGATTACAAATTCATCCAATGGTATCTTTGACTTCTTCAGGTCTGTAAAGATATGATCAGCAATATCTGGTACACGATCGCGAAAAGGGAACATGTGTCCAAATTTGCCTTGATCACCATGAAGCAAATCATCCAAGGTCACCTTTGTTTTAACGACTGAATTCGATTTTGCACTAGTTACCAAGACAATCCTCCTGATCCTTGCTTTTTGGTTCCTGTAGAACCCAACGATCCTTAGTCACACGCACAACTTCTTCACAAAGCATTTGTGCGATCTTTCTCCCACAAGCCCCCGCTGGGATAATGTTGACATTATACTTAACAGATATGTACATCAACCATCTGACGAAAGATTTCCCAGGAACACCCTTCGTAAACTGCGGTGGAGATAACTCCATGATATCTGGAGTGTACAGCGATTCAACAATAATGAATCTGTGTTTAATATGAGACATGCGTTTCATTTCTGCCTCAAAAGCTGGCCTCTTCTGGCTGCTGTAATTCTGCCAAAGTTCTGCAAAATCAGCCTTTCTCTCAATGGAGAATATGTCGGTATATCCTACCATACTATAGTCTCCGGTATCCAACTTTTCGCTAATTGTCCCGTCACACTTTGGCGGTCTTCTATTCGGATGATGCGCAGGAAACGTCCATCCGTGATCCTTCTGCTCACGAGTATCTCTGATGACGGTGTATGTGGGTAAAATTAGGCGCGACATTCTATCCTCGATCCATAATCACTCTGAACCATCCGATCTATCATTTCTCCGAAACCAATTGTTGGTTGCCATCCCAAAACTTCCTTAGCTCTGGTTGCATCTGCGTGTAAAAGATTAACATCGACTGGACGATAAAACTGAGGATCAATCACTACGTAATCCCTGTAATCAAGACCTATTGATTTGAAAGCAATTTCCAAAAATTCTCTCACGGTATGGGCTTCGCCTGAGCCAAGAACGTAATCATTTGGCTCATCACACTGCATCATAAGCCACATTCCCTGAACCATGTCTAGAGCATGGGACCAATCCCTCTTGGCTTCTATATTCCCTAGGGCCAATGGAAGAATATCAACATCCTTGGTTGGAAATCCTCCGTTATTATCCATCCAACTTCGCAAGCTTGCAACGTACTTAGTGATCTTACGAGTGACAAAAGCTTCTCCACGACGCTCTGATTCGTGATTAAACAGGATACCGGCACATGCGAAAATGCCATAGGCACGACGGTAAAGGCCAACTAGGTGATGGGCATAGAGCTTGGCTACTGCATAAGGAGAATTTGGTGTCATCGGAGTTAGTTCGGATTGTGGTGCGATCTTCGTATCTCCAAATAGTTCAGACGTGCTGGCTTGATAGAATTTGCTGTGGGGCGACGACTGACGGATTGCCTCAAGAATGTTCAATGGGCCTATCGCATCTATCTGACAGGTTGTGATGGGCTGGTCAAAAGAAACACCAACGTGGCTCATAGCTGCCAGATTGTACACCTCATCTGGCTTAATTCCAGAAATCAACCTGTTCATACAAGATGCGTCGGTTATGTCTCCCTCAACCAACTCGAACTTTGGATGATACATGAAATCGAGAATTCGCTCTTTCGTATCGACAGATGATCTACGAATCAAGCCGTAAACCTTGTATCCCTTATTTAATAGGAACTCTGACAGATAACTACCGTCCTGTCCTGTCACACCAGTGATAAAAGCAGTCTTATTTGTTTTTTCTTGTGTTACCTTCATAGCGACTTTCGCCTCCGTTTCCCTTATTTGTCCCACCCTCTGCTTTAGCAGCGATGGCTTCCTGATGCATCTTAACCAACTTCTGCACATCTTCAGACAGTTCCACAACACTGGCATTGCCGTCTTGCAATGTCAAGGATTCTGTTGTTTGTAGGCAGCAATTTTTGTGCTTCTTGCCGCTACCACACATACAGGGCCAATTTCTTCCCCATTTTGTTCTTTTCCGCTCGATGGGCATGGTAACACCAAAAATGCGCCTACCCAGATTGCGTTCAGCCGACGATCGTTTCTTCATACATGACGCCCCTTTCTTCTGCACTCAACCTTGCATCCATTCCCCAACAATGACGAATCGCAGCACTTTTTCCTTCTGCTTTTGCATCATCAGCAAATTCTTTCAATCCTAACCTCAAGAACAACACACTCAAGCGATTAAAATAAGTGTGGTTGTGTGCGACATGCTCTACTGCCGATCTCACCCTATCGTATCGTGGTGTTTCGTCTTCTATAGCATCAATAACCATGTTCATATAGTCGGTAATGTTGTTAGCTATTTCACAATGTGGTCCAAGGAAATCAAGAGCCATTGGAGTATCAGATATCTGTCTGCCGCCACACAGCGGAATCATAAATGTTCTTTCGTTCAAACACACTTGAGATTTAACTTGTGTTATTGTGTGTACGTTTGGACACACCTTGGCAGTAGCGTAAACATATGCCATTTTTTTACCATCATCAATAAGTGGTCCGTTATGGGCAATCCCAGATAATTTCCAGGCTTCATCGCCGAATGCCTGATAAGAATATCCCAACAAATCAATGCGACTAAAAAGCGGTGATATCAGGTGTTTGAGAACATCTTGTTTGTGACCAAAATTTGCAATCATAGCGACATCTGTTAGGATCGAACAAGTTGGTGGCATTGCTCTGACGATATTTCCAGCAACTGGCAAAAACAACAGATCAATATCATTAGATTCCCAACCACTCATATATAATGGCCACAAGTGTGAATCAATCCTGGTATGAACAACTAACCTTTCGATCTCTTGTAGGACATGCGATTCATCATTATTCGCAAATTCGTATGGTCCATTCAACCCCATATTGTCTTCGTTGAGGGGCAACGCATCTACCATGACAGATACATTGTGTTTGTTTATCGAATGGATCGGCAACTGTCTGACACCAAATCTTGAGTGAGTAATGATTAGTCTGACACCATATTCTTCAATGAATTTTGTACAACCCAATTTGGTTTTTGGATCACAGCAGTATACTGTCCACCCTAACTGTTTTAGGACATCCATATATCCCTGCTGAATAGCTGAAGATGTATCTCCAGGTCTTGGAATACAAAGAGCACATTTATTCATCAGTATCTACTCCATCGCTTGAGAATTTTGTTTGTGCATCCATGATAATTGGCGCAACAGTACCATCGGGAAATTCATTGGGTTTACGAAAATTATCCGCAACATCTTTTGCTGCCAATTTCGTCAACGCTGCAAAGCGTCCGTGTCTATCTCTTTCTTCTTGTGAATGCTGCAACTTGCCGACCAAATCTAAAAATGTTTCTTTCCCACCCTTGAGTTCATCTAGACGATCTTTTCGTGTTGCGTTCAATCCACTGTAAATTCTCGCTCTTTCTTTAACCAACGTATCGTACCGGTCATTCACGACCTTCAGTTGTTTGTAAAAATCGTCCATTTGTCTTTGTTGCATGAGACGAAATTTGATAGTATCCTTAGCCTCATCCTCTTTTTTTGGATTCTCCACAAACCAAAGACCAAGAATATCTATCTGTCTCTGCAAAGAAAGGGCCAAAACCAACTGTCTGTCAACAAGAATTCTATGTTTAAGAAAATCATCAATCTGCATGAATTCACTGACGACTATATCAGCAAATTGGCAACACAAATGACCAAAATCGTTAATGTATACGATTATTTCGTTTGGTTCGAGTTGTCTCTTGATAGTCGGATACAGATGAGAATTTTTGAATTGTTCTCTGAACCAAGCCGCTGTCTCTGACTCATTTAGACCATATGGCGGAACGGTCATCATCGGCGCATCAACACCATCAGAAACCACTTCTGGCTTATCCTGCTTGTTACTAATCATAGCCCTGCGTCTGCGACCAATCGTGTCGGTAGTCCATTTATATCCACACTCTTTAACGAGTATCTTTTGAATGTCTTTATCTGAAAGATGGTTACTGACACCTTCCCCTACAATCTCAAGAGCCCTAGGATTTGAAGATAGTCTTTTATTCTTCGTTTCCGCCATCTTCTTCCCTTTCTCTTAGAATGTCAATAACATGTTTTCTGACAAGATCGGTAACTTGACTGCGAACCTTATTGTTGCCCACCAATGCTTCGAACGGCAAAAGTAAATCCTCTGGCAGTCTTTCCTTGATATATACAAAAGTTTCTTCACACAAGATGTAGTTTATTGGATCACAACTGATGGGCGTGCCACACAAGAGGGTTCCTTGGTCAGCAATATCTCCACCGCCAAGAGGAAGTGCATTAATAAGATTCATTCTGATTCGTGCGAACCCAGAACTTGGTACATCTGATCCAGGACGGAAATATTTGTCTCTTTTCAGATTTTTGATACGGTTAGCCACATGTCTTGCCAAGTAGTTTTCTATAGGACCAACCTTTGGATCGTATCGATCCATCGCTTCCAAGCACATGCACCATACTTCTTGTCTTATGTCGTCGTTACAATAATACGCGAATGCACCATTGCTACTACGAGATTTTGCTATCTTCTCAATTATGGGATATGCTTCATTAAGAATTCTTTGATCTTGCGTCATCCTTTGATTCCTCTTCAGTCAGTTCGTCAAGAATTTTTTTCCCAACTGCTGGTTCTGGATCAGGGACAGACAAGTCTTTGACGACCTTCGCGTCAGCCTTACTTGTTCCAGTGGCCTTCAGTCGACAATCAATCTTGTTTTTCTCATCACTCATTTTCATCACCCCTGGAAATTATACACAACGTCCGATAAAAACACCCCTCCATATATATAGACAGCACATTTTGGTAAAAGCGCTCGGTTTTTTTTATCTTTTTTTTGGGACACAAGCCCCTACCTGACGTATAATAGTATGTAGGAATATTTCTCTGGAGATCACAGTATGATCAAATTGATTCACGGTGAATTCGAAAAAGCAAACATACGCAAAAGCGGCCAGATAGACCTGATTATAGCCGATCCACCGGACAATATTGGCCTCAAGTACGATGGTTTCAAAGATAATCAACCACCAGACGTTTACAAGCAGAACATCCAGGACTGGCTCGATATGATGGCTGGTCTGACTAACGGACCCATTTTTTTCACCTTCAACGCGAAATGGACCGAATTGATTGAATACGCCCTTGGTAACAGTTGTATCCCAATAATTCAAAGATTACAGTGGTATTACACTTTTGGTCAGGACCAAACAAACAGAGGTAGATATGGTCTTTGCTACAGACCGATGTACTGGTTGAATTCGGACTACGTTAGACCAGAAGAAATCAAGGTGCCTAGCGCACGACAAACAAAATACAACGATAAAAGAGCCCTTCCTGGCGGTAAAATGCCGCCCAATGTGTGGGAATTCCCTCGGGTGTGCGGTACGTTTAAGGAGAAGAGAAAATGGTCCCCAACTCAACTTCCAGAAGCGCTGGTGGAGCGTATCGTCAAAGGACATTGCCGCCCAGGTGGTCGTGTGTTAGACCCGTTCTTGGGAAGCGGAACAACGGCTATAGTCTGTCAAAGGCTCGGCGTGAACTGCGTAGGGGTAGAGATTAGTGAAAACGTTATCCAACAAACGGCTGACCATCTAGGGGTAAAATATGCCAGAGCATAATCCTGCGTCGTTCGGCATACATCTGACCAAACAATACCATAGAGATGACTTCAGACCAAGTGATTTTCAGTGGAGTGTCACAAAGATTGCACATGACTTTACTCTCTATGACGTGTTCAAACTCATCGCGTTGGCAGAAAGAATAACCCCAGGAATTGCCAAAATCTTTGGTATGGAAGACTTCGATTCATTCTGGACCCAGATCAATAAAAACAGAGACCCCAATGCTATAGTCCAACCAGAATATCTCGAACTCTACTGGAAATCAGAGTGCGACATGAAGGATGATTTAAGTTGGGAAGACCCCACAAAAAGTGAACTATCGGGTCTTATGGGTTTCCATGGAGTCGGACCCGGATGTGTTTGCGAAGATGAACCCTGCAAATGCCCAGAAACCAGAGGGTATGGGATAGAGTTCACCCCCGTCAACGACCTTGCACACCTTCCTATTCGCGTCTCGCCAATCGTTCATTTTTGTCCACCATTTATACAAGATGAGAAAAGTTTTCACAGAACAGGATTCAGCCTAAGAATCGATCCAACACTCTGGTGTCTGATTACCAGCATATTTTGGGAATTGACTTTTGTCGATTCATCCCCGGATAAGATCGCCGACAACTCAAAACAAATTTTTGGTCAGATAAAAGACATCAGAAAGAAGCTGGACGAAACAGGTGGTGATATTGACTTTTTGGAGGACTTGAAGTGAACAAAGTTGTAGTCAAAGAACTTCTTGCACAGTGGATCGAATTGATTGACGATAGCAAAAAGGCTTGCATAAAAAAAGCTGGGAAACAGGTTGATGGTTTGAAGAGACGAATCAGAAGAACATCGGGAAAGCCTGTCGTTTTTGATTTCGAGACATACGAACGACAACAAAAAATCCAGAATGAATTGTGTGTAGAATTACCCAAGTGGGCGGATTTGATACGTAGTGAACCGGAGATTATGAATGGCTTTTCATGGACTATCGCAGACTTTATCGACCTTTATCATTCGCATTTTGTCGTTGTCGTGGAAAAAATTGGCAGGGTTATTCTTCAGAAAGATCATATGTGACACCTGTGGTCAGTATTACTCGACGAGAAAGACCAAAAAACTTATGGGTGGAGTATGTATTTGCGAATCGTGTATTTACAAGATAATATTCATACACATTACCACTCACCACATAAGAACATTATGTCCTGGCTGTTTCGGAAAAAAGAAACTTACGAAACCATGTGACTGTTGTAGTTTGGATGTATTGATTAACGTGCTCAGTGGATACAATGTGATAGGATAGTTGTATGAGTGAATTGCTAACTCGAATAATGGCTATGATCGAAAACTTGTTGATAGCCCCAATCGTTTGGATTTGTCCAATTAAATGGGCGATAGTTATCCCTGGATGGTCGGCTATTCGATTTACCTTCGGAAAACCAAGCAAAGATTTGGAATCGGGAATTCATTTCGGCACAACAGGACAGACAATCGAAAAACGACATGTCCAAACAAACCTCGGCATAGCAGAATCAATGTACGTCTTGACAGAGGATGGTCTTTCTGTTCGCATAAGAGGTGTTGTGATTTACAGAATCACCAATCTCATGAAGTATCTTACCTTTACCGAAGATTCCGATCAGTTCATGATCGAGGCTTGCGAAGCTGCAATCAGACACATTGTCACCACGGTTCCATTTGATGATTTAGTCAACGATAGTAGCACAGTAGAGGAAGCGATAGGTTCAAAAATCACTGAGATATGTAAGGAATTAGGCATTAGAATTAAGCGATATCGTTTTCAGGATATTGAAATAACCGATCCGATAGGCCGAGCTATGGCTTCAATAAGAGCTATGGCCCCGAAGTTGGCTGAATCTGCCAAGATTGCATCCAAGCAGTTAGGGATACCCCCCAAAGAAGCATTTGTTGTGTTGTCTCCGAACATACAGTTCGTAGCCGACATCTTGAATATGGTCCCAAAAGAAACAGAATTACTCCAGGAGGAAGATAATGAATCTTAGAGAATACCAAGAGAAAGCTAGGTCGACTGCCGTTTATCACACAGGAGAAGATTACGATGTAGATATATCCATGATCTACCCAGGACTAGGACTCGTAGGAGAGTGTGGTGAAGTAGCGGAAAAAGTCAAGAAGCTTTACCGTGATGACAACGGTAAATTGACCGACAAGAGGAAAGAGGCTATCAGGAAGGAATTGGGGGATTGTTGTTGGTATTTGTCGAATCTTTGTTCTGATACGGACTGTGATCTACAAATGTGCTACGAAATGAAAAACAGTTCGCAAACACAGAAAGTTCGCTTGATGGAGTGGCCACAATTGGTGCTGTATATGAACAGATGCGCATCACTTGTCGCAGAAGCACTTGAATCATGGTATTACGATTATGCTTGTCACTTGGGAGAACGCAGCAGATTCGTAGCTATAGCTCATAACGTGACAAAGGTTCTTGCGTGCATCGAAGAATTTGCTATCAGGTGCAACTGCACCCTGGAAAATGTTTACACTGGCAACATAGAAAAATTGCTAAGTCGTCAAGAAAGAGGCAAGCTGAAGGGCGATGGTGATGATCGCTAACCTACAAATTATTCCCGATTTTCCCCAATGTAGAGTAGATAATAAAGGCAATATCTATCGCATTTGTCGTAATGGACAACTGAAAAAATTAGTTCAACATGCTGACAAAGATGGATATATGATAATTAGGGTTCGATGTAACGGACATAGGCGATCCTTAAAAGTCCATCGATTGATTTGTTGTGCTTTCCATGGACCATGTGCTATCGGAATGGTATCTCGTCATCTCGATGGAAATAGATCAAACAATTTACCAAACAATCTTCGATGGGGTACATCCCAAGACAATTCCGATGACAAAAAAATACACGGGACTATGTGTACAAAAGAAAAACATGGCAGAGCTAGATTCACACAAACAGATATTGACTCAATACGTTCTCGATACGCGAATGGAGAAACACAACAATCCATTGCCAATGACTTTGCTACTACGCAAAATCGTATATCAGAAATTGTTACTAGAAAAACGTGGAAATAGAACAGTCGGTGTATAATACCATGGAATCCCTCTATTATTGAAAGGGGAAGATGTGATCGAGGTTGTCTGGGTTGTTCTAAAAAGCAAAAACCGTTTTCTCCTAATACAAAGATCGGTCGATGATGTATCGGGGGGAACATGGTGCTTCCCTGGAGGAAAAGTTAATCCAGAAGACAAGACACTTGCCAACGCCGCCGCCAGAGAACTCAAAGAAGAAACCAATCTTAACGGACACAATTTCAAGCTGCTACATACATTGCGTGTAGGACAATACAATACGCATATTTTTTTGTGTAACATGTGGGATGGGGAACTCAAACCCGCTTGTGTGGATATAGTAGGAATAGGATGGTTCACTGTCGCGGAAATCCACACAATAGGACAAAGTTTGGCTCCGTTCTTGGCAGAATGTCTTATGTACGTATCTTATCTATTATACCAGCATTAGCATATTAAGGAGAACAAAAAAGTGATAGTAACAAAAAAGAACCGCAGACAACTGTTGAACTTTCTTCTGTCTAGATGGAAAACAAGAACCACTTTCGCCGCAATCGAAAAGGTGTATATTGCTGCTGAAGAATTCGCTAAAGCAAATAATATGCAATCTCCCGTAAAGCATTTGAATATAGGTGTGCTTCCCTGTCGCCAAATCTCGGTCATAAAAAAATTTATTGTTTGTATTCTGCCAGAAGCCAAATTCATCGACTACAACTATGAATCTCCAGCACCGCTGAACCCCGAAGATTTCATGGAAATGTTCATAGAAGATCACAACCAGTGTATAGCTAAAGTAGAGTCGTTGATGGATAAGTTGAAAATCGTATGAACAAAGAAGCAGAACTCACTCGCAGTATCGACAATCCAGATTTTCTCGTAATGGCTGGGTCTAGATTGTACGGTACCAAAACGCAAGAAAGTGATCACGACTATCGAGGATTCACTATACCCCCTTTCGAGTATCTTGCTGGCTTAGCTCGATTCGAGCAAAAAGTCATTAGAGAACCAGATATCGTGATATATTCTCTCAAACGATTTTTCGAACTTCTAATTAGCGGCGATCCATTATGCTATGAAATTCTATTTGCACCCGAGCCAAATATCATTGAGCGAACAGATGTTGGAGGTACTGTTCTTCGTAACAGATCATTATTTGCATGTAAGCAATTTGCCAGACGCATCGGGGGATATGCAGAATCAGAATGGAGAAAAGTCACGGGTACTCAACTCGTCCCTATCAAGAGAACATCCAATGAAGATACAGTGGTCGAGAACATACGACAAGTATTTCATCCAGGGAAAGAATCGATGGATGAAATCATACGTCTTTTATTTATGAATCATCAAATGGAAACTCGCAAGACAAATCGCAAACTGGGTGCTAAGCGGAAAAAACAAATAAAGTTGCATGGTTATTGTACTTCCAGCGCGTGTCATACAATCAGATTGCTTGATCAACTCAAAGAACTCATGGACACAGGTAACATTACATTTCCTTGTCCTCGCGCAGAATTGCTTTTATCTATAAAGCAGGGTGAATTGAATTTGGATGAAGTATCTACGCTCTACGAATACGCTAAACTCGACGCCAACAATGCAGAGAAAGGTAGTGATCTACCTGATAAACCACCAGTTAACCAAATTCACACTCTGTACAATGAAATCATTGCAGATGCCGTTCTGTCAAACCCAAGGGCTATAATCTATAAAGACCGATATGCCCAACGTAATTTGAAAGCATGGCAATAATGGTCGATACCCGAACGGTTAATTGTGAATGGTGTAGGGAACCTTTCGAAAAAGAAGAAAGTCGCATCAAACAGACCGTAAAGATAGGACAAAAACACACCTGTTCACGATCATGCGCTTCCAAGCTGACCAATGAAAACCGCCGATGTGACCCTTCAACCCCGAATGCAGAACAAACCAGAAGAGACAAGGAAAAATTCCCCGAAAAGGAACACGCCCGATACCTTGTCCGTCAGGCTGTAAAAACGGGGAAACTCGTCCCACTAGATGAATGCGAACTTTGCATGTCCGAAAAAAACATCCAAGGACACCACCCAGATCACTCCAGACCCTTCTTTTTGCTGTATCTGTGTGCTGAATGCCACAGACAGGCGGATGAAGACCCTGATAAATACGAAAATCTGGCCACGGACTACGGTGTATAAGATTATGGTAAGTATGTTGTTTCTTTCCAAAAAGGGGGGATTGTTATGTTAGCTTGTGTGGTTTATACTGGATCATTAGTGGCGCAGGGTATGATAGTTGCGATGGTTCTCACATTTTTGTATGGTGTCGTTAGTTTCATCAGAAAAGAACTCTAAAGGGGTTGGTCAATGTGAAAGAAAGTTTGCTCTTCAAACTAGAAAAGGCTATCTTTCGTTTTATCGGAGACATCAAATGGAACGGAATCCTGCATCCATTTTGGTTCACAATCAATGCCAACACTTTCCGGCTCAAAGGGAAACATTACAGAGACCTAGACCATATTATCCAGCCTGGAGACATCCTAATCCGCAGATTCGAGGGGTATGTCGACAAGTGGCTCATCCCCGGCTGGTGGAATCACGCAGGAATGTATGTCGGAGAAATTGAGGGCAAACAACACAAGGTGGTTCACTCCATCAGCGATGGGGTTGTGGTCGACGATCTCATTGATTTCATGCGGACGGACCATCTGATCGTTCTGAGAACTCCAGAGGGCCTACAAGAAGAAGCAACCAAACGGGCCAAAGCAGCCATCGGCAGCGAATACGATTTCGCTTTTGACTTTAATGAGACATCGAGATTTAGCTGCACCGAACTTGTTGCTCATTGCTATCCAGGATATATCGAAGGCAAGAAACGATTTGGCCGAATAACAGTAGTTGCTGACGACATAGTAAACACTCCTACCTTTAAGGTGGTGTGGGATTCTCGTGATACGTAGGAAGGACTGACGTACTATGAAAGAAGATGAATTCAATCATAGATTACGTGAAATCATCGATATTGCTTCTGGGACCAAAACAAGGAAATCAAACAAAATAATTATCAAGACTGGAGCAAAGGAATCTACCATGAGCGAAGAAACAAAAAAACAAATTGCACAAATAGCCAACTCGTTACAGGAATTGCGACTATGTGTCATATATCTACTATTTGACGTAGAAGCAACCAGACGCGAACGAGATAGATTCAAAAGCATGTTAGACGATCAGGTACCACCGCCACCCGATTAGTTATAATCTGTATTGGGTGTATCTACAGAACAACTATGCGGATCAAACTTACGACGATCATGTCCAGTCTGATACGGCAAAAGATAATTGCTAAGATCAAGCGGAACCAAATCCATACCAGTATTTTTATCGATTATCACTTCAAGTGCTTCTTTCTTACAAGCAAATGCAGCAAACGCTTCTATATTAGCCCCCAAAGACTTTCTCCATCCTGGGAGAAATGCGATCTTCCTACAATGATTGATAACCTGATTCAGATCGAGTGTAATACATTGTGCAAACGACAACTTCACGTAACTGTCATGTTCTGATGGACTCCACACTGTTAAACCCATAGCCCTAAGACCATCGGCTACCGCAGCAAACGTATCCTTGTTGAGATTCGGATAACCTCGCATCGGACCAGCTATGTAGAAATCGTATTCCTTCTTTTTCATAAACCACATAAGCAAATCTCCAAAAAAAACTCTCTAATTGTTGATGGGATCAACGTAATCATTCCATTCAAACTTAGCTGCCAACGAGGCATACTGAACAACAACACCGATATCACACTGGTACAAACCTGCGCAACTGAAGCTGTTGATTTCGAGAAGATACATTTGACCGTCATGTTCAGCTATGTCCACCGTGTAGCACAAATCAGGTTGCCAATCGTGATTCGCTATAACACAGGCAAGACGCAAAGAGGGGGTTGGGTAAATAGGTAGTTCAACCGGCAGATATTGACATCCAGCAATAACCTTTTTTTCACAAATCACGAAACGATACTCTGATACTATCGGCTTACTTGGGGCTACAACAACCAAAGTCTCAGGACCAACCGTCTCTATGATCGCTTGGATTTTGTGCTTTTCTCCGTATTTGATAACGTGTCCAGAGAACGGCTTCGCACCACTGTCGGGTCGAACAAATACATGTGGATAACCAGGGATCACAAACTCATCCCACCTTCTTAGTAGATCACCAACTGGCATCATAATGTAGTTTTTGTTCAATAGTTGCTCGCCAAAATATGCGTAGTATGTACTGCATTTCATGTTGTAGAAATTACACCAAGCACCCGGAATGAACGGTGCTGTCTTTTGAACTTGTCGCACAAAATCTATGTCGCCGTAGAAAAGAATACAGTCTTGATGATCGTATGGACTAAAATCATAAAGCATTCCTGTCGTGTGTTCTATTGGTATTGCCAACATCCCCTGAGCACTGACGACATCGACCATCGGACCAGTGTCGACACCTTCCATATTTGTCTGTATTATCCAGGTAGGTTTCATGAAAAAACCTCATTCAGCACAAGACGAATAGCGTTAACCCTAGCTTGTCTGGCGGCAGAATTTTCATCATTACCATTCTTGCGGTAAAAGACATAGAGTCCCTCTACGGTTTTTCTGTCGGTCATGGATTGATCATCAACCTCTTTGTCTCCTAACGCAGAGTAACGACACATTCTCTCGATACGATAACACAGGTCCATAACGATCTTGTTAGCTCTTCTTCTCGGGTCATCTGTTGTCATACAAATATCCTCGTCATACGTCTAACGACCTTCAGTGAGATAACAGAATTCTTGTACCCCGGACATTGATGAAAGTATATGACTTCATTGCCCAGAGAAAAACTACCATCCGCGTTAAGCCTACGTGCGGTGACAAACCAGCCACCCCGATCCATTGCTTCTTCTACGACATATTCTCCAAACCACGATACGCCTATTTGTTCGTTTTCTGCGATACTTATCACATCGCCAACAGATACTGTCTCAGGTGTTTCTGGCATCTATTCCACCTTCTTTGTTGGTACCGGGTTAAGGAATGATCCTCCAGTAGCCGCTGCACGATCAATCTCCAACTCTCTGGTGATTTTTTGTTGTTGTTTTCGATCAGATACTTGCTTTAGATATACGGTGTGTTCTTCTACAAGCATCGCAGCCGCCAAAGTAGACCGATGGACTAAGCACGTATCCCAAACAAAACTCATAATACCACATTCATCGGTGTAGTATGTGTGTCCACCAGCACCATTTGGTTTGCGATAAAGATGGGCACCGTGAGGCAACAATCCTAAATCCTCCATACCATCTAGTATTACACTGTTTGCTTCGGAAAACAACACTACTCAACCTCCACCATTTGACCAACTACGGACCCATCTTCGATGATGATTGAACACTCTTTACCCTTCGATACTCGTTCAATCCAAATCTGAGCCTTAGCAGTTTCTGCCATCTTGGCGATAGCTGCTAGGTTCTTTGGGTCTAACAGTGATCCCTCACGGATCAACAAAACTCTCAACGTAGGATTCATGGCCAATCCTATTGCGACAGAAACCCTAATCCTCTGAGCAGCAGAACACTGAACAAAAGGAATATCCCGAAAAGTAACGCCTTCTTCATCTATGGCCAGACCCTTGATTGGGAACTTAGCCTTAGCTAGCAACTGGGCCTTCTTGTCAACCAGAAATACAATCTTATCACTAAGAGCTATCGACTTCTTCCTAAGATCAGAGACCTGCGCATCGACTTCGTTGTATATCCCATTCTGTCTGACGCGACTATTCATTTCTTCGGCCTTGTCCATCCTAGTCTTGATAGACTGTGTATCAAACTTCGCTGTTTCCGAGATAGCAGCTTCTTTAGTCTTGACGCTCTTGGCCAATACTGCAACACGCTTTTTCAAGGCGGCAAGTTCTTTGACTTCGACATCCAATTCGTGCTGTTTGAAGATAACCCCCTGATTATTCTCAGTCGCCTGGGCATATTCCTTGGACAACTCAGAAATAGACACTTCTTTGTCAGGCGCGTCGTCGTGTTTCACCATGTCGTCTAAGCGAGCCTTCAGAGCCTTACCTTCGCGATTGATAACAGTTCTCTCATCGAAACACTTCCTGTAGTCTAGATTCAAAGAGTCGAAATCCAATCCGACAAGCTTCTTCAGGACTTCAGACTGCCTCTTCGCGTCCATCTTTGAAAACGCTAGCGGATCAAAACTGAGTTCGCCAACCAATTTGTCAAGCATAGCCTGCGGAGAAGCAAAGGTAGCACCATCTTTATTCTTGACAGTAAGATTCGTACTCTTGTCAGTAAAAGTTCGAGTAACTATAAGATCACCAAGATCGAGCACCACGCGAGCCTTCTTCTGACCGTTGCGGATAGGTTTTGCGGGTATAGACCCCGCACCATGGAGGGCATATTCGATAGAATCCAAAACACAAGTCTTCCCTTGCTCATTGTCTCCCCCGACAATGACAGCCGAGCCATCAGGTTTGATACAAATAGCCCTCAGATGTTTAACATTTTCTGCTTCAAGAGATACAATTTTCACTAAACACCTACCGTTTCTGTGTCAACATCCCAAACAGCCAGTTCTTGGTCTGTAGTCTTCACAACGAATTCTCTCAGTTGAAAACCAGTAATTATAATACCTTCTCTTGCTTCTTCTGGATATGGATTCAACTTTGCAAACGTCTTAGCACGATCCATCATCAGTTTTATCTGATCAGGATGTGGCTGGGTATCAAAAAAGATACCGAAATCGGTATGTGTTTCACCCCAAAAAATCTGCGTAACAGAAGAACCTCGACCGTCGTTCATTTGTACGACATTTTTTTCAAACGAATCGTTGTCTGGATTATCATTTCTAAATTGCTTTGCCTGTTCTTCACCATACTCACCATCCCCGTACTGTCCCGTCATAAAAGCAGACATCTTCTCTTTGAAGTTGCCAGCATAACAGTCAGTCTGCACAACAAAAACAAAACAACTACCTGTTGGTTCCATCATAGTTCTTTTCCTTTCCAATTTCCCTATCTGTTCTTCATGCCACTTTGTGGCTTCCCTACAAGCACGATTAACCATAGAACGCTGTACCCTAACCGGAACAGTTTCTATACTGAAAAGTAATCGAGCTAACAATTCCTGTAACGGATGGTGTGGTTTAACGTTCATAACTTACCATCCACCAATACTCTTGATAGCCTTAGCTATGGATATTACAGAATCAGCAGCAATACCACGCTGTGATTTGTTCACACCATAACCAATCACACACTGAGCCTTAGAGATAGGCACCACAGCCCTCGACTCTTCGGCCAAACGCTCAACTGCCTCACGAAGCTGGTTGATAAGACCAACATCGACAGGGTAGTTTATTGTGCTGTATACTTTAGGTTTTACTGCCATCTTCTCCCAACTTTCTTTTGAAAATCTTGATGACTGCACCAATATGGGTACTACTAGCGGTAACTACGCCATCAACGATCTTGTGTTTCCAGTTCGGGATATCTCCCCATTTCTCGATAAGTTCGGCCATTCGATGTTCCGCACCATGCCACAACAAAAATACCTCGACATCATTTTCCTCAAGGCCCCGGTCGTATACTAAAACTGTTATGTCAACAGGTTCTAATTTCTCACCTATCCCCACGATCTATGCCTCCAATTCTCGCAGCCATTCCAAACAATTTTGCCATGCGAATACATTCCACCATGCATCACCAAGAGCGTGATGTGTAATAAGGTTCCCCAAATTTTCGAAACAACCAACTTTACACCAAGCCCTTCTGGTAATTTCATTTTTAACATCGTCAAATTGCCTATTTAACAACTCAGAAAGCGTGAAAAACAATGTATTCAACTCAATTGATCTGTAACCAAATGGCCATGAGCATTTCATTCTGGGCTCCCAAACCGCTCTCAACATCGGAAGATCAAACGAGCCAACGTTCTTACCCATCGCCACAAACGAGTCGGTACCAAGCCATTCTTTGAACTTATAAAGAGCTTCGTCGGCTGGCAAGCTGTTGCAATCAAACGGACCACACCCTGGAGGATTGGCTATATCCAAACCATTGATCTTCATAGCCTTTGGATCGACAATAAGTGAATCCCATTCAAGCTGCACGTAAAAGGAATTCTCACTACTCCTATATTCATTATGTTCATCCAGTTTCACAGCACCAATAGAGATAGGAACGTGCTTTCCGGGAATTAGTCCGGTGGTTTCTAGGTCCAGAGAAAGTATTATCGTCTTAGTTTCCATACTTTTGTACCCTTTGCTGTCTTGCTAACTCTAACAATGCTTCTGATTGACGCAATTTCCAACTACGGTTACAAGTATCACACTGCATTTCCTTATCGTCACCAGACAAGACCATAGGCTTTAGGTCTTCTAGCAACGCTGCTCGTCGCTGAGAACAAAATGGACAAATCTCGAACAACTTCATTACGCCCTCGCAGGATTGTGGTGTCGCTTAATATGGATGATCAAATCCTTGAAACAAGAATCACCGCAGTAAGGACAATGGCCACGCAATAGCCTATTCCGATGTCTAGTCTGAACACCTCGCAAACTCTCCGTACTCCTAACCAACTGAGCCACTGTGTTGTTGTTGCGAACGATAGTTCTTTCAGCATTCTGTAGTCTACTTGCCACAGATTCCTGAGTTATACAAAGACCATGCCCATGCGGGCAATAAAATGTATTGCCATTTCTTTCGAGTTTATGATAATCTTCCTCTCTCATGGGGAAATTCCTACAACAGTCTCTACAGTATGGAAAACACAAATCAATCATTTGATGATCCCTCCCTACAAACCTCTACGCTTCCGATCGGACGACCAAGCGATTCAACACTAATGCCAGCCCTCATCGCTGCAACAACGCCAACGGCTTCGACATAGTTATCAACAGATATCGCCTCAATGTGATCAAGACAATTTACATCGTCAACCTCAAGTTCATCATCGACAACAACAATGGGTATATCTCTGTCGTATGCAGCCAACATTGGAATACCTAAACATCTTTGTGGAATGACCAAGCATGATATGTCGGGACTAGAGTCAACAATACGTGGAGCACGATTAAGTCCTTTCAGAACACATGGTAGATACGTAACTGAAACAGTTTCAGCCGAACATCGCGGATCAACTATTCCAAAATCCATATTGTCTATCTTTTGTGACTCCATCATGGGAGCATGAGCGCATGGCACTCCAAAGACATGAGACACGGCATGTGTAAGCATGGCTTCAACACCGCCCCACGGATTCACTCCACCATGCTTGTAGTAATGATCACGATCTTTATCTGGAATACCAATGAGTGACGTTAATGCGATAGCATCATACGAATCTCGTTCTCTTTCTAGTACCTCAAACAATTGGCCCAGGTTGGCGACACTACCCGCTGCACGACCATGGCTAGACCAACCGGTTTCCATGACGAAGGGGTCATCTAGTACGACTACCTTTAGACAATCGAATCCATAAGTAACGCGGGCAGCATTGACGGCATTGATAGCAGCATGAATATATGCGGGCTCGGCAGAGCCATCAACAACGACAATAACACGATTCTGTCGCACTTCTTGTAAACCAATATGCCCTAGTAGGTATTGTGTTAATGTATACCCTTCGACGTACAGAGTGTTATCGGTCATCTCGTTAAAGTCAGAAGCGTTAACCACATTGGGATGCGTAATCAATTTGTCACAAACGGAAGCCATAAGCCTTGCGGTAGCACCACCGTCACCGGCATTGCCACCAACAGAAGCACCCAAGCCTGTCGGAATAACTAAGGCTACACGAAATTTATCATCATTTGTTATATTCGGATTTGATTTGAAATTGGGAGCATCTGATAAAAATCTAGAATTGAGCGGAATATCAGCAATATCAGCAATAGCACTTACACTACAATAGAACCTATGATCCTTGATCTCTTCTACAACAAAACGTACAAGAATTTCTCTATGGTATATCAACATCTCGCGACCAAGATGTTCAATTTCACAGAGGCTGTCGAGAATTACCGATCGTTCAATAATACGCATTGTCTATCGCCTCTCCACAACATGTCGCCTGAACTTTTGGGAGCCGAACCATTCAACCGTGAACATGCAAGCCTGCTCTTGGTCAAAGTCCTTGCAGGAGAATATGTTGATAAAAACCTTACCAAGCTTCGGCAGAGAATGCAATACGATCGTGCTGGTAAGAATGAACTGCACAGCACTCACACCCGTTGTCTTAGGATCGGTTTGACATTCTTCTTCTGACAAGCCTTCGTCATCCCAAAAATGTCGATCCTCTGCTTGCATATCAATGAGTTTGCACAGAGCGTCGAAATAATTACCGATAGACTCTCGGTTGAATGTCGAAATATCGCACATACTAAGATCGAGAATCAATTCTTTCCCGTAAGCTTCTTCCATTTCACTCTACCTCATTTCGAGAATCACGCCACACGATTCACAGTTCAGCTTATCCGCACTGTCTGCCAGCATCTGCATACTATCCGATCCGAACACGATAGGATTGGTATGCCCGCATTTTGGACAAACAAACTTATCGTATCCATTTCCCATTGGTTCTTTCTTGGCTGAGTCCATTAGATACCATCTTTCATTGCCGCAGCAATAGCCTCGCGAACATCTACCACAGCACTCTCTCTGGAAGTTTCGTGTAGTCTTATTCCACGTCCATGTGGTGATTTACGACAAATCCATCCGCAACCATAACCGATTGTTTGTTGCTGCAACCAATCAAACATTTCGGTATCAGTTGGTTTCTTCTCTTCACACATGATATTCTCCTTTAGCGCTTGGTATGCCCGCTAAAATCACGAAAGCACAAACAACAAAGATGATCATCAACACCCTTAATGCTATTACGAATATCGATTCCCCGCTCCTATGACAGCTAGGTGTTGCAGGGCATCTCTCAGGTCTTCAAGTTCTGAGCCGGTGAGCGTCAAGGCGAACTCGGCCAACTTCACCGTGATCTTGCGAATTTCCTCAGAGTCTTCTTTACTGACTGCCATGTCACTGCACCACCTTTACTACCGTATGTCTTAGATGCTTTTCATTTCCAACAATATACCTCTGTTTCTGTATTCGAGCAGAGCAATAATTCCCCATCCACTCAACAGATAAGCCGCATCCGTCTAAATGAATCAAAACCCAGATGCTTTCTGAATCGTCCATAGTGAACCTAGTCCCGATAGGAAGAGAGATAACATGTCGTGAAGTTTTAGCCTCTTTGACTTTTCGATTACATCGCCATGCTAACAAAATGATGCAGACAGCAAAACAGTAAAACACCACAAGCATTCCAGTCATTTTTACTCTCCCATCCCAAAGTTCGCCATCTCAACCTTAACAGCGACATAATGGTCTTCCAACATCTCACGAGCTACCTTGAAAACCTCTTCTTTACATGCTGCCATAGAGGAACAAAGTTCTCCGATCCTCATGGTCTTAGTGTCTGGGAACATGACGGTAGCCATCCAGCATTTCGTACCTTCTTCGTGCCACACGCTACATCGCAAGTCTAGAGCACCAATCGTAACACGAGCGTACCTGCCACCTCCCGATGTTTCCCATTTGACGGCATTCATGATTTATCTACAGGCTTTCCAGAAGCCAAGGTGGTGCCCATAAACCTCACCGTGTCAAACTCCCCGAACGCCTTAATCAGAGCCTTGTTGACTGTATCCATCGTCGCAACCTTGATCAATTCATCTGAAGTTTTGAGATCGCTTGTGTCTACCTCAAAAGCCGCCACGACAAAAACACGAAGCTTGTGATCATGTTGTTTGTCCGTTACGTGCATCTTCTACTCCTGTTCCATCAACAAGTCGAAATTCTTAAGTTCTTCTATCACACCCTCCCGGAAATTGAGCATAATTTCACGAGCCTGACAAATACAGTCTTCCTTGGCTTTTGCCAGAGAATGCCTTAGTGGACCGTTTGGGACGTAGGTATTAAGGCCAATGATATACGCACGACCACACCATCTTTTTTTTCTGGTTTCCGTCTCTGACCTGCGACAATGTAAATGAACACATCCAAGGTTGCCGTGGACATGGTTTGGAAATGTTGATTCCCATTTGATTTCTTTCATGTCTATCTCCGTAGTCGGGTACTCCCGACTTCTACCTCATTATACGTCCAAAACCCAACCGTGTTCCAATTAAAACAGAAATATTTTGTTAGTTATCAGACCAAGTTTTGGATATCCAGTACCAAAATGACTACAAAACATGACAGTTTCATTCCACAGTCCCCTTAATAAATTCATAGTTCTCCGCAATAGCAGCAAGAGTTGCTTTCTCTTGATTTTCCTGCTCGTAAACAACACTCCACATTTTGTCGTCTCGCATCTCCAAAATTTTCCCCTGAATCAAATTGACCAAAACCTTCGGAGACAGAGCATCCAACTCCCACGACTCATCCCCATGCTTGGCAGCATAAGTCTGGAACCGAGAATCAGTAATCTTGGCGGGATTGGGCGGCGGGTTATGCTCGACCACCTGATCCATATTTAGAGCAATGCGAGAAACCTCGATCGGTTGACAAGCGAACATATCGAGTCGATCGAAAATGTCGCGAGTCATGTCGATACCACTTGGGTCGTGGTCTCCAAGATGGATGATAACGGGAATCTGCCCATCCTTGATGTATTTAGTAATCCTCTTAGCCCCAGCGGCCCACATTGCGCTTTGACTGACGTAACCCTTGCAGGCGAAATACGGCACCCTCAATGGTTCACAAGCAGCCTCGGCAATCGAAAGCAGCGCCTCTTTCTCTATCCACACTTCGGGACGAAATTCCTGACCGGCCCACAAATCGAGTTTGAATTGTTTCGCACATGTTTCGATGATCTCAGAAGGATTTCCCCACGTACTAGGGCTATTTACCTTACGACCACGATCCTCGATTGAATCCCAATCAATCATCCCGGCCAACCGACCATCAGCAATGACTGAACCTAACCTTTTGTATTCAGATTGCTTATTAGCTATCAGGTCTCTGGCGACGAACTGATAGTACAACTGACGAAGCGTCAGGATGTACCCTTGTTGAGCGTATTCGTAAATAATGGTATTGGCATGGGCAATGATAGCCAGCGATGTCTTGGAGAACCTTTTCTCAATGTATTGAATTTTCATCGGCCACACCTACTACATATGACATAAGTAGTCGCGTCCGGAAATCCAGTAACGTCTACGTGTCGTGCACGGTACTTACCATGAGCAATTCGACACCAGATCAAAAGCAACCATTCCATTGACAACACTCCTATTCAAAATTCTTTGTTTCTATGTCTATGGCCATCCGATAATCATCCAACATTTCACGAGCCAATCGAACAGCGTCACTCTTGGCTTTTGCCAATGAACGTCTTCGTGGTCCTTGTCTTCTCGAAGAAGAAATACTATTCAGAGACACAGAAGCGTACCACACGTAATTACCACTCAGCGTAGTCCATGAATTACAATTCATGCAGATTCTGCCGATTCGAGCATAAGCATAATCTTTAGGTCGCCTCGGTCTCCAATCAACCTTATTCATCAGTTCTTCCTCCCATACATCACCCGCTCATACTCGGACATTGTAACCCACACAGACTTCGTACAAACTTTACCTGTCCCTTTTGTCGTCCCGCGACACGTCACAGAATATATTGTACCAGGATACTCAATCTCTCCTGAGACAGCAACTAATGGTTGAGTAAGGACGCACTCGCAAGAATACACGGTATCTCGCAAAGCAAGAAATAAACAACCAGACACTATAGCCACTATAATCATTACGACAACAACACCAATTTGCCAGTTACTCGTCTTGTTTGTATCTAACATGTTTTCTCCTAGATAGGCTTCTCGCCTATGAAGTCATTCCAAAATTCATCGCGACACCCACTACATAGATACACCTTGATCTCGCACTTTTCGTTCTTCTCGGTTAGAATACACCCACCAATCGAGAATAGGTTGATTTCATCGACATCTGTTCCACATTTGACACAACACTGTTGTAGCATGAAATTGCCTGCCTCTCTTAATACAAATAATCTGTCCAGTACCAAACGCCATCTTTGACAATCGCGATACGAGCACAGCCATTCTTGTCATTTCTGACTCCTATGGGTTGTTTGTGCATTTTTCTCATATTGGCTCAGCAGGACGCAAAAAGGTTCAAGGGTAGTCCTGGTACATCCTGGGGTAGATCGTTTTGTCTAGGGGTGTTTCTTGGCTCTGTATGGGGGTCGCAGAAGTGTTAATCCACAGGAGAAATATTGATGTAATGATCAAAACCATAGAAACTATCAATGCGAACTCAATCAACACATTTTTGTTGTTCATTTATTTTTCCTCATATTATCCTGGCGGCTTGGACATGTCGAGGTTGCCTATCGCTCTCCGGACTTCGGCCATGCAATCGTCGCATATGTTAGGATACTGGTCCACGTTTTTACGGACAATTCCAGCCATATCAACTTTGTCGATGATTATGCGATGTCTACTTTGATTCACGATATACGCCTTGCAAAAACAACATTGGGCAGTATTGCACTTTCCCACAATTTGCTCCTAAGTCCCTGCTACCAGACCTTGTTCCATCGCTTTCGCAGCCATACAGCAGATGCAGCCAGAACACAACACTACTCCATGATCCGTTTTTTCATCTGGATCAAGCAATTCCATTTGTGGCGCATCACCGCAGTTAGGGAACCAGTTCAGATAGACTCTGACGTGTTTCAGTTTAAGGTCTGTTGTTCCACATACTTGGCAAAAATAACTCACGACTCATCCTCCGGATTCTTTTGGATTACCTTGCATTTGCCGTCTACTATGTTGAAATCGGTCGTTGAGTACATGCCGCTGTCTACGATCACATTGAGACACATATTGACTTCCTCAGTCAGAGCCTCTTGCATCATACGAATCATGGTCAAACGAGTGATTGCAGCAAGTAGCCGTCGCACGATTGCTTCTTTTTTCGCTCTGTGATTGGTGTCGAATATGAAACACCCTTTGTCTGTCGGAGAATCCACGTATATGATTTCTACCCCCATAGGCTCTCCGCGATCGTCGATATCCACGTTCATCAGATCGCAATTGTCTAGGGTAAATGCCAGTGTCTTATATGGCTTTGTGCCGTCATGGAACAGGACATACATCGCAATCAAGTTCCCGTTCAAAAGTGATCCAGTTATTTTCTCATCCATTACTGATCCTCTCCCAGACAATCTGGTGGGGTCGGGTTCGTTTTCTCGTATCGAATAGCCACATGGGTTGGATGTTCTTTGAGCCATAAATCGCGATAGATTTCAGACCAACACGAAGTCTGTACAAAATTGCTGTCATTGACGATAACCCATATGTGATCAAATCCCAAGTCTTTGTCTTCTACATCGAAGTGTCTAAGGTCTTTAGCCATTATGGCTTTTCACCTCTAGTGATCTTTCCCGACTCATTGAAAAAAGATGCGGCGTGTGATTGGGGTATGTCACTCACTTCTGCCTGCCGCTTTGCCACCACTTCTGACGGAAGACCCTTGAATTCGGTTTCAGGAAGTACGTGCTTAGCACATTTTTTGCATACTTCCATTTCGATCGTCTCCCATGAACTCACGCAACTGCCGATCTTCGCCATGTGCTCCACTTTGATCACGAAGAAATCTTCTTCATGCTGAACCGCATCTGGAGCATCAGGTTTAATTTCCTTGTGACATCGATCACAGTGTCTTATTTTCATTTCTATCTCCCAGTAATAGGGTTGTTGTCACGGATATACTCGAAAAAAGCAAGAGTCTTGTAAGAAGTGGTTTCCATATCAACGATTCGATGGTCCTTAAACACCTGCCTCATTCCACACTTTCTACACAACAAGGCTGATGTATCATGATCAATCGTGTGTAGATCAAGACTTCCGCCACACGAATGTGTTAAGTACTCGAATCTATTTTGTTTGCTCCAAGACATGGTTCCTTCATCAATAGCGATCGGATCAAGCTTGACATGTTCTTCTTTTCCGATGCGTTCGCCAGAGCCAGGGCCGATGTTGAATCTCATGTGACATACGGCGCATATAATGTTCTGACTTCCACCACCACATGGTCCAGCCAAAAATTGGTTCTTAGCACCGCAGTCAGGACAAAGATTCCTGTTTGTAATCGTATCGTATTCCTTCGTGGTCAAACTATTCATTTCTGTTCTCCAACGACAGCCTTAGCTCGCCTGTATTCTGTGACATCCACGCATTTACGCTCTTTGCATTTTTCGCCGTTCCATCGGGTACGTCCTTCGTAAGTGACGACGTAAACCGCCTCATCGAGATAATAAAATTCATAATCGACAGGTGTGAGCGGATCGTGCATGATACATTCGGTCATATATTCGTTGTCGGCAGTGAAGGCAATAAAGTCCTCATAGTACAAAGACATGCCTTTGATAACAAGCAGGACACAGATGATCTTGACGTATGTTGTAGGTTGAAACATTTTTCTATTCCTTTGGCTCAATAATAGATGGAGTCATTTTTTCCTCTAAGCTGAAAAACTGCTTCCGCATCCACAACGATTGGTGGCGTTAGGATTATTGAACACGAATCCACGACCCATGACTTCGTCACTAAAGCCTACCGTTGTGCCATCTAAATACAGATGACTCTTGGGATCACAGATAACCACGATACCGTGTTGAGGATAAACCTCATCGTTGTCTGTCTTTTCCGTTGTCAGTTCTAGAGAGTAACGGAAGCCGCTGCAACCTCCACCCAGGACTCCAATGCGAAGATACAGGTCTGTCGATCTGTTCTTCTCTTCGATGATCTTCTTTATTTCTCGTGCAGCTAATTTTGTTACGGTGATCATTTTTTTTCTTTCTTTTAGACTATTGCAGCAACGAAACACACGATGACAAGCAGACCAAATGATATAGCCAAGCACCGCGCAACAAATCTGTTGACTTCTCTATTTATCTGTTTGTCTCTTTCGTTGTCCGGATACGGCGAGTAAATAGACATTACGATCTCCAGGGGAGCAGGACGCAAAAAGGGAGTTCATACTAGTCGATTACTAATATGATCCATGAAAGGGACAACGAACTTGATCGCCACAAAGGCTATTATCGCTGTACAAATCACACCGCATAGTAAGGCAGTAAAAAAACTCATATCTGTTTCTTTCAAAAACCGTGCGAAGCTCTGGGATCAGGTACTCCTGATACCTTATTATACGTGAAACACACACCCTTGTCCCACTTCGTTTCGATTTTTTTCTAGCCGATAATACGGGGGGGTGGAGGAAAGAGAGGGGGGAAGAGCGGGAGTCTACCTCACTCATTTTCGAATTGCTTGATGATGATGTCTTTCTCGTCTAGATCGTTGAGGCAAGTTTCTAGGTTACGTTCGCTCTCATCCAAGGGACTTAAATCACAATGAACAAGTCCTTTGCGAATCTCGTCTCGTTGTTTCTTCGTCAACATATCATTTCTCCTTCTATTCCATTATACGTGCAACTGCATCGCTTGTGCCAAGTGTCTTCGATTTTTTTTGGGAAAAAAGTGTATGGGGTAAAGCGAATGGGCTCTGGGTTAGATATCATGTACACGAAAAGTTGTAGGCTCTGGCTTTTTTGACCCTGTTGTGCCTAAACCCCCATGGGTTATCGGACCCACCCGAGTTATCGGACCTATCCATATTTCCGGGCGACCCCCAACCGAGTTCCGTTATCGGACTAGTACCTTCCTTTTGTTATCAGACTATGCTATCAGCTTGTTATCAGACCTTGCTTGCTCGACGAGCAAGGCGAGTTATCGGACCAAAAGATTCTTTTCCTTTTCTCTTGCTATTCGGTATAACTAATGCTATCATGTAGATAGGATAGAGACACCAAACGAACGAAAGGCAAAGCCATGACCACCAAACTTATCGGACTCGCAGTGACGGCCACTATCGGTTGGGTCGTTGTTTCTAAAGTTATGGGACTCTTCTCTCATGTAACGTCCGAAATTCAAGCAGCCATCGGTGGCTAGAGTTATCGGACATAACCTCGCAACGAGCGAAGAATCGAAATGAAGATTATCGGACGACTCGTGATCCTGGCTCTTATCGGACTAACATCCGGATGTGACCTAAAACTTTATCGGACCGCCGAAGGCATCGGAGTTATCGGACCGAACAGTGGCCACTTCGTGTGCTCCGATAACAACAACTGTTATGGGATGGGCCAATAACATGCAAATGACATTTGTGAAATATCGGACCAAGATCGCCGAAGAGGTTTGCGGTTCCGATAAGTGGTGGTCCGAGTATGCAGTAATTCCAACCATTTGGTTATCAGACTTTCTGAAATGGTTATCGGACATCGACGCCGACATCGTAGAAACGACCGATAATTACGACCATGCTCCTAGACTTCCGATAAACTGGCCAAGTTATGAGACGTGCCAGTACGGCATAGCAGTATCGGACGCTTTCCATTGCGTCCTATAACAAAGACGACGCGCCGAATGGGGTCGAGTTATCGGCCCTTTGCGTTTGCCAGTATCGTGAGGTTATCGGACTACCAAGCAGCAGTAGTTATCAGACCAACACCTCGCAGCGACAGTTCTAGTTATCAGACCTTCTCTCTCTCATCTAGTTATCAGACGTTCAGCAGTAGAGTAGTAGTTATCGGACCGCCGTGAGGGCATTATCGGACGGTCCGGGTAATCGTTTGGTCTGTGGTCGTGTACGTGAATACTTATAAGACGGTCCCTGTAATAACGACGTTTCGGGGCTGACGGCTAGCCATGGCCATAGTTATAGGACGAAAAAAGAATTTTGTAATAGTTGGTTATCGGGCTTGATTTCCTGGTTTTTGAATCGTATAATGTAGTGAAGCAAAAAGGGGATAATTATGAGACGTTTGCTGACGACAATCAAAGAGTTTTTTTTCGGACCTAAACTTCCGATGACCGCAGCCGATCTGTACGATGTTACCGGACAGTGGCACAGAAAGGGATAATTATGGGACTCAGATTAAAATGTCGTTGTGGGCGCGTGAGAAGCCGTTATTCTGGGACGTGCCTTACGTGTGATAAAAAACGCCTTGCCGAATGCAAAGCCGAGGCAATATCGGTCGTTTCTACGGGCAAGTGTCCTAATTGCGGACAGGGTTTGGTCCGAAATTCAGCCATCGCAGGATGGTGGCAATGCGGATGTTATGGGTCCAACAATTTCCGGAATTCGCAGTATCGAGGATTACCGGACTGTTCTTTCCAGTGCTTTACGGAGTAGTATTATGGGACGCGAAAAACAATTCTGGATGATGGTTATCGGACACACGATTATCATCACAGTTCTCGGACTATGGTTCTAAAGGAGGATATTATGGGACGTGCAACGATCACGATTCCGGCGACCGATAATTGCCCAGAGGCGCACGAGACTAACTTATCGGACCAGATGGCGATGAGTTATGGGACGCTGTTCGCCAGGACGTTATCGGAACAAGATGGCTTCGTTACAGTAACACTTACATCCGGTTCGATACGGCTTATCGGACATGATACGGTGCGTAACCGAATCACTATCGGACGTTTACATACGAATTATCGGACGGCACAACTGGCAATCAAGGAGCGATAATATGTTGGTTTTTCACTATTCTCCACATGGGATTTCGATTATTCGGACGTACTCTCGTACTCCGATAACAAGTGGCAATTATCGGCTCAGCAGGAAGCCGGAAGGTATCGGACGTTTCCATATGGTCCAGAAACTACATTGGTTTTGGGACCAAAACAAGGTTTCCATTGAATGTTATCAGACGTTGGATAACACCGAAAAACGGGAGATTATCGGAATGTTGGATGCGCTCAACGGTGAGCCGGTACGACCGATAACTGACATGAAGCGACGATGGGAAGAAATTATCGGACCGATCGCGGTTCGGCATCTCGAATTGTTTTCGGACCATGAGCCCATCTCGCCGATGGACCGATAACTAGAATAACACTGGGTCCGAATTATCGGACCCTTTTCTTTTGCGCCGATTAGAACATTATCGGACCGTAGGGCCGTGAGTTATTATAGGACGTGGCCGGTAATCGTTTGGCGTGCGTATGTGTGGCCGATAAGTATTCGGATTGGGGCTCAGAATCGCGGTTTTGTAGCGCGGCGAAGTTATGGGGCGTGAGGATTATTGGGCGTGGCATATAATGCACGCATGGGGCAGCAGGACAGAAAAGGGCACATTATAGGACGAAGAAAGTTTTTTGGATTTATAGGTTATCGGCTCGACATTCCGGCGCAGGTATCCTATACTTCAGTGTAAGCACGAAAGGGAATAAATTATGGGACTCATCGACTATTCGGACCTAGTGGCAAGCGGCAAAATATCGGACGTTAAATCCGATAGTCAAGCGCCCGGAGGCGAGACAATTATTATCGGATGGATAATGGGATGTGTCGCATTTCCGATCATCATCTTTATCGGACTCTGGTTGATGGCGCATTCTTTTGAAGTAGCAGTTTATGGATTTATCGGACTCGGCCTGTGGGCGAGCGCACGTTATGGGACTAACAACAGCTTGGTGGCCCGATTACGTTATCGGAAGTTCAGCAAGCGGGAACGTCTGATAATCGCGAGGCGATTGTCGGAATAATTATAGGACGGGAGTCAATCATGGCAGTTATGGGACAGACAGGTCGAGTCGTATTATCGGACACAGTGCTCCAGTTCAAGAGCGCCCGAAAAAAGACAGTCCGATACAACTACGTCCGAGTACAGAATGGGTGGTTGTGCCAAGTTCTCGGACCTTTCCATAGCGCACTTTATGGGATGTGCAGCTTCGCAACAAAGAAATATCGGGCTAAAGCAGCACTGAAAAGACGGCTGGCGAACGATTATCGGTACTTCGGCTGTCTGTTGTTTTCGGACGTTGACGACGCCGATAATGTCGGCAAAGTGGACCTGAGATTATGGGACCAAATCAGTTCGGGTCGTCCTATAATCAAGACACCGGGCGAGCTTATCGGAACCGCTGGCATGTAATATCGGACGGAGAGCGGGTGGGGTTATCGGAACCTCGCCCCTCTTGGGCCGATAACAAGGAGTAGACCATGTGTAGATATAGGACCACAGCCGATGATTTCCTGATTATAGGACCAGCCTTCGGGACGTTGTGGGAACGTCCGGTAATTGACGGAATTCTGCGAGACAGGTTACCGGACCATACCCAGGACCATTTGGAGTTATCGGACTGTGCGGTCGGGACGCTGGAATGGGTGTTATCGGTCCTTCCAACTCGGAAGATTATCGCTCTTTGTGGCGGTTATCGGGAGTATGCGAATCGGCACATTATGGGACCAATCCTTTAAGGGGTGATAACTAAAAAGATCAGGGGTCCGAATTATCGGACCTTTTTCTTTGCGCAGACCAGAAAATTATCGGACGTTGGGCCGTGGGCGATTATCGGACGTGGCACATAACAGTTTGGTTTGTATGCGTGGACACGAATACTTATCGGATAGGGCCGAGAATATCGTATGGCGCAGAATGGGTTATCGGACCAGCCACAAAGCAGTTATCGGACCGCCATGCCCGTTATCGGGCCAAGCGGGTTTTTCGTTATCGGTCCCTGTGTTATCGGACGTTCGTGGACAAATGGTTATCGGACTCTTCCTCGTCTTGCTTATCGGACCTTCCTCCCCCCAGAGGGTTATCGGACGTAGCGCGGGGCGGGATTATCGGACCGTTCCGGGAATCGTTATGTACGTGTGATAATATCATGGTTTTTGACCCAATTAACCGTGATTTCGTTATAGGGCGTGCTTTTTTATCGGAATCGACCGAAAATATCGCGATTTTAACGGTTATAGGACGCTTTTTGCCGATAATTCGCGCATTATAGGACTCGCGTAACACATCTTATAGGACTTTCCGATAAGAATCAGCTTCTAGGGCGCGATAAACGGGATATTATAGGCAATTGACCGATAAATGATCTCAAAAAGCGGACGTAAATCAAATCATGCATTATCGGACAAAGTGCGATAATATCGACGATTGACGGCTCTCAGGGCCGAAAATTTATTTTCAATCCGCGCTTGACGTTTTGTATAACTTTACATAGAGTATTATGTAGGATGAAAAACGAGAGAACGAAAACGGACGCTAGGTCCGGTTCGTTATTCTCGGACGCAAGCCGAAGTCCCGCGAGGGACCGATAATAAGTGGCCGACGCAAGGTTGGTCCGAATAAGTGATGTTCCGATAACGAGTCTACTAGGCCCGTCCCATAAGTCAGGACGGTGTAGTCTCGGCTCTTGGGGCGGCAAGTCAATACGGGAGAAACGTATGAGCATTGACACCGCTGTCAAGAATGATGCCCAAGGAACGTCCGAGAAGTTCGGTCAGGATGCGTTTTTGGCAAACGCCGTCACGTATCGTCAGCACAAGCGAATTGTCGATGCGTGCTCGGGGTACGATAACGTCGATGACGCCATCGCAGGTCTGACCGCAGCGTGGGAATCGCTCGAAAGTCAGGTCGTAGAGGGTGGTCAGTACACCCCCGACCGTGAACTGGGTTTCGGGTCCGATAACGCGGCCACGATCGCAGAGACCCTTATGGGACTCAGGTCGACAACCGGCGCGACGCGCAAGGCGTTCAAGGATTTGGGCAAGGTCTAGTCTCGTCGGTCCACAGTCCGAGTAGAGTGTCTGACTCGAAGCGCCTCGAATCGTCGGGGCGCTTTACGATGGACATTCTGACATAAGTCAGGATAGAGCCGCTTGTCAGGGTAGCACCCTGTCGTTATAGGCACACTTAGAATCAGTGTCAGCGGTTCCCATAACCAATTTCAGCGGGAAGTCCGATAAGCGTCGGGTATCCCCGGAATGGGTTGGGGAGTAGGTCTGTAGTCTCCGCAGTACGGTCGGCGACGGCGCAGGAAGCGCGTCAATGGTCTGAACCGGGATCGTCAAGGCTATCGGTCAAAAGCCAGTCCAAGAAGCGGCAAAACGCAGAGTCTGAATTGCAGACTCAGTCTACGTCAATGACGTGGGCGGATATAAGTGACGGTTCGTCTACACGATTCCTTATCTGTCTGGCAAGGTCCGGGTGTCAGCCACCGTGGGAGCAAGACAGCAAAGGGTCTTTGTCGTGTATTACTATCTCTCGAATCGTCTCGGGAAACCGCTCGTCAGTCAGGTGATAGGCTCTTTTTTTGTCGTGGGATAGGGGCTCATTCGCGCAAGTCTTGTAAACTAATCCTCTTTGATTTCTCTCACAATGGTCGGACGAAGTTCGCTGAAACTTCCGATGGTCGGCGGGTCGGATATGAGGCACGGTTCAATTCTTGTCTTGAGGCCACATTCGATGGCGCACAGCGGGCAGTTGTGAGTCATTGGAAAGTTGGGATACACCCGAACGACACGACACGACGGCGGATCGAATAAACTGGATAACCGCACTGGCGCGGCAGTCTCGATTCGGATAGTCGTTAAAATAAGGATACATGAAACCATCCAGGGAAGAAACAGATTGCCAGATTATATCTGCCTGGATGTTATCCAAAAGAAAGTAGAGGAACGGACCTACGGGTCGGGAGTCAGCTACTGCGGGCTAATAACTCGCAATAGTCTGAGTGCGCGTGAAGGTGGGTTGGCGCGTGTCTTTTCTAGGTCGGTGGCGCAATTGGCAGCGCATCCCCAGTCGGGGGAAGGTTGCAGGTTCGAGTCCTGTCCGACCGTGTTTAAGGGGAAATGAAATGCTAGAACGTGTCACGAGTTTGATGCACTGCATGGTTACGGTCCTGGATTGGATCGTGGCTGGCGCGGTGGTTGTAGTGGTGGTGTCAATCGCCGTCACAATGTAGGGGAAATGAAATGTCAATGAAAGTGGGCATGTGGCTTATGTTCTTGTTGGGAACCATCGTAGGGTTTACCATCAGTACGTTATAGGTCCAACATAGAAACATAGCGCGCCGAGGAAACTATCCGGGGTTCTGAGAAAGAGTTTCCGGGTTTTTCATCGACAGTCTTGGTGTGCCTGTGTGCCAGGCGCCAAATCCCAGTCCGTCCCATTTCCGAGCGCTCTGCATTCCTTGTGTTCCTTGTAAAGGTGGTATAGGGTAGATCGAGACAAAAAGTGACTTTATCGGGCCAAAAACCCACCTTTTCCTACTGCACAGTCGCGCCTCATATGAGCCTCGTTTGGTCCCTATATGTGATTTTTCACCCGTGTGGAGGACAATGTCACCGTGTGGGGAAGAGTGGGGAAAATGGCGTTGGGAGTACGAGATTTGATCGTGATCGTCATACGATCTTATGCTATCGTCGTATTCGTCGATGGCTATCGTCATGTGCTTTTGGAGGTGTTAAACACCATGACATATTACATAATCATCGACGGGAAAGACATTTGTATAATGGAGGAAAAAGATATACGGATTGCTGACTTTCATGTTGATCATGTGTTGAGAGTCACAGCGGAGAAAACAACGAGCCTAAAAGTTGAACTGGTAGACGTGAAAACAATAGCAAGCGACGTTAGGCGATTTCCGTGAAAATCTGGCTATTATCATATTTGCTTGGAACCGAATAACCATCTCTCTGATGGGTCGATGGGTAAGCCGTAAGGCGTCCAACGGGTTAATAGTGGGAATTACCCACCCACTGGCGCAGAGCCAACGGTAGTAGGAAATCTACCTTATTCGGTCGTTTTTGGAGGGTACGAAAATGACAACAGAAGTCGTATACAAAGCCACCTGTGACGGAGTTCGTGGGGTTAACGGAAAATTAACAACTTGTGTGTCTGGCAACCACCGTCCTGATCACAATATGCCTGGAGCGCCAACAAAAGGGTTGGCGATAGAAAAGGCAAGGACTGGAAACGGATATAGGAGACCACACGACAACCCAGAAGTTCCAGATGGAGAGACGACACACCTCTGTTGTCCCGATTGTTGGCGCGAATACCAAAGATGGAACACGGTATTACCTATTCCGAAAGGAATCGACGGCCAGATCGAGCACTTGAAGAACTACGCCCATAAACATGTGTTTGACGTAGAACTCACATGTTCCAAATGCGAAAAGGTGGCTCATCTCAAAATGAACATAACAACAATCCTTAGTTGTTTAAGGGAATCTGGTTGGCCAATCTGTCCCGAATGTGGACAAGACATGGACGATAGCTTGGTTGACTAATTCAAGTGCGGTGGAGATCGACCTAACGGGATTGACTCGGGGCGATTTGGAAAACGAGGGGTTATCTGCGAACGAAATCATGTGGATTCTGGCAAATTCGGAGGTGGCGAAATGATCTTTGTGAATAGCAATTGTACTCCCGTAGTGGTGGTTTGTGACGACGAAACTGGACCTGATTATACGGTCCACACGACCAGGGATGTAGTCACAGTCGTTTGTGAAATATACAGTGTATCAGGCAGACTCCATTTCTCCACACTGGGAAAATTCTGCCTAAGCCAGGATTTCATAGACGAAACGGCCAGACAAGTGGGCGAACTGTAGTGAGGTACAAGAAGTCAGATAAACGTGCATATCTGAATCTCTGTAGGCGATACAACAAAGCGTGGCATGACTTAAAAGAAGTGTCCACGAATCCTACCGGGGATGAGCAGGCGATACATGTGTTCACTGTTCTGTCTATCTGTCTGCACGCGGCAAAAGCCAGAGTCCCGATAAGATGGGGTTTACTTGGATTCGTCCGAAAGTGTGGGATGGCGCGAAAGGTAGGGTAAGATGGACATTTCTCTCAAGCCAGGTACTTGCCATCGCGGGTTTGTCATCACTTATTCGATATACAAAGACTCAAGATTGATGGGGTTCCTGTGTTTTTGCGAAACTCTTTGTGAGTGGCAGATCGTTGGAGTCAAAGATCGTGGCGGGTTTAGTCTTCTGGATATCTCCGAGACTTGGTCGCTGTTGATCAATCGGCTCGGTTTGGAGAAAGCATAGTGACTTGGCATAGAATGTGTACTCTCATGGCGACCAGAAATTGTTATGAGGGAGGAATGTCTGCCAAGAAAATCGCCGAACAATCAAACGTCTCCTTGAGTACTGTCTATTATCGACTCAAAACTCTGGGAACAGAAATACGTGGAGGGGGAAAATGAAGATACTTGTGGACAGTGGTGTACCGTCTCTGAGGGCCGCAGTCAGTAACGGTAAAGGGAAAGTGATCGAGTACGACATCATCTCGCGAGATGAAGTCATTGGAACTCTACATCGATTTGAAAGTGTTGGCACATGGAGCATTAACACACACCCTGACTACTCATTCAGCATTGGTTTCGTCGGTCGATTGATTCAGGTCATGTTGGAATACCAAGGACCAGCGTGAAAGAAGGTACACGAAATGTCAGATGACTATGCCAAGCCAGGGGATACGATCGAGATTACGTGGGATTATGATGACTGGAAAGGCAGGCGATACATAGTCGTGGAATGTCCAGAATCGTACAAGGGTACGTCTTGTGACAATCCAGGAAATGCTTGGGTTATTGCAGAAAAGGGCAAATCACCGTCCTATCTCTTTGCCGGTAACTACAAAATCGTGGCGAGAGGCAATGGCCAGACGACAACGGGAGAGGGCGTTGACAAGTCTCTGAAGCGTCAATTGAACGACAACTTGAGGAGGGTATTCACATAATGTTGACTCATGCAGACGACTATCGGATAATGACCGATGAAGACATGGACAATGGCAAAGAAACTGTCTCGTCTCAGCAATGAACGTGGATCAACACCACACGAGGCACGTCTGATGGCGTGTATTCGTCTTCTGCTTGGCCATATCGAGGGTATCAAGGATGGCGCGATTGCAGTAGTCGAGGGGCTGGGTGAGAAAAGAGACCCACCGTGTAGCAACATGACAGACATATACGACGAAGGCTATACTCAGTGTAAGGAAGATGTGGCAAATGTGCTTCGAGGTGAAAAATGACCGTAGAACGTATGTGGATCAATCAGCCATCAAAACTCCAACCGTACCATAATTTACACGGTACTCGTGTGTTAGCGGTGCGTGAATCGTATGAGACATCTCGAATCTATTTCCTGAGCGGCGATGTTATCAGTCAAGTGATTGACCCAGTAGCGTTGTCTCCCGGATGGAGGTAAGAAATGAGTGCGATAAAGCAACTGTTGGAAGGTCACAATGAGTTCATCAACCCGGTAATCAAGGCGTTGTTGGATCGTAGCGGGGAAAAACCTGTGATCGACGACGAAGATGCAGCAAAAAAAGAAGCTGCCATGCTGATCGCTGGGGTACTTACCGGAGTCAAGGTGTTGATCATGCAATCCGCTAAGCTGATCGAGGAAATGGAACTTGACGACGTAGTGTAAAGGAGTGGACACGAATGGAAACATGTCCTGGATGTCAGACAACGTTCTCGACCGAGGAAAACTTCACACCGCCGAACATCGTCAAGTGTCCCGGATGCGGAATGGTTGCACTGGGTTTCTCAGGCGGGTTCGGAGAGGTGATGGCAGCGCTGGATATCATATTGCCGTAAGGAGACAAAGTGTCATACGAAGAATGGACCATATGTTGTTTAATACTTTCGGCGTTTTTCATGTGGAAAGCGAACGGAGGATGGAGACGAAAATGAAATTCTTAGAAACATTCTTCACAGTAGCCGTGGCTCTAGGGGCATGTTGTTTTGCGGCATTCGTTGCCTGTTGTATTGCACTGCGGATTCTCATGTGGCCGATAATCGTGGTCTGTCTGATCATTCTGGCATACTGTGCGGTGACGTGAAAAGAAACGGTGATACGAAATGTCGTATGAGAAATAGACTATCTGTTGTATGTTGCTTTCTGCCTTCTTTATGTGGAAAGCAAACGGAGGGTGTAAAAGATGAGTGCGACTCTAGAAATGGTCGAAGTTCGGACTCGGAAACTACTCGAACAATACCCAAACGATATCGAGATAGCGTATATGCTGTCCGATATAGCTTTGGTCCGTAGTCAATTGGAACAACTACTCGATAGGGCAGGGGCTGGAACAATTCGTCTGAACTTGAGTTGTGGTTCAAAGTGCGGTAATTGCGGTCGTCACGGGTCGGAAAAGGTGATCGGACAAAGTTGTTTGGCTTGTGGTTGTTGTAAAGGGGTGTTCAAACCGAACTAATAGAACGAAGGGACACGACATACCAATAGGAGGCACAGAATGAAAGGTCGATGCTATCCGTTGAATGACCGTCCGACTTTCGAGGACATACAGGCTCTAGGTATCAATGGTGACTTCAATATCAACAAGGCAATAGCCTGTCCATTCACGCCTGGGGAAATTGGCATCGTATGCGTGAAGGCTGGTGAATTCCGACCGCCTCTCGCTGGTGAATGGTTCCTCAGCGGCGCGATCATCGAAGCGTATAGGACGAGAAACAATTTCACTACTCCGAAACAAATTGCGCGTCTTGTTGTGGTCAAAACCGAGATGAGCGTGACGGAAATAAGTAAGCTCAGAGTGGAACAACTGACGAGGGTCGAATGATGTGCAAATGCAACAAACGGAGACCGGTCCATGACGAATTCATGGCTGAGTACTGCATCGAGTGTGGGCGTATATGGGTGATTGACTTTGGGTGTGGGGAGCGAAAGACGGAACGGTTCGTTCCAATCAGAAAACCAATGGGGGGTGTCTGGATAGGGCACACGTTCATCAAGGACAGGTCAGGGCGGTTGGCTGGTGCTTTAAGGGGTAGGTGAAAAACATGGACAAACAAACGACTATGGCGGCATGTCTGGTCATTGCTTTTATCTCATTCTTGATCATCATCGGGATCAACTCGGGGGTGATAGGGTAATGTCGAAAAGGGTGAAGTTCGTAACGAGGTGTAAGGTCAAGGGCGCGAAGTGCCCACGATGTAAATACTCTCAGGTGGTAGCCGATCCGAGAGGTGGAGAGTGGCTCGGCTGCACCATTTGTGGAAAGGTCTGGAAAAATGCCGAGAAAGAAAAAGCAACAGATTGAATCGTTCAATGTTAGGGTGTACGTCAACGAGGACGGAGTGGCCACGTTAGGACATGTCAATAAGTTCCGTCTGACTCCGTCGAGTAAGGAGTTTCTCGGGATTTGGGTCCGAGGCAACAGGCGCAGATTGGCCCGTCTACTTGGGATTCGCATACACGAAGACTAAGGGGTCCGAAATGTGGAAACAGTTGAAGTGGGCAGGATGGAATATCCCTTTGTGGATACTTGCGGGATGGTGTCCCCACCACGGTCATAATCCCTCAAAGAGATGTCCCGTCTGTACGGGTATCAAAAAACAGAGGGAGTGAGATGAGAAAAGTCAAGCTTTTGTTGTTGGACAGACCTGATCAGGATTGGTCAGAGGGCACCGAGGTTGAATTTCTTGTAGAGGATTTCGTAGACCAGCAATCACAAGAGATATTCTTCCACAACCTACGCTTGCTCGTCGGGCCAAATGTCCAAATCTTCGATGCGACAGCGGTACCTGTCGTTCACTTCATTCGTCACAAGCACCAAGAAGTCGGGGTTGACCCGAAACAATCTTCGTTGTCTTGAAAGGAAAAGAAAGATGTTCACGATTTTCAGTCTGAAGCTTCTGTGTATGTTTGTTTTCGGCGTCTGGGGATTGGCGATGGCCATCAACATCGCGAGAGGACATCGAGTCGGAGCAATTCCCTTGTTTTTGGTCGTGGGGTCGGCGATCTGCTTCAGTTGGTGTCAAGGTTGGTTGGTTCCGTAGGTATATCAGGGCTAAGCGTTTTCAGGTGATACGTTCCTGAGATGAGATCAATCCGTAGATTGATTAGCGTTGGCCCGTGTGTCGGAGAGTCTGATTTGGGCGATTAGGGGGTGTAAACCCCCCGCGTGTCGGGTGAAAACCCGGTTACCTTAACCCAACATGAAGGCCAGTCGGCATGTAGGTGGTGTGGCGGCGGTCGCACCAGGCGGACGATTGTGCGGTGAAAGGCCGGGGTTATTTCGTCCCAGGCTAGTCAGGGGGTGGCTAGTCATATGTGTGGTAGAGCGGTCGAGTGATTAGGCATCGTAGCTGATGTCTGGAAGCTAGCTGATTCAATTAGGCTTAGGCTCGTTCGCGAGTCGTCATTGCCGTGGCGAGACGAAAAAGGCAATTGCGATATTGATACTCGCCTGGAGTCCCCGATGATAACAAGTTGGGGAAGGGATTATGGCAATCCACGGGATTGTCAGGTGTCACTGGTGGGGGTAGGCACTTTTAAGATTGTGGGTTGTGTCAGAGTCATGGAGTCTTTATGGTATGGCTCCTAGTGGCGCAGGAGACGACTGGTAGCCGATTGGCTACCACCGTCATTGCAGGAACAGGTGGGGGTTCCCGTACTTTTAATGGAGAGCCAATAAAGAACTGTGAGAAAGGTTCGAGCCGTGTTGGTCTTCCAGTTGAAAACAGGAGAGCGTTCACACAGCGCATGAAGCCAGTGAACGGGAAAACGAGATGGCTTAGCCGCTTCGTTTGTGCAGGAATTGGTGGGGATTCCTTGATGTACAGGATAGACTCGGGTAACGTGCAGAGTAGTGCATGGCGATGAGTAGGGATGGGAGAATCGGTGGGGATAACTCCATTGTTGTGAGCAATCAAAGAGCGAGCAGAGGTGGCCTGCGTCGTATTGGCATGTCGGGAGCCTATTGGTAAGCCCGAAATGCATAGAAACGGCTAAAATTAAACGCTCGTTATGCTGTCGTGTAATACGATAGTATGGCGAGATGTCCCTGGCGCACATGAGTCATTGCCTCTAAGGCGTAACCGTGTGTTACTGTCGGGGATGTCTCGCTGTACTGTGTGGTGTGGAAGGAGGGTCAAATGTCCGATATCGCCTACGCGAAACCTGGGGATACGATCGTGTCTCGGAATACGAATGCGAGCAAAGTTAGTCGCATGTTGGTCATTGATCGCCCAGCAGATCAGGTAGGCATCGCCGACGACGAACCTGGGTGTGCTTGGTTTAGATCAAGTTCCGGACATGCGTTTTTTCTCAGACCAAAGAACTACACAGTTGTGGAGCGTGCTGGAAAAGTCCATCGCGTGGTAGGTGTGGATTTAGAGTTAGACGTGGACGCTTCTCTGAAAAAACAAAGAGACAATAACTTGAGGCACGCTTTCGGTTTCTAAGGGAGAATGAAATGTCGACGATAACAGTGAAACCTGGGGACATACTAAGGCTTGAACAAAGTAATGGACAACTCATCGTGATGTCTGTCGGCGAAAACGAACTGATAATTACTTCAGCCAGTGCTGATTCGCGTCTTGATATAGACAGACCAGCAAGTTTCTCAATGCGTGTCAGGGCTGAAAAAGGGTAAAACAGATGTTGCGAGGCGTAATAATCTACATCGCGTTGGTGGCTACTGCAATCGTCTTCTTCCTCCTGTTCACGCTTCGTGTGTGCCAGAAAATCTGAGAGGTAATACCATGTATAACCCGTCGTTGAGAACGTGTCTGATTGTCATGTTTCTTTTGGCTGTCTTTATCACGATCGTGACATCTCTTTGAAAGGTCTGAGATGAATAGACAAGCCAATCCAGGCAACATGAATACCGAGTATGCTCAGCCTGGAGATACCATCGAAATCACACATTCGGAATACTCGACTGGTCGTCAGTATGTGGTGGTAGAATGCCCAGATAATGCAAAGCATAATCCACCAGGATGTGCGTGGCATAAAAACTCAAATGGTTGTCTGTCATACTGGACAAGAGAATATTACAAGATAGTGAAGCGCAAGGGTAAAGGCGTTTCAACTCCGAGTATCGTAAACGATACTCCTATGGATTTGGAGAAGTCTCTAAGACAAAAACGGGATGCACTTCTGAGAGGTTACTTCACATGAACTACGAACTGAAACCGGGTGATACGGCTACGATCGCACAAGAGAATGGTGAAACTCTCACGATCAGGGCTTATGAGAATTTCACTATGGTTCAAGCGATGTCTCATAAGACAACACTGTCCATAGACTTCGACTCAGACTTCATCGCGGCTGTCAAGGTGGTGGAAAAGAAAGAAGTAAAACAAGTTCGGGTTCGAGCAAATGACGAGGTGGTCGAATTCATGCAGTCGCAATTCCCAGACAGAGTTGGGAACGCCAAGGTCATGGACTTTGCCGGGACAGCCGTTCTTGGTGTGCTGATCGACATCGAAGGATTGAATCACAACGATTTGATGCGAGCAGGAATGTCTTACCACGAGGCGGTACATCTTCTAGGCAAATAGCGGAGTGAAAAAATGAAAACGATTCTTCTCATCATTGATCTAACACTTTGAATGGCGTGCCTAGTGGTACTCCACTTGGTTATCTGCAATTTTCTGGGAGACACGAGTATGTGGGTATCTGGTGCCATTATGGGATGTACCACCACATACGCCAGGTGGGAACAATTCCGTCGTCGCCTGCTGGAGTAGAAAGTTGCCATGTGTGAGACAAAAGATTTCACTCCGATGAGTGGTGACACTGGGTGTATCGTCGGTTTCGATAATGTCCAGAACGTCATTGCGAGAAGGTACCCAGAAACCACAAGGTTAAGATTCCAAGGTGTGTGGAACTTCTTCGAAGAACAAAAGTTGGTAGCACAAGCTTGGGTCAAAGAAGATGATACGTGGTGGGTTGTTGTGAAACCTCTGTAAGGAATTTGATCATGAAACCTTGTTCATGTTGCAAAGACCAAAAGAAACCAAACAAAACTGGAGCGGAAGGGTATGGATTCAATCGACTTGAGGGTGACTCTCGCCAGTGGGCGGAAGACAATCTGTTCGCTCGGTCCGAGTATTGTGTGTCGGTCAGGGGCGGCAAGAAATTCAGCGGACCTTTGTGGCAAAAGGTCAAATGCGGCGATGGAACCATGGGGTTCTCGACAAGACGTAAAGGGCAGGTCGACGAAGTCAAGATGGAAATCGGACTAGACGAACAATTCAAGAAGAAGAGGCACACGTTGGTTCGGAACAAGTCGGCGAGAGCATCGACTAATAGAAGGGCGCGGAGGGTTGATGGTAGTAAATGGAGTTTGGCGTCTCGTGTAGAGGTGTCTGATGCCAATCGTGATCCGATGGTGGTAGCTGAGAAGAAAGCTGTCGAGAAAAAAAGTCTGCGTGCCAGAAATCGTAATCGTGGTGCGGCCCGTGGATGGAAAAGGTCTATTGCAGCCTAAAGAAGACAAAATGGAAACTTCAGACGATTGGGAAACGATCCCTATATCGTTTGGTAGATAATTCGTGGTCCGTCCCTTGGATAAGAGCTTCGATCAACCGCTACAGGCGTCCCGAAGACTAGGGAAAGTGTAGGGCGAAGCCACCACGAATCTGATGGAAGCGGTAGCTCAGTGGTAGAGCGTCTGCGAGACCCCTTTGGGGCCAGAAGGTCGTGGGTTCGAATCCCACCCGTAACCTTTGTCGCGTTGTCGGGGTAAAACGTGGTCGAACGAAGCCGGTCCCAAAGTATCGGGGTATGCATAAAGTCCGAAGCTATAAGTCTTCCACACCCGACAGCGTGATAAGAAGTCCCTGATGCGTATTACCCGTATGCCTAATGGTGCTAGTGTACGTTATGAGTCGGGGATTTCTTGTTACGCTGTCAAAGATCGCATGTAGCTCAATTGGAAGAGCTTAGGTAGGTCATTCCTATCTGTAATAACCCGGAAGGGTTGGTTGTGGGTTCGAATCCCATCCTGCGAGATACACTACTGAAATGATGAGGGTCGCAAACGTATGTGACGGGGACTACAGCCATCTGATCCATGGCCAATGTAGTCATTGCCGACTAGGGTGGGCTTTCGGCTTGGATAAGAAAGGGAAAATATGAGTACAACATACTATGCACATGTGATCGTTGGTCTGAGACTACCAAAATCGGCAATTATCACCAGAGAAATGATAAGGGGTTGCGACCACGTTCACCCAGGCGAAACAAGCGATGCTGAGTATTGTTCGCAGTGTGGGGAAGAAATATGGGTAGAAGAAACAGGCTACCGTAAAGAATTTGACCCATGCAAAGAAACGCTTGGAGGGATCGGTGTTATCCGATCCCAATACGACGACTTCGTGTTTGTGTGTGGTATGCATTGCGAAACCAAACTCGACGGAGACGAGGATGGTTTTAAGAGGTTCAACCACACAGAAGTGCGTGAAGAGTTTGTCAGGGAAAGAATCAAAACCGCCATGTCGAATCTCGGATTGTGGGATGAAAACGAGTTCGGGACATGGCTTGTCATGACAGCTTCATAAAAGGAGATTAACGATGAGAGACGAGGGGCCTTCGGGCCACATGCACGCAGACAACGATGGACCTATTGGCAATATGTGTAACGAAGCGCCAAAGCCAAGGAAAATTTTATCCCCCCACGAGGCACACGAGTCGACCAACATCTTGCTTGGTATGCTGTGTGGTCATGTTGAAAATCTGGTCAAAGAGTCCAACCGAGCAAACGAAGGTGCTCGTCGTCGACACGATGAATGGCAAGAAACCATGAGAAATGCGGGAGAGATACAGGTTAAAGCCCAAAAAATTGGGGCGAAAGTAGTCATGATCGGCATCTGTCTCATGTCTACGATCATCTCTGTCGTCGTCAGTCTGTTGATCTAAGTCTGGAGGTTGCTGTGGGTGGTAAAGAACTGATCGTTCTGTGTGGTCTCCCTGGTAGTGGAAAAAGCACATACGCAAAGAAAGAGTGGGGAGACTCACACATAATCATTTGTGCTGACGAATTCAGGAAGGTCTACACAGGTAAAGATTTCGACCTATCTGCTGAACATATGATCTATCTGATGGTCTCGACAACTGTCGAAGTTCTACTAAAACGATCCATGCCCGTAGTCATAGACATGACAAGTCTCACAGTCAAGAGTAGACTCAAGTGGATCGACTTAGCTGTGAAGTGTAGCGCTCCTGTCAGTTGCGTGTGGATGGATGTGGCAACGTCTGTCTGTCTGGCAAGGAATGCTGGCAGAAAAAGAAAAGTGCCTGCCCATGTTATCGAAGAAATGGCAAATCGATTCAAGCCCCCAACTGGAGAAAACGACGAAGGTTTTGATAAAATCGTGAGAGTCACCGAGTGGGGCCAAAATGAGGGGCCGACGTGCCCTATATACCAGTGTCCAGAGTGTTTGCGTATGAACGACAACTGTACATGTGGGGCAGATTTGTGTGAAGAAGACAAGAACGAACGAATAGACTGAGGGGGCTTAACTCAGTTGGTAGAGTAGAAGACTCATAACCTTCAAGTCGTGGGTTCGAGTCCCACAGCCCCCATTCCACCCCCATAGGAGATTGCTATGAAATGGCAAGTGGACAAAAGCAACGACGCGTATGGATATTTTACAATACGGCCCTTTGATGGATCGTCCAATGGGAATATACAGGAGCAACCAATAGCTACTGTGTATGAAGAACAAGACGCGATATCGATTGTCGATGAACACAACAAGGGATTATAAATCGTGCACAGAAAGCTAGGCAAAAGGCAAAGGATGTTGATGCTTGAGGCGGCTAGGCGATGGCTCTTGGAGACACGGTTTCTTTACTCCAATGTCGAAGCTCGTCATACTTTCATGTTGGGAAACAACGAAAAGACAATGACCGGCATCTGGACAGGAGTTGGAACACAGTCTGATTACCAAACAGTTGTGAACGCTGGGTTGATGACCTGGGTCAATTTCCGTCATGGGTCAACAATGTGGTGTCGCATGACAGACAAAGGGGCTGATCTCGTTCAGCGTTGGATACATGCTGGACTTCACCTTGGTCTTTTTGACGGGTACGAACCAAGTTACCATGTCGACTCGATTATAGAGTCGTGTCTACAAAGCGAAAGGGAGAAATCATGTACAAGATAACCATCTGGAATCGAACGAGCACAAACTTCAACCAAAACTCTTTCGTCAGGCAGCACGGCACAGACAGCTTCAACATAGTAATCGAGGCCAATGCCCTGGCCTGTATGATGACTGCCGTCAGAAGTTCTGACATCCAGAAAGCAACGCTAGAAGGCCCTCACGGCACTCTCTCTTGGACAAAGAGCCAACCACCCGTACTCGATCCGGCAGATGAGTGTGACTACAACAACGAAGAGTTTGGTTGTGATGATCAGGACTGTGATTGCAACAATGGCTTTTGAGATGTCTTAAGGGGGAGGATAACGAGAAGTGTGAGCAGCCAGTCTGTTGGTGGTAGCCGTTGACTGGACGGTGGAACCATTCCTCGCACTTCGTCATCTCCCCCTTTTGACTACCCTAACCACGAAAGGACAAGATCGATGAAGAAAGAAAAAGCAAAGAAGAAGCTCGAAGACAAAATCACCCCGCGAGGCGAAATACTACATGAGGCCCACAGTCGTCAACATGGAACCAGCCATCGCTATGGCGAAACGGTTGCTGTCGGAACTGACGATAACGGCGATGACATCAAACTCACAATTGGCACGAGGTGTAGTTGTGGTCATCGCATTCGTAGCATCAACCATCTAGAAGGGGCGCATCACAAAAAGACGGTTGCTCGTTGCGGCAATCGTTGATCGGAGATCGATATGTTGCTGAGCGAAATAGAGGATGTGACGAGGCAGAACCACCTAGTACACCAACTCTTTAGCGTCAAGCGATGTTTTGGAGGACATTCCTCTATCGGAGTGGTGGTCGGTTCAGGCGTAGAAACCGACCGTTGTTCGACAATAGCGGAACTTGTCCTGTGCGGCCATGTACCATCTGGGTTTGAATGGCTCGATCCATTTCTCTCAGCAGTACCGAAGGTATCAGAAAACCCATGCAACATCGATATGATCGTGACACCACCTCGATACAATGATGGACCACCTTGTCCGTGGGACGTAGCTCTGGCAGAACAACAAGCCGCTAGAGCTAGGGTGGCACTCAAGAAACTGCATCGTCGCCGTGGTTGTGAAGTTAGTTTGCCCTGTGTCTGTTTGTGTCCTACTAACTTGGAGAATGGAATGTCGTACAAATACGAAGATCAAAAAGAGTGGCTTTTCACAGATGAAGGCCAGAGAAAATTTCTGGCCATTCGGGACAAAGTCTTCGCTCTCCTGAAAACATCAGGAGCATTCATGATGGAAAATATTCTCAGCGGTGGCGATTGGGAATGTCTCGCCTGTGTCGACAGGATGGTAGAACTCCACGAAATTCGTGAGATTCCGCAGATCGATGATTTCCTCGCTGGACAGCACCGTGTCTTTGTGAAAGTTAGTTCTTAGGAGTCGGTGTGATGGCAGAGACATACGAGTGGACGCCAGACAGAATAGCAAATGGCATACTCACTTGGAATAATTGGCCAGGGTTTGAAGGTCATTGGTGCGACAAGTGCCAAAGAACCATGAACACAATGGGTATGTCGTATGATCATGTGTGCCCTATATGTGACCCTGAAAACGAGCACTATGCCATGTGTTCCATGAACCACATGGGGTTTATGCCACACGATAACCCTAAGTTCGGGCCGACACTCGCAACCATCAAAGCCGGTAGGGAACTGGCGGGCGTAATCCACGAAAGTAGACGTGCCTATCCAATAGGGACAAGGGTGATGGCGCATGACTACCACTACGGATTTGGCCACACGAACTATCCCATTTACACGGCAACCGTTGTTGAGTGGGATGTAGAGAATAGTTGGCCGGGATTGTGGCTGAAATACCGCATCGCCGTAGATGGTGGCAATCAGTTCAAGTCGGTGTGTGAAAGCAATCTAGCGCCATTCCGACAATTCCATGATGGCCAAAAAGTTCTTGTCAGACACAACAACGAATGGCTTCAAGCAACGGTGGTTGGGTTGGCGAATGAGTCAGAAGAATCTTACTTCTCATACCGCCATCATTGGTATGCGATCGTGACTCAGTACAGTGACGTGGAAGTATCCTCATGTCAACACCAGTCGATTTTCAATGGCAAGGTAAGGGAGTGCGACTTGAGATTGGATGGACCGAACCCGAATTGCCAATGGTGTGGAGGATCGGGGGAACTCGTGTTGTTTACTTCCAGTAAACCTTGCGTTGATTGTTGGGTGTAACTTTTCGAAGGGAAAACGAAATGGATATGAAGATGAAGCGAGAATTCATGCATGTCATTCAGGACGTAGAGGGCAATGAGACAATGCTTATCCTCGAACGAGTCGAGGGTTGTGTCGTTACCGGGCACGCGGGTACGGTGACCGTTACAACTCAGACGATGGGTGGTTTGGCGGCGCTTATTGAATTGTGTCTGACCAACCAAGGTGAGAAAAGAATCAACAGCGCATTTCGTTCTATTGAAGAAGCACTCATCAACTTCGTCGGGTAGTCTGTTAGATGTCAGATGGGTAGGAGAAAGTAATGATAGTAGGAATGACCAAAACAGAGACCTGCGCGTTTCGGAGGATTCTAGATAAGATCGCTGAGAAATTCGGCAGGTATGCCTACCTCGAACTTTACGAAGATGGGAGTGGATTCATCGGAGACAAACTCGGAGGTGGTCCTGTCGGAATTACTGTGGTAGGATTCGATGGGTTGGGAGAGTTGTCAACCATCTTAGAAACACCTCTGGAAGAGCTTGACTGTAGTCCTGGAGGAAATCATGGTAAGTGGTAAGTGCGTCTTGTGCGGTGATCCAGTCGGGGAAAACGACGAAAGCTTGTGCGATGAGTGCGCCGAATGCCTTGAACCTACGTATTTGTTCTAGGGGATTGGAATATGCCCAAAGGAAAAAGGGAACTGTTGAGGAAGGTTGATGTCCCGGAAGGCAAAAGTGGGGATTGGGAAGTCTCCAGATTCGAAGCTACAGAGGAAGACATTAGACTACACAACCTTCGCGAACGTATTCATCGTACTTATAGATTCATGGAAGCTGGCGTTTACACGAAATTGACTCATCGTGGCAAGATCGTTATGTCTGATACGCTAGCGGAATTGCGAGACCACCGGGAACCGGCAAGACGCACAAGGGATGATAGAGGTGATCCAGAATATCCGAATCATGTCCTGGTCAACGGCTTGGGTTTGGGTGTGGTGGCACAGGCTATACTGGACGAACCAACAGTAGATTCTCTGACTGTCATAGAAAAATCAGAGGATGTAATAGCCCTAGTTAGTGGACACTACAAGTGTCGGTATGGAGACAGGTTAATTGTAGTGTGTGCGGATGCATTCGATTGGAAACCGCCAAAGGGCCAACGATATCGCGTCGTATGGCACGACATTTGGAATGATATCTGCGCAGATAATCTACCGGAGATGCACAAGCTTCATCGCAAGTATGGACGACGATGTGATTGGCAGGGTAGTTGGTGTAGGCGGATGTGTGAAACAAGGAAATAAAATAATGCAAAAACAGCGGTTTCCTAAAGTGCAAATGTTCATCATCGCCAGTCAAAAAGAAGTTAATGAATTCGTCGAGTACGGCCTTAAGTGGTTGGGATACGACCCCGTTATCAAGGTGTGCCCATTGTCTACAAGCGAATGGGTAGATTTCCCGTTTCTCCAGGATGATTCTGGTTCTTGGCATGGCGCAGACGGCATAGCGGCTTTTATGAGAAATGCGGATTAACTGTAAAATCCAGAGGATTTTTCTATGTGTTACTTTGACAACGCAACACAAAAAACTCAAATCACCGTTGATGCCATCTGCCACGAGCTAAAAAACCCGAAACTAGGAAAAGTAGATTTAGTTGTGGGTATAGGATTCAGCGGCACACTACTGCTTTCCGCTATCCATTTGCAATCTGGTTTACCGTTTGGCGCTATCCGTAAAGATAAAAGCGGAACTCATTCTAGTAGGACTGTCGAGACTGGCGGAACAAGATATCTTCAAAACGGTCAAAGGTATGTCATTGTCGATGACTTTACCGATTCGGGCATGACTATATCCAGCATCATAGCTACGATGTCGAGCCATGAGTGTGTGGGTATTATTTTTTACCAAGATACAAAATTCCATCGCGGTGACACGCTGAATGATCATCCAAACATCCCTCTGATCTGTCTGGCCTGCGACATAGAAGAAATCGTAATGAGTGAGCGCACTGAAAAGGAGACTTGCGGTGTGTAGATCAAAGCGAGAGTTGTTGATGAAGCTTCAGTCGTTGATTAATAAGTATCGTGGCTCTGAGAACTTTGTCCACATGATGGATGAGTGGCCAAAAACCATCAGGGCACTTGTGTTTAGCTCCACACCACTAATGATTCGTCTAGGAATGTTGATGCCACTTGACGATTATGAATTACCTGAGCCCGATAACAACAGCTTTGAAGACAGAATGGCTGATTGTCGGAAGGGTAATCATCGTCTGAAAATAGTGGCCACGTATTGTGGAGACAACATCTCTGGACCATCAGGAGCGGATATCACGACTATCAGATGGTGTGAAGTGTGTGGATCAGTGGTCGGGGACATTGATGTAGACAATAGAGTACAGCCTGGCGCTTTGTTTAGTATGGTAATCCCGGAGATTTCAAAATGATGATTACAATATCCATAGTAAGCATCGTCATAGGATACCTTGTAGGCTACAAAGTCGGCTACTCTCTGTGTGTCTGTCAATACAGAGCGGCACTTGATGCGGTCAAAGCGTCATCCGAAAACCAAGGAAAGAGAAAATCGTGATAGTAGGACTGTGCTCTGTGAATCGACACAGGGGTAACGGCGTACATGTAATTGTACCTTCAGTCCACTTAGCCCCTGTCGTCTAGTGGACCAGGACGGTGGCCCTTCAAGCCACAAACCGGAGTTCGAATCTCCGCAGGGGCAATGGTTAAAGATTCACCACATGACGCAGTAGCCCGCCGCTGTGGTAAATGGTGTGTAAACAAATTGTGGGCCAAAACAACTGGAGAACATCATGTCAGACATTCTTGTAATCGATCTTCAGTGTCGGACGGCAAAGTGCTATGTGTGTGGCGTTTACACAGACAACAGCAAGGGAATACCTGTCCATGCAGGTATGATACTACCCAACGATTGGTCTGGAGAATGGATCGGCGCAGAGGCGTGTGGCAAGTGTTTCGATATCCAACAAGAGATACAATCTCCACTCACCGTATACGAATTCACAGAAAGACATCTACCCCTGTCGTCTGCTGCCAAACAGATGCTGGAAGAGTTCAGCAACGAAAACACAGTACGCGAACACAACGGAGAATTTTGCTGGTGGGGCTCTGCAAGGGTGGCCAACGAGGACGACGTAATGACTCTTCGCCATAGGGGTTTCCTAATATCAGATGGAGATGGCGGGTTTTCAGTCACAGAATCGGGAAGGGCCTATGCGAGAAATCTTTAACCTAGACGGCAAAAAACAACGAGTAAACACCATTGAGGATGCATTACGCATTGTCAGAGAAAGCTATCCTGGCGCATACAAACAGGGTTGTGTTGGAGCATGGTGTTTTTACTATCCCACATGTAAAACGGAAAACATGGTGGCGGAAGCATGGATTATACAAGGGAAAAATCCCGGATGGTGGTTAGTAGTTAAGAGGAAACAATCATGATCCCATTACCAACAACAGAAGATGTCAGAACGATCGGTCAAGAGTTGTTCTTCGAATATCACTGTGAAGAATCCGCATCGTCTTGTGATGCTGAGTTGTGGTATCATTCCCATCAGAAGGTCACTGTGTTGAAATTCGTAGACAACGACGGGTGGAATATTCAAACCTTGAAAGAAAGAGGCGAGACTGGGCATCCGATAGCATATGAAATTGAGTTTGTAGACGGGTTCATCGGCACTGCTCTCGAAGATGAACTAGTAGATAGCGAAAAGGAATATTTTCGTCCTGACCCACCGAAAGGAAGATGAACCCATGAGAATCACAGAAGAAGAATTCAAACGGGCTGGGGAACTCGAAGAGGGAATCACTGTTGGTACTCTTGGGGAAGCATTCGCACACAGTAATGAGGAACTTAAACTCATGATCAAAGCCAAGAGACTTACTCTGGCCTACTTGGAAGGTAGAGGGGCAAGGTGGCAATTGGCACTAGGCCCTTTGCGTCACGAACTGGAACAACTAGAGGGCTTCTCCGAGGCAAGAAAAAGAGATAAGTCATGATACACACACTTGTCGATGGCATAGAAAGTCTCGTGTTGGCGCACGCCTGTGGTGGAGTGGACGTGGAAGACGCCAAATACGTTGAAGGTGTACAAACGGCGATCAATGCCTGTCTCAATCAGGAGTAATTCAGAATGGCTTTAACACAAAAACAAGAAGCTCGACTGGTTCGGATGCAAACAGCACTCAGGATGTGCGATCTGTATGCCATGAAGTGGATGACCATGGTCAACTCTGGTGCGAATCAGCGAAGGATAGTGTGCAAAGGTGACCACCGGTTGACACCAGATGAACTGATCGACGACGCAATGTCGGTCGTCCAAAGGCACATCGAGAGGATGGAGGAAATATCAAACAACATCGCGTTGTTGATGGAAGGGCGCGAAGACGAAATCGAATCACCAACCCACTAGGAAATAACCATGAATGCATTTGCAAGAGCAGCGAAAAGAAAAGCAGTGTTCCGTCTCCACGAACATCAGATCGAATTTGAACCAGAACAGACACTAGTCATCATCGACATGCAGGAATTGTTCATCGAAGCAGACGAAGAGAAAATCATTCCAAACATCATAGCGATGATAAGACACGCAATTGCCAAGAAATGGGCGATCATCGTGGTGGAATATTCTGGGTCGGGGGAGACCGATCAAGAAATCACACAAGCACTTCGGGGATACCCGCACAAAGACACTGTAACCAAACATGATTGCGATGGTGGCAGACAGGTTATCGCGTGTATAGAATCACATCCAGCATGGTCTACAAACCTACTTGTTTGTGGTGTCTATGGACCTAACTGTGTGGCGGCAACGGTACGAGGTCTATTTGAAAACAGCGACGTGGTCGAAATTGATGTAGTCCGCGATGCTGTGTGCCCAGAGTACGCATCTTATGGAGGACAATTGCAGTTCGAAAAACTCGTAACGCTGAAAGACTTGGGTATATTAACAACCGAGGGGAGTGTTGTATGAACGCTGAACTTATCATGCAGATCGTCGAGGAATCGAAAGAGATACCAGATGAATCTCTGCGTTTCAATACGTGGTGGTGTGATAAAGATGGTGTGATAACTATGTGTCCAATAGGCCATTACATCACTCGTCACCCTGAGTTGGCTGATCTACTCAAAGTAACGTCTGAAGCGATGAGACACGCAAATCATTGCAAGAAAACGTGGCACATCAATACATTCTATCTGGCCAAGTACCTTGATATCTCTCAGTCAGTGGCGGATGCGTTGTTTAACGATCCCCATCTAACTAGAGATAGCTTCGTTGACCTAGTGGAGAGGTTTATCCATGGAGAAATAGACATTCGTGAATGCCATGGAGATCAATGTTATCACACGTATATAACCGACCCCGACGACAAAGCGTGCGTATGTCCTGATTGCAAACAAGACATGATGGAAATGTGCGGGTTGTAGCTACTGCAACGGGATAGTCGAGCGTAATCCGGTTTGACCTGTGTCTAAAAGGAGATAATGATGACAGCTTGGTTCCCGATCGTTTTGGCACTCACTATGCTCGTGATACTTGCGTTTGGCTTCTTAGAGCTTGAATACGGAAGTCAAGCACAAACCATCATGTCGGAGAATGGAACGTTGATCACAATGACAGTGGCGTGGGTGTTCAGTCTCGGTGTCGATGCTATTAATGCATTCTTCTTTTACAAGAAAAAAGGCAATTGACATGATAGCAATGGAAAATTTGCAATTGAAACTCAAAATTCGCGTTGATGGAGACAAACGTGAACTTTCCCAAAGATGTAAAATCTTGGGGGAAAGATTGATGAGATTATCATCAAGCGATATGTCTGATATCAATTCTCTTGGAGAAATTCAGCTAGAGAGTACCAGCATTGACGTACTATGTGGTCGGCTGATGGCCAACGTTGCAATACTAGGCGACATAAAGGAGTAAATTATGGTGAACGCTGTTGACTTCAAACCTGTCAGTCTTCTGGACCGCATCAAGAGTGCAACAACTAATGAAGAGTTGCTGGCTCTGTATGCCGAAGGGAACGGCTACCTGTATGCAGCCGACAAGACTCGTCGCAGGTGGAATGAGGCGATCGACGCAGGACGCAAAAGGATACGTCAAGAGGCCAAGACCGAGATTGACAAGAAGGTTAAGCCCAAGGCGAAACCCAAACCACGAACAAGAAGGAGAGACAAATGAACATGAAGTTAGATATCGAGACAGCAGATGCGTTAGATAGGAAGATCGGTCAAGAAATGGCAGATGTAGCAGGGAAAAATCAGACCGAATTTACCGAAGACCTTTCGAATCTTGCTGACTCACTTACTGAGTTGTCTGAGAAACTACACGCAGTCTCTAACTATGTGGAGGGCAAAATCGAGGAAGCACATCTTCGAAGAGGTGTGAATATGTTCGGCAATGCTCTGAACGAGCAGCAAATCGAAGGAAACCGGACAGACTTAGGTCATTTATGGGTGGCTACTGTGTCTTGCGAGTGCGTCGCTGGAGAATTTTGCAACACATGCGGACCAGACGTTCTTCCCAGTATCAAGCTTGCTGTGTCTAAGTTCATAGAGAGTTAGGGGTAAACAATGGTCACATGGGCTCAGAAAATTGCGTTTGTCGGAATGACATGCGAGGATGTTCCACCTAATCAGATGAACTATACGTTCAATGTGATGGTGCGTTTTTCTCCTAAAGGTCTATGTTCTTACGGAAGGGGGAGTACACATGAAAAAGCACTAGAATGCGCTTGCGTTGGATTGCCCATGGATTGGAATTCGGTGACACGAAAAATCACCGACAAAGAATGGGAGCTAATAGCTCATATGTAAAGATGTTGTGTTATGTCTAAGAACAAATCAGTGTGTCCCAAATGCGGAGGAAATCGTAAACAACGAAGGGATAAACACAACAGGGGTCGCGGATGGAGATGCCGTTCGTGTGAAAATAGACTACGAAGGTCTAGACGAGCAGAAAACAAAGAACGAGCAAAGAATAATCTTCCACCTATCATCAAACAAGAAAAAAATTATGTCATTTGCCCGAAGTGTGGACGTGACAGAAAACAACACTTTGAATACGGACGCAAACAGGGTTGGCGGTGTTTTTACTGCTATAGAGTAAACAACAAGGAAAAAGCATCAGCACACGACAAGGTTGAATGGGCCATACATACTGGTAGGTTGATACGCCAACCGTGTGAAATTTGCGACAAAGAAGAAACTGACGCCCACCACGAAGATTATTCAAAACCGTTGGATGTTAGATGGTTGTGCAAAAGACATCATGCACAACTTCATGCGGGAACAATAGGATAGATGGTGTTCATCTGTCCCGATTTGAGGAATGGACAATAGTCCAATTTTTAGGGAGATCATGATGATTAACGTGACTTTGGTTCATAATGGGGGCGCTGGGCTACCAGTCAAGACTCCAGTCGTAGAAGGTACGACCCTGGAGAAGTTCCTGGAGATTGCCTTCGATGGTGACCCGGATGAGTTCACGATTCGTATACGAGCGAATGGAACCTCGGTCGAGGCACACCGGGATTACGTTCTCTGCGAAGGTGATCGTGTAAGTCTTGCACCTGTGAAGGTTGACGGAGCCTAATCAGGTGGTGCTACGTGCTAGGAGGGGGGCAGAAATGTCCCCCTCCTTTTTTCCGCGAGAGGTTCTTCCGATGACAGAAGAAAAATTCGCAACCAAACAAGCCGAAATGGGTGGACTGACACAAGGAATCAACCATGAAGGATAAACTTGTAGTTCGTGCCGCCAATCATTACCGCAATTGGATGCACAAAAATGCTCTTGAGCCAATATCTGAATATCGAGAAAGGATAGCAAACTACACAGAATGGCTCGAAGTAAGGTCAAGGATTTTTGGGAAATGGACCAAGCGTTTCATGGCGGGGATGACACCTCGTGTTCAGGTCGAAGTAGGGGCAATGACCGCAAGGCATATTGGTACTCCGAACCCAAAGGTGTATGCCGACATAGCCAACGAAATGATTCCAGACCTAAGAAACACCATGGTAGTCGCCCTGGACAAATGCACAGCCTTAATGGAATCTATGGTGAGCGACGAAGTTTGTGAACCACTCGGAGTCAAGGAAGCAATTCAGGAACTGACTATTATCAATGATGCATGGGATAAAGTCACATACCGAGAGGGGGTTTTATCCGTAAACATTGGCAATGTGTCTCTCGACGACGGCACTGAAGCAGTAGACCTTGGCGATTTCATCTTGCGTGTCAACCTTGACGATCCTATGGGCAAAGGGGTTCAGGACGACGATCGTCTGATTTATGGGCTTCTCGTAGAGGCTGTCTGTCCAATAGAAGGAAATAGTGGATACTGTCATCCTCATGTAAAAGATGGTCAACTCTGCGAGGGTGATGGCGGCGACATAATGCAACTCGCCCTAAGACAAGGAAGGCTTGAAGATTACTTTCGGATAGTCGAAGCAATCGTCCGCACATACAACGAGGATTCTCCTTATGAGCCACTTAACGACTGGTACGATCCAGACAGAGATGGTCAATCACTTTGCGACATATGTGAAGAATGGTATTCAGACGAAATCATCTACTATTGTTCTGGGTGTGGAGTCAGTCGATGTCGAGATTGTGGCACCATCGACGAATGCAGCAGTTGCGATGAGTGGCATTGTGATGAGTGTATGAATGGATGTAACGGCTGTGGTGAGTCAATGTGTAAATCATGTACCGTATCTTGTAGTTGTTGCCAAAACTCCTATTGCAAAAAGTGCACAAAAGAATGTGCTCAATGCAGTAATCGTTCTTGTCAAGAATGCTCTACGTCTTGTGAGTGTGACGACGAAGTGTGTCATGAGTGCCTCGGGGAATGTTGCCATTGTGGAGACTCACATTGTGATAATTGTCTCACAATATGTGAAGAATGTGGAGAACATGCTTGTAGTTTGTGCCTGAAGCACTGTCCATCATGTGACAAAGAAATGTGTTCAAACTGTATCGATAACTCGTGTGATCATTGTGGTGTGTCTATGTGTTCGTCATGCAAAGAAGAGCACAACTGTTTGCTGGCAGAAGTAAACAACTAAAACGAAAGGTAACGATGTGGGAAAAGAACAGGAATTTTGCAAACCGCGACTTACGTTTGGCAAGCAACTGAAGTTGACGCCATATGCCTGGGCAAAACTTATCTGGATGAGGGACAAGGGCAACACAGAAGTCGCTGGATATTGTGTCACAGAAACATCTGACCCCCTGTTGATCACAGACTTCGTCTTGATCAAACAAGAATGTACCATAGTCACATTCGATCTTGATTCAGACGATAGCGCAGAATACGTAGAGCGCATGATGGACGAAGGTCTCGCACCATGGCAATGTATGAACATTCTTGCACACACCCATCCAGGGAATTCTACAGACCCATCTTTCGTCGATGAGAAAAACTTCGAAAAAGCGTTTTCTCATCCTAACTGGGCGATCATGTTGATCATTGGCCAAGATGGCAGCGCGTACTGTCGCCTGAAGATGAACACAGGGCCGGGCACTATTAGTCTATTAGATGTGGTAATAGAATATGGAGTTCCGTTCAACGGCTCAAATCCTACAGAATGGGAAAATGAGTACAAAGCAAAGGTCTCCAAGAAGACGAGCTTCCATATGACTGGCGCAGAAGGAAAAAGAAAGCGTCTTATTCCGGATGCCCCTCTTCTCGACATTTTCGAAGAAGAATTGGGAGCTACCCGTCAAACTGGGTCGGGCAATAGCTCTCAGTGGTGGGATGACTACGATTCTGCATGGATTTCTGTCACGCCAGAAGAAAAGCAGAAGCTAGAGTTCAACGAGATGATCGACGAGATGGATTGTTACTGGGATTTAGATGGTGATGTGGTATGCTTTATCGCCAACAAGGGAGAAGATTGTTCATACTATTACAATCCGGACAACGACACATGGCAACTAGAAAGTGAAGATGACTTCCAGCCTTGTGCTTCTCCAGACAAAGAAGGACTTGACAAAAAGATCAGGTATTGGGCAAAAAAGAATGCGTATTGTCGCCCTGAGTGGAGAAAGGCGACAGCATAATGGCGAAGAAGTGGGTGCAAAAGACAGACTTATTGAAAATTCGTCCAGCAGAAGACGGGGAAATGGTGGAAGCAGGTCAGTTCGCCAAAGATGGGGATATGATCATTGTCCGCCAATGGCCAGACGATAACTTCCTAATAGCAAAAAGGAACTTCGGGGATTACGTTGAAGTAGAGGTGACAGACGAGAAAGGGGATAACAATGACGAATGATCTTGCAGACAGAGATGTGAGACAAAGGGAATTGGTTCCGCCAGATAAGCTGTTGGAGATGCCAGCTACGGTGGTGGGTGTTGGCGCTATTGGTCGTCAAGTAGCATTGCAGCTTGCAGCTATCGGCGCTCCGAGTATTCAACTCATAGATTTCGACACCGTGGAGGTGGAAAATCTTGCCCCACAGGGCTTCTATCCGGCAGACATTGGTACACCCAAGGTCGAAGCCGTGGCCGACGTATGTCGAGCTATCAACCCAGACATCGAGGTGTATACTGCAAATCGAAAGTTTAGGTCATTGCAGTTTACAGTCGGTGCGTTTTTCTGCTGTGTCGATGGAATAGAGACTCGAAAGCAAATCTTCAATTCAATCATCGAAAGGGCAGACTTTTTCGTCGATGGTAGGATGAGTGCAGAGTATCTCAGAGTCCTGACTGTTCACGACGATGCATCTCGCGAACACTATTCCACTACACTGTTCCCCTCGTCAGAAGCGTACCAAGGCCCATGTACGGCCAAGTCGACTATCTACTGTTCCAATGTCGCAGCAGGAATCATGGTGTCACAATTCGCCCAATGGCTTCGTGGGTATCCGGTCGACAAAGATATCGATTTGAATCTGCTCACAAATGAGATGGGGGCAAAGTAACCCGATGTACAGAATCGGCAAATAGTGTAAAAGACGACAAAATTGCCAACACTTGTTCAATTGGAGGTTAAATGACCATGTCGGGAGAAATTCAGCTAATCGAACTGACCTTTACTCTTCCTGAGTGGGCGGGTGACGCAAGATTCGAGAAGGAAGTCAAGACATATTATGACTCAGGTCATGTCTGGGCAGGACAAGTAAAGGGCTATAGAGATGAAAACCCCATGCTTGATGGCCTGTTTGCACTCGAAGGGGTGAAAGAAGTATGTCTGAATATGCAGAACTGGGTAACAGTTGAGTTCGGCTATGATCTTGCTAAGCTTCCACAATTAGTAGCGGTGTTCCAGGAAAGTCTACGAAAGTTTCTCCAAGACGAAAGATGGATGAAATAGCTCATGAGCCTTGAAACAAACATCTACTTCAAATGTGAAACATGTGGACACAACAGAATCATTCACATAAAGACTCATGTGATAGTATCATCACGAGTAGATTCTATGGTTAGACACCCTCTCGACCCAAGTAGCACCGATCTCGTGCCAATGTTATCTGGACATGCCCATGGGGGGGGTATAGACGCTGGATTTGCATGTCAAAAATGTCGTCATGTGTTTGCTTTCACTATGGAAAAACTGTATGATTATCTTAGCGAACGCAGTATGATCGGCGAATACACCAAAATGGAGGATTGAATCCAAATGAAAGGATACAGTCACACGCTGGACATAAGCGGCATATGCAAGCACAGGAAGGTCATTGTCGTCGGAGACATTCACGGGTGCTTTGATGAATTCATGTCGCTGCTCAAAGAATGCGATTACAACGACATGGACATAGTGGTCGCAACCGGAGACTTGGTAGACCGAGGCCCAAAAATCAGAGAAGTGCTTGCGTGGTTCTATATCACGTCCAACACGTTTTCTGTCATGGGAAATCACGACAATAAGGTCATAAGGTATTGGAAGGGCAACCCTGTCAAGATAATCAATGGCCTAGACATGACCATAGAGCAAACGGATGCCATCAGCGATGAAACGAGAGCAGAATTGTCTAAGTGGATGGGCAACTGGCCCCATATGATTCGTCTAGCAGACAGGAAAGGCAAGCCAGTCTATGTCGTTCACGCAGGGGTTGATGGTCGCAAACCGATAGAGAGTCAACGAATAGAAACCTGTCTGTACGCAAGGTATCTGGACGGCAAAGACTTTTTCGACGAACATGGTATCCCGTGGTGGAAAACGTTGACAGGAGATTACATCGTCATCAGTGGGCACATTAGGACAGACAATGTTCACCCATGTAGATACGCCTTCTGTATCGACGGCGGTGCCTACGAAGGAGGAAAGTTGAGAGCATTGGTAATACAAGACGGTGCATATACCGTTAAAGAAGTAGATTGTGGTCAGAGGAAGTCTAATCCAGAAGGAGAATGAAATGTTTGGATTTGGAAAAAAGGAAGCTAAGGTAGTACGTGGTGTCGATCTTATCAACAAGGTCTTAGGTCAATTCGGTACGATGATTGAAGAACTTGATTCAGGTTCTTGTGATTGTGATTCTGATTGTGCAGCAATCCAGGAGCAGATGTCAACACTAACTACACGACACAGCTTTTTGGAGAAGGCTTCTGATCGTGCAGTTAAGATTGCGACTCGACTCAAAGAACTCATCGGAGAGTAAGGGGGCGACATGACCATCGGCGAGAAGATCATCGGAGAATACATCTTGTCCTTGGATGAGGCCGAGATAGTTCATGACAGCATACGAGAATTGTATAACAAAGGAGTGTGGGACACTCCCGATTGGGCTGTCGAATTGTCGGAACATCTCAAAGTCGCAACGGCAGACGTAGTTGTTCTGTTTACGGCGTGGAGGGCTTTAGCAATAGCGTATCGACAAGGATGTCCAACTCAGGAAGGTGGTGATGTCATTGATCGGGGAACCAGACCCGAAGTGTAGATGGTGCAAAGGTACCGGCCAAGTACCTCTTTTCACTTCGTCTTGTGAGTGTGATTGTTCGAAGGTGGTATTCACTTCTTTCCTAGACAAGGATATGGAATTACTTGGAAAGGAATATGGAAATCCACTGGAAAACAATACGTTTCGGTATACCGAGAAGTTCGACGGCACAATCTTCAAGCAGACACCGTGGAAATCACAGTATCCCGATCCCGCAGATAGTCAGGGGGTAAAAGAATGACAGAAGACCAATTTTCCATCCTATTGGCTGAGTTAATGGAAAAGATAGGAGAAAACGGCGAGCACATATGTCTCGCAAGAAAATTGGCCCGAAGCCACCCAAGGATAAAGGACTTGGAATTGCTAACGAAGAATCTGGACGATTCCTATAGCATCTTGCGAATCGTCATTAAGTACCTCATATTAGACGTAGAGGCGACCAGAAGAGAAAGAGACAGGTTGATGACCCAACTAGGAGATCAGGAATGATACAAAAAGGAAGTGCTTTGATCCTCACCACGGAGAATGCAATTTTCTCTCCGTGTGAAGTGGTTAATATTGGAAAAACCAGCATTACGATCACATATTTCGCCGGATCGAAACGTAATCGTCAGACTGGGAAATTCAACGAAATTCGTCCTGTTGTAACAATTCCGTTCAGAGATATCAAGGAGGTATCGGAAAGGTACTAAGTAATGGCAAGAATTCCAGAAGAAGAGTATGTAGAATCTCAAGGGATGAAGGTTGTCACCATCGAACTCTTCAACAGACACCACACGCCAGAAGATTTGGTGGTATTTTCAGAGTGGTATTCAGGCCAAACGGGACTGACAATGGAGGATGGGACTTTGGGTGTCTACATCTGCGACTACGAACGATGGCTCAGAGAAGGAAGATTGGATCGTCAGCTTCCTGGGACGTGGGATTAGGCGCGCAAAAGAAGCTTACTAGATCAAGTCTAGTAAGCCGGGAATCTCAAAGTACCATTGGACTGAATACCATAGGACTTTGAAGATTAGCTTTCATTCAGCTTCTGTGACTTCACCGTCTGTCAGGTTGTCGATCAGCCGTTCAAGAACGTCCGATTCGATACCAACGGAAGCTGGTTCTTCGCTGATCTTTTCTGTTCGGATACCGCAAAATGCCTCCCAAGAACCATTACCCTTGGTGACAATGGCACAACCGGAAGTTCCGACCAGTAGACCTACGACCAACATCAACGTTACAAAGCTTTTTCGCATAACAATCTCCTTTCGTACAATAGGTTATACACCAAGAAAGGCCAATCTGGGCGAGATTGCAGGGTTTTTCATAAGAAACGGAGACACGAAATGTCACTAGGTATCGTAGTAGAACACCCCGCCCTTGGTGTGGGTGAGATACTAGTAATCCATCTAGACACAAAGAGTCCAGTAATATCCGTCCTGTGGGATGATGGTGGCGTAAGCGATTATCCGGCAGATGAATTAGAATTCTTGCCGATTGAACAATAAATTTCAAAAATTCGTCGAACAAGCTGTCTGGTTTGACGTATAATGGAATATACGAGATCGATTACGTATGATCGATCATCGAGGTTTCTCAAACAATAGGAGTCGTGAAGATGCAGCAAACAGAAAACGTCGAACAGGTCGAAGAGGTTCGTAACGATCCAGCGTTCAGGGTCGACGAAGTCAATCTCGCAACGGGCGAAACTGTTATCATCGTCCAAAAGGGCATCATGGGTGCTTTGGCTAATCAGCTAAAAAACACCAGTAACCGGCGCAAGGGTGCCAGCATTGTCCGCAAGATGGGATACGTTCTTGCTGAATGTGGGGACATCCAGTACGGTGGAGATGTCGGAGAAACCGATATCGATCCAGAAATCGTTCTCAACGACGCACCAGACGCTGGATAGTACGATAGGTCGCACGTCGGGGTCGTGTCTTTCTATAGGCACGGCCCCTTTTTTTTGGAGATATCATGTTAACTCACAAAGAAGCAAAATCTCTATTCGACGAATGCAGAAACAAAAGTCGCGGATACTTGCTTGCCCACAAAACCCATATACATATGAGAGGTAGGTCTTGTGCAGTCCGTCTATACAACACAGATATTGTGATCATACGTCCAGATGGTACTTACAGGATCAATACCGGAGGGTTAAGAACAACTACAACAAAACGTAGAATGAATCATGTTCTACCGTGTGTCGTTAAGCAACAAAATGGTCTGTGGTCTATTGGAGATTCTTTTTTCCAAGACGGTATGCTCGTTGGACATGACGGCGTAGTCGTGGGCGAGAAGATTCCTCTGTCTTACGCTTGTAAAACAAAAAGAGAAGTAGACAGGTACTGCAAAAAGTTTATCGCACTAGTCTTGGATATGTGTGTCACCGGCCTCATTGAAGAATTATTGGCATTCAAGAAATACCATCTTCCTAACCACAACAACAAGAAACATTTGAATGATCTGTGGTGGAATGAGATTCTGGATGCAGTAAACGAGAACAAAAGAATAGGAAGACTTCCTTATGGGTTTTATCATCGACTCATGAAGTGGGCATATTTGTCTATGATAGAGCGTGGACACCATGACAATGAATGGTGTTGGAGTCACATAAGGAGAGCGTGCAACAAAGGCGATTGCTATATGGTCAGACACAATCTTCAAGTATTCATGAGGAAAAGAAAAGTAAATATGACGCAAATGATTCTAGACAAATGCAAAACAGACGCTGATTCCCCCTCTGTGAGTGTGTCGTATGGCATCTCAGAGAAAGAATTGGAAATGACATAATGGCAGATCAATGCAATTTCCCGAGATGCAGAAATTTTCCTGATTTGGGATATATCGGGCATGAAATTTGCAGCATCCACTGGAATCAGCTTTGTGGGTCCGATAGCAAGACAGAAAAGAGGCTATTGAAGAAGATAGGTCTGACAAGAGGCGAAGGTGGAGCGGTACGCCCTATAACCAGCGAAGAAAAATGATTTTCTTTGGCACAAACTACCTAGCGAGACGTATAATAGGGTATGGAGAAGAAAGAGATAATCGCCGTTCTACGAAAGATACTCGACAGAGAAGATGTTGAGGCTAATGGTATTCTCAATAGAAAGAAGTCGTCAAAACACGACAGCGATGTTTCTGTGTTGTTGCAGCATGTATCGCTTTTGATTGCAGATTTAAGATTCAACGTGCAGGCTACACGTAGCGAACTGTTCCAGGTTCGCAACCTTCTAGAAGAAGACTCTGAGTAACACTCACGCCTTTATTTTATAGGTCATTTGGTTATCGCCGACAGGAAACCAAAGGAAAGGAATGAAGATGCATCCTGATGAAGTCAAAAACATCAAGTGCGATACTTGTACAGTTGTATGTGGACTTTATATGTATGGAGAAGGTTGGAGATGCCCAAGTTGTATATGGAGAGAACGAGAAAAGCTTCTTGCCATAGCTCATTCTTTGCTTGGTGTCGAAGATTACAATCCTTCTATTCCTACAGCTTTCGTCATGGTCCCTCGACACATTGTGGACAACTTGGCTACTACCGTCGAAAAAATGGAATCCCTCAACAAAAAAAGGAGTTAAGATGCAAAATTTCAATGAGGCAATTAGCAATTACATCTGCTCTGGCCATGCACTGCTACGAGTAGATACATTCGAAAAAGACAGGGCTATAGCTTCCATCGAAGAAGTTGCGCAAAACATAGACCGACAAATTTACATCTGGACAATTGCGCAGGGATGGGTTGATAAAAATCAAGTATCTGTTTGCGACTTGAAGCCTGAAGCATCGGTCGAAAAACACCTTGAAGCAATCATGAAATTCCCCAACGACATAATCCTTATCCTTAACGACTTTGGCGGATACCTGAAACACGAAACTTATCCAACTTATGATGTTGTGATAAGCTGGTTGGATCAACTACGGAAAATCGTATCGTCAGTTAACCAAACAATCGTCTTCGTCGGACCAGACTTTGACACACCGAAGCCACTACTGCACGATATAACACGAATTGAGTTTGATTTACCGGATGGCGATCAAATCAAAGAACGCATTGAGTTTGTGTGTGATGGTGTTGAGAAATCCGATGGTTCAGACTTCGAACTCGACGAAGATATCGTTCCACAAGTGGTAGATGCCTGTAGGGGTATGACATCACAACAAACAACCGACCGCGTGGCACTAGCTCTCCGTAAACATAAAGACTTGAACTTAGATGCGGTTCAAACGATAGTCGACGAAAAAGCTGGGATTATTCGTGCATCAGAATTATTGACATATATAGAACCCCCAGAAGGTGGTATGGATAATGTCGGAGGATACGACGCGCTAAAACAACACATCTCTCTAGACAAACCGTGCTTCACACAAAAAGCAAGAGATTACGGAATAGAATTCCCACGAGGAATTTTATTGGTCGGAATACCTGGGTGCGGAAAAACACTACTGTCTGTAGCGATTGCATCCGAACTAGGACTTCCCCTTATTGCCATGGACGTTGGCAATCTTATGAACAAATTCGTTGGTGAGTCAGAAAAGAACATGAGAGAAGCCATTAAGATGATGGAAGGCATAGCTCCTTGCGTCTTGCAACTCGACGAGGTTGAAAAAGGTTTCGGCGGCTCTGGAGATCATGACGGTGGATCGTCTAAACGGTTATTCGGAACGTTCCTCAAATGGCTAAGCGATAGGAATTCTCCTGTCTACGTTGTCGCCACCGCCAATCAAGTACAATCCTTGCCACCCGAATTCTGTCGCAAAGGTAGATTCGATGAGATATTTGGGTTAGATGTTCCGAGAATTGATGAACGAGAAGAAATCTTTCGTATCCATCTATCTCGGAGGGACAGAAAACCCGAAAATTACGACATCACCAAAGTCGCCAAACTTACCGATGGATATACGGGAGCAGATATCGAACAAATCATCAAACTCGCACTCAAAATGTCATTCGCGAACAATGTTGAGTTAGCAGGAAAACACATAGCTCAAGCTACTTCAGAGATTGTTCCTCTATCCAAAACAGAGGCACAACGTATCGAGATTATCAGGGAATGGTGCAAGCTACATGCCAAACCCGCCAATCCGTGTTCGGAAGAGAATTCGCAAGCAAACAAACGGAAGGTCGTATTAAGCTAAGCTGAAAAGGAGAAAAAGATGGCTACAGTGACCAAAGACCAACCAAAGGTTGATAAAGACACTATCAATCTTTTCGACGTTGGTTGTCTAGTCAACCTGAGTATAAAAATGTGGAGCGGAAGGAAAATGTTGACCCGCGCCGATCTTGTCCGTGTCGGATATGATCCGGATGCACTCCCCAAAGAAATTGTCAATCTAGGAAGGAAATTGATGGTTCCAAAGACGGAACTTCAGGCTCTGACCCAGATTGAACAACGTGCTCGTAAGGCGCTCGAACGATGGAGTGTGCCGTTCGGGATAGCAAACGCACACTTTGTTCCATCCACCATGTTGCTGAGCGTAGAGCAGGAAATAGAAGAACTAAAAGAAGAATTCTTCAAGAGGGTCGACAGCTTCATCTTGCGGTTCGACGACCTGACACAAGCTGTCAAATCGGCACACCCAGATTTTTGGGATAAGTGTTTGAAAGGTCACTATCCCCGCAATCCGAAAGCCCTGAGAGAACATTTCAAGTTTGATTGGTACACATTCCAGATAGCAGGTCTTGGGTCTATAGAAGAAACCAGCGTCGAAGAGGTGGTTGCCAAGCAAAAGGTGCAGACAGAAAGAGAAACAGAACTACGTATTCAGATGAGAGACGCCGTTGGAGAATTTGTCGGAGACTACGTAACGTCCATGAGAGACGAAACCGTTCGATTCTGTGAGTTAATGACTGCCAGAATCAACGGACAACCATTCGGAGACGAAGAAGAAAGCAAGCAGTTGACTCCAAAATCTATCTCATGTTTCCGAAAGTATGTCGACAGATTCCGTTCCATGAACATATTCGAGGACGAAGATATCGAAAAGATGCTGTCTGACTTCAGAAACACATTCCTTGACGAAGGTATCCGTCCACAAGACTTTGAGTCTGCTACGGTTAAGAATAGTGTATCCGATGCCTTAGAGGCAATCAGGAGCAAAGCTGCGGCAGAAGGTGAAAGCGGATCGAAATTTATTGGCGAACTGAAACGTAGAGTAATTCTCTAGGAGAAAAATGAAATGAATGCAAAGAATTGTGAACTAGCTATCGCTAGATTTGATTCAGACGACAAGAGCAAAAAGTGGGAAGAACATGTTTGTTTTGTCACTGGCCGCGATAAGTCAACAACAAAATTCGTGTATTGGGAACATCAATCAAATGGTACATTCATGTACGACTATATCCTTCCAAAAGGTCGAGTTGTAAGCGCCGCTCCAAAACCTGGAAAAGAACTATTCTTCCTCGGTGGCGAATTCTGTAAACTAACCATTGACGATGTAGTACCAGCAACAAAAGAAAACATGGCCGCATTATGTCTGAGTATCGAAGTAGATACGTCTAAGGTCAAACTTGGAGGTTGCTATCACAGTGGCAGGGCGTATTGTCTAGGATACAGGACTAACCATAACGAAATAGAACTAGACGACAAACTATTCACATGCCTAGATAACAGAATAGAAGGTGGTGCTCAGGCTGCTCTTAAAAGACATCCATCAGAATTCCCGCAACTAGACGTTCCTCGTTTTATTGTAGAATTGGCGGCAGTCAGAATCATAGGTGAAGACACAGAAAATACATATTGTGACGGGTGTTGCAATCTGTACGGAAACTGTACATGTGAAAACATGTGCGAGAATTGTCATGGCTTTGACTGTGTTTGCGACGACGACGACGACGACGAAGATATCTATGATAATTGTTTGACATGTTGCGAGAAAAACAGTTGCTGTATCTGCAACGAAGATGATGATCTCGACGACGACGACTGTCTTCGATGCGGTATGGACTCGACCACATGTGGATGCTGGGACGAAGATGGCTACTGTACCCAATGTCAGGAAATATGCACCGACTGTGATTGCCTCGCTACGAGTGGTGGATGTATGGGCGATCCTGATATCGATACCGATGAATTTGACGACGAAAATGTCTATCAGACTTTTCGTCCTATGAATGCATTCGCTCGTGCAAGATGGTTAAAAGCGTGTAGTCGATGAAAGTAGAAATATTCCAGAACGGCATAAAAACCATCTTCACACCGTTGACAAAAGTCTTCATGAGCAAGAAAGAGGCAGGTAAGTTGATTCAAAATCTCCAGGAACAATTGGAAAATGGTTTACCTGACGAATTCGACACTGGTAATGGAATGAGGTTCCAGTTTGTAATAAAGGAGGAATCTTAGTGGCCAAGTGTCGCGTAGACATAACTGGACAAAAATTCACCAGACTTACGGTGATAGAGTATGTAGATAATGCTCGTTGGTTATGTCTGTGCGACTGCGGAAAAAGAAAAACAGTAAGAGGTGGTGGGAAACAAACATAGGTCAGAAAGCCCTATGGCACAGATTGGTCACTCTGGGATGGTCAGTGCGAAAATCATTGACAACACCCATACAAAAATGAAGGAGAAAGTTATCTCACGCTATTGCACAGTAAAGACGCAGTTCAAAGATGGTAGCTCACTATTCAAGGCTCTGATGGAGACGGGGAACTGGACAGAAGCCCAGATAGAAGTCCACAGCGACCCACAGCACTTATTCGGTTACCACGGAGATCAACGAGCAGAAGTAGCCCACATCATCATCCGTCGAGTATATGTAGGCAATAGCGCTAATGATATTGGATTCGTGAAGAAAGATGACGGAACTTATGAGGCTCTGATTTCAGAATTCGATTCTGACAAATATGGCGCTCAATGGATAGGTCACCTCAAGGGAAGCTGTGCGTTTTATGCTGTCGAAAAAGAAATGGCGGCTTATGGTCGTACTGTCGCTAGAGTTCGAGAAGCAAATGGACACCAAACCATCAGAGTAACGGGGTATCGTTGATATGGCACTTCAATTCCTAAACGAAGATACTGGAGATTTGAAAAGCGCAGTATTCTGTTTCACTGGCAAGTCTCCAAAACCTCGTGACCAAATGACGGCCATAGCAGTACAGGCTGGAGCCTCAATAACAGCATCCATAACAAAATCCACAACAATCTTGGTGATAGCTGATGCGAACAGCAAGTCTCAAAAAGCAGAAAAGGCCCGAGAAATGGACATAGACCTGATAAGTCCAGAACAATTTTTCGAAATGTGTAAAAACCAAACACTCTCAAATACCGTAGATAACATAAGTCGGGTTTACATAACCAAGCCAAAGCCAATCAATAAAAATTCCAATGAAAAAAGAAGGCATTCGTCTGTTAGACGGGTACAACTCTAGGAGAAGTCAGTGAAAGAGCGCAAACTGTGTTTCAATGATATCTTGCTTGTCCCGCACTACTCAACCCTTGGGTCTAGAACTTCACCAAGTACTGCAACCAAGATAGGATCAGTGGAGCTAAAAATACCACTCATCTCTGCGGCTATGGATTCTATTACAGGAAAATACATGTTGGTAGTCATGGATAAGATGGGCGGTCTAGGTATCCTGACCCGACATATCAACCTGGACGACCGTACAGAACTAGACACCCAAATGAAAGAAATCAAATGGGCTCGTGACCAGGGTGCCAAAAACGTTGGATGCGCAATAGGGTTGAAAGGAGAAATACCTTACAAAGTAAAGATGCTGGCAGATATTGGCTGCAACGTCATCTGTATCGACGTGGCACACGGCGACCACGTAAAAATGTACGAAACTATCGATTCTCTATCTAGGGTGAGAGAGAAATATCCGTTCACACTCATGGCTGGTAATGTCTGCACTCCCGAAGCAGCAATCAAATTCGCCCAACACGGAGTCGATGCGATCAAGGTTGGTATCGGCCCAGGCGCTGCTTGCACCACACGAATAGTCACAGGATTCGGCGTCCCACAATTTTCTGCAATACAAGAAACATGCAAAGTAGTAAGTGGCCAATATGGAGTTTCAATTATTGCAGACGGAGGATTGCGAACCAGTGGAGACATGGTAAAATCAATATGGGCTGGCGCTGATGCGTGTATGATCGGATACATGTTGGCTGGTACACGAGCAACCCCAAGGATTGGGGATAAACGTCTCTATCGAGGCATGAGTAGCCGTGCGGCTTCTGGTAGGCCGGATATAGCACCAGAAGGTATCGAGATAGAGATGGAGGACAAAGGCAGGACAGAAAAGGTCATTGAGGACTACGTTATGGGAATCAAGTCTGGTCTCGCCATGGGTGGTGCGATGAATTTTGTTGACTTACGTGAGAATGTGGACTACGTACTCGTTAGTCCTTTGTCGATAGAGGAAACCTTACCAAGGGGATCGTAGAGATGAAGAAGATTGGACAGTATATGTTGGCATTCTGGCTTTTCGGTGGCGGCTTTGTGATCAGTCTAGGGTGTCTTATCTTGTCTTGGAAGATAGCACTGGGCGTATTCTGTGTCTGGGGTTGTTCTTGGGTCGCATCAATAATCTATTGGTGCTTCAAAGCCAGAGTCCTCTATCTCATAGAAAAAGACAAGCAAAAGAAAAAACCAACAGCAGGTTCAATCGCAGAAGCTGTCGCGAGAGTAAGAAAGGAAATAAAAGAAGATGCAAGTCGATGTTCCAGGAACTAACATGAAAACGATAACACTTGATATCGATCAGAACGGAGATGTCCATTGTCTATACACAGACGATGTCAATCTGTTCGCGATCGGTCTAGTGACGGATATCCACAAGGCGTCGAACGTAGAATTCAACGAGACAGAGCAAACGTGGGAAGTATTGTCTTTGAACGGTAAAGTCCTTCACACGAATCCCAACAGGGAAAAGGCAATTGAGTGGGAAATAGAGGCATTTTCGCCAGGAGGTACGCACTATGAAAAAAGGACACTATAAAATCACACTTGAAGTAACCACGACCGAGACAGACAATGTCGACGGAGTAGAGGAACTTGAAGGTATGGAATTTTGGCCAGACGATTGCGACGAGGTAGACGTTCAGGATGTGACAGTCAAGAGTGTCGAGGTTATCAGGTAGAGAAGGAGGTTTATGGTGAAGATGTTTAGGGGTTGGTACCGTCAGTCTCTGAAAACAAGAGGTAAATGGCATCGCGTATGGCATATCTCTGGTAATCATCAAGCGATCACTACAGTCTGTAGTGGTAAGATAACCACGATCGATTGTGATTTCCACCAGAACCCGAAACTGGAGAACAGATGTCGTCTTTGTGAGAAAAAAGAAGACCACAACTGTGAGTCCCATAGGTGTTTTGCTCCAGTAGGTAGATCATCAGATATGACTAGGGCACTTGCTGTCTTAGAACTACGTCGGCTACTCAAACAGAGAATCTACCGATTTCGAATTTGGGGTAACCGAGGTGTACAAATAACAGCACAATGGTTGTCTGACACAAGTATCGATACAGAAATCACAGACATCGATTTATCAGGAGGCAGATTAAAGAATGTCTACGCCCTAGATCAAATACAATCAGAACTTGGGCGATTCAAAACAGCAATTGACTGGTTGTGCCTAATGAGTGATAAATTGGCCCTAGAAAACAAGAGGAAAAAGAAACTCAAGGGTCGTGTAACATCTTCAGAGAAAGCCGAGTACTTCGAAGAACTACTTTGTGAAGCGGAGAAAAAACGATGAGAGGACAAAAAGAAGTCATTATTAATATCGACCCCGATGGTAATTGTTCCATAGAAGGTAAGGGGTTTGTGGGACCAGAATGTGCCAAATTTCTATCTGAGATAGAAGAAGTTTTGGGAACAGATGTGTCTCACACAGACAAGCCAGAATATCGACAACGTCGCGTGACCAGAGAAAGAAACACTCAACGCGGAGGAATATAATGTCCAATCTTCTTAATAGAAGTCAGATCAAAGTGTTTATAAGAGCCAAACTTGCAGCCATGAGGCCGGGGATGGAAGACAAACTGACTCGTATCAGTAAAAGGGCTCTAGATAATTATGAAGCCAGATTAAGGATCATGATTGAGGATGATATTATGACACACCCAACTATCGGTAAGACATTCAATCCATAAGGAGAAAAACATGGCTGGATGCGGTGGTAGTTATACTGATGAAGACAAGTGGCCAGAAGACCCCACATGGAGAGGTTACGGTCCCATCGTTGCAGGTATTTTTGTCGGCCTACTTGGTATAGCTGGCATAGGGGTTGTTATTCTTCTTATCTGTACTGCACTGTAGTCTTGAAAGTCAGGCCAGTTTGGTCTGTATGTGTTTTGAAATGGAGTAGTAGGGTGAAGAAAAAGAAAACAGAAAGGCAAATAATCAACAGCATCATTATCCATGGATTACGAGAAACAATCAAGGTCCATGGTCCGATAAGTAAGAGGCTGATCGGCAGCGCGGCGAAACGAATCAGTGGTCCACTTCTTAAAAGGAAAGAAAAAGATGAAGATGAAAGTGTTCGTAGTGACTCACAACACAAGAACAGGAGGTAGGGTGCGAGGTGTGTTCTTCACAAAACAAGCAGCAGAAGAATATATCAGACCAGGAGTAGTCGTAGAGACCATCAAGTGTGGTGGTTGTGGCCAACAGAAACCAAATCCAGAATATGATCCTCTTGAAGCGTGGAAAGATAATTTGTTGATTACAGAATGGAAAGTAGAAGGAGACCAAGAATGAGAACACAAATGCCGATAGTCGTTAGATTCTGGGCCAATCGTATGGGAACCATTCCAATAGATGTGTGTCATGGACCGATACCTGATATTTTCAGAACATCTATGTTTGAACCAGCGACAGAATTTGAGTTGCCAGACACAAAAGGGTCAGATGATCAGTTCTCAAAATGGTTGGATATCTATAGATCATCAACGTATCCCGATGAGTCATTGGGGATTCTAGACTGGTCTCTAACGAAGGGGCGGGTAAAATGCAATTAGTGTATTATCCGGACCCAAGACTTCTTATGAGATGTCAGGAGTACGATTCTTCAATCAAAGAGAGCATTAAGAAACGAAGGATAATGCGAGCAGAGATGTTCCGAATTCTCGAAAGACACAATGGAGTAGGATTAGCAGCACCACAGGTTGGAATGAACGTCAGAATGTTCGCCTGGAAAGAGCATGGATTCTGCCAAATCATATGGAATCCAGTATTGAAAAGTGTCAGCGGACAACAACCATCAATAGAAGGATGTCTTTCTCTTCCTGGTGTCTCGGTCACGATGACTAGAGGTACGTCTTCTATCTTGACGGGGATAGGTATCAACAACCTGCCGATACAATTTATCGGAGACACACACACGACTCGGATTTGGCAACACGAAATAGATCATCTGGACGGAAAATTGATCATCGACAACATGACAAAAGAAGAGACTAGCTTAAACAAGTGTACACTAAGACGATTATTAAAAACGTTCGACGGTTGATAAAATACAGAGGGACTTGCTGATTTTGATTATTTTCATTTTTTTTCATTTTGCGCGAGCGCTTTTGTCTTTTTTGCACTGTCTATATTTGTAGTAATATAGTAGTTTGCTAACTAGCCGGTTCATACAGCGTAATAGAATTCCGAACCGCGACAATCATCGACAACTTCACGACATGAATACTTTTGAGTTTTCCACCTAACGTACTATTTTCTGTCTGGCAATTATTACCATTGATTTGTTGAAGGTTTTGTTTCTCGAAGGTTACAGCTTCGTAGAAACTCTTTAACATATTCAACAAAAGAAGAAAAAGTTTAGGTTGAGAACAACTGTGTTTAATTGAAATCTGGGTCGGTTCGTTCGGAGAAAATGGAATGGAATGCCTAGTTTGTGGTCTTGAAATTCGTCAAAACGATTCTGTACTTCTGATTACCGAAGCGGTGTATAATGGCCCATGTGCGGATGATATAATCCACCAAATTGGCGCAAACAGAGTAGATGGTGTCATCCATCTAGAATGTCTTCAAAGTTCAGGAGACGCGGCGAGAACGTCAAATACGGGTGTTGTAGAGGCTGTTGTGGAAAGGTCAGATGCGTTATCGCTCTTCAAATAAAAAAGAGTTGGTAAAAGCGAGCCAACAGTAAACAGTATTATGGAATGAGTAATGGATGAAGTGGGAGTTTAATATGCCAAAATGGATTTGTCGGTTTTTTCATTGGAAATTCTGGACTTTTCACACCTCATGGGTGTGGTGTAACAAATGTAATGGAATCATCATCCATATAACGAAGGGAGCCACAGATGGCCGAAGTTGATACAAAACAGAAGATTTTGAGTGTCTTCAGCGAACATGGGGTTGTGATAGATAAAAGTATTGCCTATCTCAACGAACAGTTCCGTAAGCTTCCGACGTTTGTTATCGATTATCTGGTTGCCGAGATGGTAGATGTATCCAATCCGAGCGTTGGCTTAGAGAGGATCGGCAAACTTCTGGATGATCACTTTATGGACTCAGACAAGAAGGAGTGGATCAAAAGTCGGATCAGGGAAGATGGCGAGTATACCTTGATTGGTCGCATTCGTTGTCGTCTTGATGAGGGGCGAGATGAATATTGGGTAGATGTTACGTCACTGGGCAATCAGTTTATCAGAATTGACCCGATTTTAATAGAAGAATACGGAGAGGTTCTGTTAACGACGGGTGCTTGGGGTGTATTCAAAATCGCTTACGACGATTCTTTCATTATGAGGAATAAATTGTACCCGTTTGTCATAACGGAGTTTAAGCCTATCCAGATCACAACGATAGACCTAGATTCATGGATAGATCGTCGAGTACAGTTTAGTCACGATGAATGGTTGGACCTAATGATTACCAGTATCGGATTCGATCCAGGTCAGCTTTCACTAGAAGAAAAAATGTTGTACGTTGTACGATTGGTCCCGTTCGTCGAATCTAATGTCAATTTGGTAGAGCTAGGGCCTCCCGAAACAGGGAAGACTTTTGCATACCAGTCTCTTAGTTCTCATGGATTTGTAATATCCGGTGGACAAACTACTGTCGCATCTCTGTTCTATGACAAATTACGAAGACAACTGGGTTTGGTCGGATATCGAGATTGCGTTATGTTCGATGAGTTCGCAAATAGTAGGGTAGGAAACAAGTGGTCTGGCCACGGCGATTTGATCGATATGTTGAAAGACTTTATGAACTCTGGTCGATTTGGAAGAGGTACCGCTGAGTTCGCGTCTGGTTGCTCAATAATGTTTGCAGGTAATATTGATTGTGATAGGGGCAAGGGAACGGTATCGGCTCGGTATAGAAATCTGTTTCAGCCATTGCCGGAAGCGGTCAGTAGAGATCGCGCATTCTTGGACCGTATCCATGGTTTTATTCCGGGGTGGAGGATTCCTCAAATTCGTGAATCGAAATTAGCCAAAGGGCATGGATTCATGGCTGACTACATAAGCGAAATTATGCATCGGATGAGAGACAAGAATTACACAAATGTAATTTTACACAACGTTACATTCGGAGATATGTCACAGCGTAATCAACGTTCTCTTCTAAGGATAGGATCAGGATTGTTGAAATTGGTGTTCCCACACAGAACCTCGATGACTGTTGAGGCAGAAGAATTGAAAACCGTTCTTGACATAGCTGTTGATCTTAGGCAGAGGGTTATTGATCAGTTAGCTGTTATATTGCCTTCTGAATTCAAAGGTGTAAAATTGTCCTACGAGATAGAGGATGGTAAGTAAAATGAGATGGCAAGAAATCGAAGGTTGGTTCTCTCAGTATGATGTAGATTTCGTGGTAGCTGTATGTGAAGGAATCCACGAAGGAATCGTTGTGGAACTAGGGTGTTATGCTGGTAAGTCTACTGCGGCTATGGCTCCAGTTTGTAAGAAAAATGTTAATAACTATTGTGTCATTGATAATTTTTGGGGAACGGACCCGAAAGACCCAGCGACAAGGAATCAACGCAAGAGAAATATGCGAGAGGTGTTTGAAAATAACATGAGGGCGATGAATATTCTAGATTATCTAGAAATTCACAAGTTGGATAGCGCTGCGTCATCGCAATTGTTTGTTGATGGTGAGGTAGATTTTTGTTTCATAGATGCCTCTCATGCAAAAGAAGACGTAAGACGGGATGTAGATGCGTGGTGGCCAAAGATTAAGGTCGGAGGAACTTTGGGCGGTCACGACTACCAGTGGCAGGAAGTAAGAGAAGTCGTGAATGCTTTTGTGAAAACCAACCAATTGAAATTGGTTTTGGGAAAGGATAAACAGTGTTGGAAAGTTGTAAAAAAGGAGCAGAAATGAACGGATTTGTAACAGAACCAGAAGTCGTACTCGTCGGTAAGCCGGTGATAGAAATTGGTGGGGTCATGAAGTTCCTGGAGGACCACGGTCTTGTCTGGCCAGAACTTGAAGACAAACTGTCGTCTATGACATCACTCGGGGACGACGATGGAGAATGGCTTGTCGAGATGGCTGCTAGATTGTGTTACATGTCGTGGGCCAAAGAGGGCGAGACGATAAAGAGTAGGTGTCACGAAGACCATATCAAGCACCTCGTTGAAGTTGGGCATGGCGCGTGTATCGAGCATTGTAACATGAGTTTTATCATGTGGAATGTTTCTCGAAGCCTGACTCATGAGTTGGTACGTCACCGTATCGCCTCTTACTCTCAGTTGTCTCAGCGGTACGTCGATTCGTCTAACGTGTGTTTTATTGTACCTCCTGCCATTCAAGAGTTGGCTAAGAATGATCCAGATAGCTACCGCGAGTGGGTCAGCCATTGTGAACAGTCTCGTCAGCTTTACGAAAAACTGACCGGCAAATTGTCTGAAATGTATTCGGATGTAGAAAGTGGATTGGAGCGTCGTAAGATGGCTCGCCAAGCTGCCAGATCGGTGCTTCCGAATGCTACCGAAACCAAGATATACGTCACATTGAATGCAAGGGCTATTCGTCATCTGATCGAGTTGCGAGCGAGCAAATTCGCTGATGTTGAGATAAGGAAATTGGCAGTCAAAGTATTCCGTATCATGCAAGATAAAGCGCCACTTTTGATTCACGGGATGGAGGTTTTAAGGCTGGAAGACGAAACGGAAGGTGTTAATTCCGAATATCGTCGCGTGTAATAAAAAAAGATAATTCGTGGGACAAAGACCTGTTTCTGACGTATAATGTAGAGGAAGGATCAACATCTTGAACATAATACTCGACTTCGAAAGATATGTCAACACAGAGCTTGGTCTGTCCACGGAGACGCTTTCTGCGTACAAAAGAGATGTACAAGAATTTCTTGATTTTATCGGGGACGAACAGTTGACATCTCGATTGATCGATACATTTATCCGAAGTCTTCAGTCACAAGGAATGAAGGCTACCACCGTGCGTCGGAAGTGTATGTCTGTCCGTTGTTTGTGTCATTTTATGGTTGGTATCGGTCGTCTTGATAAGAATATCCATAAGATGATCGATCCTATTCGTATAGACAGGAGAACACCTGATGCGATTGAGTCTGATGATGTGGATGCTATTGTTTCCGCTGTGGAAAAGCGTTTACCAGCATCTAGAGCCGTTAACATTCGCCGCGACATCGCTATTATATTGATCTTGTATCGGAGTGGACTGCGAGTGTCTGAATTGTGCAACCTTGATTTGAAAGATATAAACACAAGTCGAAGAGACATACTTGTCATGGGCAAAGGTCGTGTGGAAAGAATTGTTCCAACGACCGAAAAATGTATGAAGGCGATATGCGATTACATCAATATTGATCGCGTTTCGGACACTGATGCTGTTTTCGTCAAGCTTGATGGATCGAGAATTACTCGAAGAAGTGTTGGGGATATGTTAAGGGCAGCATCTAATACTGCTGGTGTTAAACACACCACACCCCATTTACTTCGTAGAAGTTGTGCTACGGACCTTATGGATCGCGGAGTCGACATAGAATTGATCCAATTTCTTCTTGGACATCAAGATTTATCCACAACTCAGTCGTACTTGTGCGTTAGTCAAGACAAATTGAAATGTCTACACGAACGTTGTCATCCTTTTGGAGAAGAACATGCTGCAAGGTAAAAAGGAACCGATCGATCCTCAAGAAGAAGAATGTCAGTGTCCAGACCAGAATCTTCCGTTGGGCCTCAACGCTGTGGTTGAAGATTTCCTTCGTCGTACTCGTCGAATTTTAGTTGTTGGTGAAATCGACGATATAGCCTCTGCTAATATCTGTAGCTGTCTTCAAGTATTTGCGATAATGAACGAACCAATCTACATGTACATCAACAGCCCAGGTGGAAGTCTTTATGCTGGTTACGCAATCATAGATCAGATGTTATCATGTACCGGACCTGTTGTTACTATCGTCAGAGGGACAGCACATTCGATGGGAGCTATGATAGCTGCTTTCGGTACAAAGGGATATAGGTATGCAACACCGAATTCTTCTTTGATGTTGCATTCTGTCACAATACACGATCCAGCAAGTTGTCTAGAGCATCACAAAAAGATGTTTGATTATACACGATTAGATTACGACAAAAAGATAGCGGTATTAGCTCGAAAGATGGGAATAACCAAAAAGAAGCTTACCGGTATAATGTCGGAAACAACATGGATGCAACCTAAGCAGGCGGTAAATATTGGTCTCATCGACGGTATATGGACGGCAGAAAAAGAACGTGCTGTGACAAGGAGTTTCATGTAATGATGGTGCCGCAACGAAGAATAACAGATACGTATTTTAGGATAGCTCTCAAGCAATACGAACCAATGGTTCAGAAAATGGCTTCGGTGGTCGGGCTAAAGCCCTCGCAGATGGACGAATGCTTATCTCAGGCTCGTGTCGAATTGTTGAAGTGTATGATTTGTTACCAGAATATTGGTTCATTCATCACATTTTTCCATTACAGACTGCTGGGTGCCTTTAGACACATGAGGGATGTTGAAAAAAGGTTCGGGAGGGTACAAACATCGTTTCTGGAGGACACGAGCGACACGTTGACCAGCGAATATAATATGGATACTGGGATAATGGTGGAGGAATGTCTTTCGTGTCTTACGGCAAAAGAACGATGTATTATCGTGGAACTGTTTTTTAACCATAAGACTGTGAGACAAATATCTAGTGAGAATGGAATTGCTCCATCAACCCTATGTAGGGTTAAGAACAAAGCACTAGAAAAAATGAGGGTCAAATGCAAGGTATAGCGAGGTAGTCAATGGCAGGAAAAAGTCGAAAACAAGAGAAAAGCAGCCAGAAGAAAGCAGAACGGTTAATCAAATTTGTTGGTCTCGATTTGTGCGCATGTTGTAGTGGGCATCAAAAGATATGTGAGGGTAAGTGCAGAGAAGCTCACACGAATTCCAACTCAGGACGAGTAGAATGTGGTGAATTGTATCAGGTCGAATGCAAAGACCTTGGTCGAAAGGGTTCCAAGAGACCCAAAAGGGGGTGGAAATTCGGTAAACAAAAAGAATCTACCGAGCACAAAGACGCGAAACAAAGTCGTAAGAAAAAGATGGACAGAGATAGGTCTTAATAGTGTTTTGAGGTGTATAAACTCTTAGTAGTTTCACCTTCTGTTCCCAAATTTGAAAGGCGAACAAAATGAAGCGATGGTTTACGGTATTGATGTTGTTGGTGGCATTGGCCCTCCCTCTCACGGGCTGTGCAACTACGGGTGGTGGCAATTGGAATGACAACGTCCCTCAACTCAAGCAGGATGTTGCGATGTTCTCAATTATTGCCACGAGGCTTCTGCTCCACGAAGCAAATATGTCGGCTGAAGATGTTGGGGTCATTAAGGGGTATCTAGTGGCTTTGCGAGACTTGCTGGCCGTCCCAGGCAAGCCCAACTTCAATGGGGCTAAGATGCTTGTCGGAGATTTGCCAACGAAATATCAGGTCTATGGTTTCTCCATAATTAATCTGATAGAAAGGTATTTGACATCTGCCAACCTTGATATCACAGCAGACCAAGAAGACATTATCGGAATCATCTTTGCGGCAATAGACGGCGCTCTTGAAGCAGTCGAAGAATTCTCGAAGTAAAAAAATTCGATGGGGCGATCCGGATTGGGTCGCCCTCTCGTTTTTTTTTGAAGTTTGGAGGTATGAATGGTTTCTTTGCCGAGTAGAATTACCCCTATTTGTTTGGTCTTGATGTTGTTTGTTGGAGTTATCTTTCTCGCCGCAGAAAATAAACCGGCAATTTCCAGTGTCCCAGAAAAACAATGTAACTTACACGAAATCCAAAAAGTTGATCAGATAGCAATAAAACAACGAGAAATGCGAGACCCTATCGTCCGAGTAGAAACACGTCAAGCATTAGGTTCTGGAACTATATATGAAAAACTCGACACAGGAACAAAGAACTTATTTGAATATAGAGTATTGACCAACCAACACGTAACCCAGACAAGAATGATGTTTCCATCTGATGCTGATTTCTTGACAGGAAAGCTAATCATATTACCCATCGACACAGGATGCAGCATAGATGTATTTGATCACAAAAATCAGAAACAAAAGAGATATGTAGTCAAAGTTGTTGCAGAAAATCCCTATTTAGACTTGGCTATATTGTCCTTTGAAACAGACGACCCAATAACAGTCGCCTTATTAGCTACGGATGAGATACTAGAAAGTATCAGAGTTTTTGATAACGTTTTTGCATTAGGGTGCCAACTAGGAATGCGTCCAACGCCAACATTTGGTATCATATCTGATATTATTTCTGGAGTCACCAGACAAGTAAAATGGATGCTATATGGAACAACATCACAAATCGCTTCTGGCTCAAGCGGCGGCGGGCTTTTCGTGGAATATGACGGACATTACTATCTTATAGGCATCATATTACGAGCGGCAGTAACACGGGATCACCATATTATGCCACACTTAGCGAATGCAATTTCTCTATCTACAGCAAAAAATTTCTTAGAAGAAAACAGAGTAAGCAAGGAGTAAGATATGTTACCTATGCCGAAAACAAATTTCTTGGTTAGCATCTTGTTGCTGTGTCTTGTTTCAGTAGCTTCCTACGCATCTGATGGTGAGACGAAATGTCGAGAGATGCTTTACACATCAGTGTTCGTCTCGGCAGAAACTACGAACGGCTCTGGGACAATAATAGGCAAGACCGCAACCGAAATGAATGGTGTTTTCAGATACTCCGTGTTGACAAACGAACACATCACAAAAGGTAGATGGGTCATTTACCCAAAGTCGCCGAATAAAAAAGTCGACAAAGGATGCATAGTCTGGACTTTCGATCACACCGCGAATAGCTATGAATCATATCCAGCATCAGTCATCGTAGAAAACAGAGAAGTGGACATATCGTTGTTGGCCTTCAGTTCCTCAGAAGTGCTTTCTGTTGCAAAATTCGCAACTCAAAAAATGCTGGATAAAATAGGTGTTTTCGACGAAGTATTCGCTATAGGATGCAATCTGAAAGATGATTTTCCTGGACCAACAGTCGGTATTATATCTCTGATCCATACAGAACTGATGGGAGAAGTAGATGTTATAATCTATGCCAACACGGCACAGATTGTCCCTGGCGCAAGTGGTGGTGGTTTGTTCAAAGAATATGGCAATCACTATTATCTAATAGGCATCCCATTCCGTGTTGGTTTAATCGAGGAAGGTCATGTAGCACCACACTTGGCCGAAGCCATCTCCACATCGGCGGTTAAGAATCTGATACACGAAAATGCGGAAATACTACCTTGAATCAAGTAACGGAAATTATTCGCGGTATGATGGCGGTGAACGAGCCAAGCGACTATTGGTACGACGCTACCGTATATTTTTCAGAGCTAGAGAATAGCCATTCAGTACAACAACGAGACAGACGATCTGTATGGGAACACACGATGCGAGTACTCGACGCACTGACGGTAAAAAACCCCACTACTTTGCTGTCTGGCCTATTCCATGACCTGGGCAAGTACTACATAGACCCAACGGATGATCCGTCGCGTTCGAAGTTCCCTGGTCACGCTGGTAAGTCGGCAGAAATAGCCAAAGCAAGACTTGAAAAATGGGGAGCTAACCCTGATTTAGTAGATAGTGTAGTCCGTGTCGTCTCCACCCACATGTTTGACATCAGAGACGTGACACAAGACAAGACCATTCGAAAGTTTGTGGCAAGTGTTGGAAAAGACAATGTTGAAAATTGGTTTGTGTTGCGCATGGCTGATTCATCTTCTTATAGTGGATACCAACGATATGTAAATTACCTGATAGAACCATTCAGAAGGGCTGTTGTGTCATATTTAGAACGACAACCTAGTTCTGAACCATTGGATTTTGAACCTAATGATGTCATTGGTGGCATACAGATAAAAGGGGGCGAAGAAGAGTGAGTGTTGTTCAGAAGTACGAACCGCATGGATTTGCGCTGAAGATTTTTCGTGATAGGTACGCTATTCACGCTGAAGAAACGTTTACACAGGCGTGCGAACGAGTTGCTAGGACGATATCTGACGCAGAAATGGGAACCAAGAGAGATGAATATTGCGCTAGGTTTCTAGATATCCTACAGACAAATCGTTTTTCTCCTGGCGGAAGGATATGGAGAGGGGCAGGACGCAGAAGGGGACAGATGTTGAATTGTTTCGTATGGACAGACGATTTAGACTCTAGAGAGGGGTGGGGAGATGCACTCAGAGCAGTTACAATTATCTCTGGTACTGGTGGTGGAGTCGGAATCAACTTTTCAAAAGTACGTCCAAGAGGTTCTCTTATCCGTGGTACGGGGGGTGAGGCTACCGGCGCGGTTAGTCTCATGCGAGCAATCAACTCTGTCTGTAATGAACTTAGAGAAGGCGGCGGCAGAAGATCGGCTCTCATGTTTTGTCTCAAATATGATCACCCGGATTTGATGGAATTCTTAGAAGCGAAACTAGACAACAACGAACTCAGTAATGCCAACATATCCGTACTGATAGATGATGTCTTTTTGAAGCTACTAGACGACGGAGAAGATGTGGTTTTCAAGTGGCAAGGTGAAGAACGAGGTAAAATAGCCGCTCAGGATATTTGGGACAAAATCGTTAAGAATGCCCTCAAGAATGGAGACCCTGGATTGTTGAACATAGGTTTTGCGAACGTCATGAATACGATATCCTATCGGCATGAACTGGTTAGTACTAACCCCTGTGGTGAAATTTGGATGCCACCATACGACTGTTGTTGTCTTGGGGCAGTGAATCTCCATACGCACGTAATAGACGGAGAGATTGATTGGGATTTGCTCGAAGAAACAGTCGCGATGAGCGTCAGGTTTTTGGATAACGTACTCGACCAGAACAATTATCCCATGCCCATAATCCAAGAGACGTGTCAAAAGTTTCGTAGAATAGGTTTGGGAGTCATGGGACTTCATGACATGCTGTTGGAACTTAATCTGAAATATTCTAGCCAAGCAGCTAGAAACGTTGTCGACAAGGTGATGGATTTTGTGAAAAAGCAGGCTTATCACGCAAGCATATCTCTCGCTATTAAGAAGGGGTCGTTCCATGCATTTGATGTTGATCAGCATACCAAGACTGGATTTGCTCGCAGATGCTTAACAAGAAGACTTCATAGACTGATCAAAGAACATGGTGTTCGCAATTGTGCCCTATTGACGATTGCCCCAACGGGTACAATTTCTATTGTGGCTGGTTGTTCTTCTGGTATAGAGCCGTTGTTTCAACCTGTTTATCAGAGACGATTCAATGAACACAAAGATATTCATGATAAGGTTTCTAAAACTGGCAGCATGGAGGTTGTTGTTCATCCATTGTTGAAAAGCTTTTTGGCAAAACGCAAGTCTATAAAACATTTTCAGGGTGCTCATGACATTTCACCAGAAGCACATCTTGCTATGCAAGCGGTTTGTCAAAAGCATATAGATAATTCTATTTCTAAGACAATCAATTTGCCGAAAGGCTATACTTTCGAACAGTTGTCGAGAGATATGAGGAAGTACATAGGCGAATTGAAGGGAATCACGGTGTACCAGGATGGGAGTAAGGGCGAATCACCTTTGATTCCACTGCCCTTGTCCGAAGCTAATGAATATTTGGAACAAATGGCGGAAGAGGCGGCAGTGAATGATTGCCCAAGTGGAGTGTGCGATACTACGAAAGGTGGTAGTTAGATGGCGAAAGAAAAGCCCCGGTTGACTGAACAAATGCAGGACGTTATCAAGCTGATTAGGCTACACAACAGAGCAGGGGGTATCGGAACTCTTCGAGATGCTGTTGCTGAATCTCTCAATGTGAGTGTCTGGAAAGCCAGGAAGCTGATAACACAAACAGAAACGGTGATGGCAGGTATCCCACAGGTAGGTATTGACCCTAGCGATCCACTTTTCCGATCAGAGATTCAGCGACGTATGAAGAAAGCTATTACACCCAAAAAAATAGCAGAGCAACTACATTCGACAGAAGAGGAAGTACTTGCTGTTATTGGCGACATGGAAGAACGTGGATACATTATTCAGCGACGAGGTTCTACGGTTCAGGTTGGCAAATCTGCTGAATTGTCCAGTGGCAAAATCATCATGGAAAATCATTTACACGAAAAGCCAGTGGAATTCGGAATTGTTGCAGACATGCATATGTGTAGCAAGTCCGAAAGATTGGATGTTCTACAGGCGGCATATGACACATTTGAAGAACGTGGTATCACAACTGTTTTCTGTCCAGGCAACTATATTGACGGAGAATGCAGGTTCAATACGCACGAATTGTATGCACACGGTATAGCCGATCAGGTACAATATGCGATCGACCATTGGCCACACAAGCCAGGGATGAAAACATATTTCGTAGATGGTGACGATCACGAAGGATGGTTTCAGCAACGAGAAGGCATAGAGATAGGTAGATATCTGATGCTAGAAGCCCAATCACAGGGTCGTGACGATCTTGTTTACATGGGTTACATGGAAGCAGACATTGAACTCAAAGCACCAAAGGGAAGTGCTGTGATCAAAGTTATCCATGCGGGTGGTGGCAGTTCATACGCATATTCATATGCTAGCCAAAAGCTTGTGGAATCATTCCAGGGTGGAGAAAAGCCAGCAGTTTGTATCATCGGACACTATCATAAAGCAGAGTATTGCTTTCCTAGAAATGTCCATTGCGTCCAAGCTGGTTGTATGCAAGACCAAACTAGGTTCATGCGCAAGAGAAAGCTGGCTGCTCATGTCGGTTTCGTTATCGTAACACTACAGCAGGATATCGGCGGCAGTATCACAAGATTCTGTCCTGAGTTCTATCCGTTCTGGGACAGAGGCTACTACCTCAACCGTGATGGTATCGGGGAAAGACTACAGGGGAAATAAAATGAGAACTTGTGTTTGTGATTTGTGCAAAAATACCATAGACCCAGAGTCAAGTGTGGAACTTACTGTTCCAGGCATTGGCCTTTATGACTTTTGTGTTGATTGTGTGAAAAGGCTTCGCAAAGCTATCTGTAAGAAATGTAAGGGAAAAGGTAGACATGAAGAGGCGGATAGAGAAGCATCTAACAGACAAGCTACGTGCGGAGAGAACAGAACACAATACCATACAGTTACGTGCCAAGAATGTAAATAAGAGAGATGAGATATGGGAAAAATTGAACTGACCTACGCATGGTCAAACTCAAGAGTCAAGACTTTCAGAGAATGTGCGTGGCAATACTATTTGACGTACTTCCAAAGTTGGGAAGGCTGGCTTGGCAGTGCCCCACAAGAGTGCCAACGGGCATACATGCTCAAGAAGATGACCAATCTTCCCATGTTTATAGGGAGCGTTGTCCACGACACTATCGAAGAAGTAATACACGATGGCAGAAATACAGGTCGATGGTGGACATTAAAACAAGCACAAGAAGCTGCTGTGCAACGACTGAGGCGAGGGTGGAAGCAATCCAAAAACAAAAGATGGCAAGATAGCCCCGCCAAAAATGTCAATCTAGCAGAACACTTCTACCAGGAAGAACTCGATCCAAAAAGGTTGAAAGAATTCAAACAGAAAGTTCTTCGATCACTGAAGGCATTCTATGAAATGCCTTTGTTTGAAATTCTTCGGGGTCTCAAAAAAGAAGACTGGTTATCAATAGAAGATTTCCAAAAATTCCAACTCAATACGGGGGAAGAAGTTACCCTTAAGATTGACTGTGGCTTCAGGTATCAATGTAAGATATATCTCTTGGATTGGAAAACTGGTCGCGTTAGCGATAGTGTTATCGATCAACTCACGACATATTCAATGTATGCGCTCAAGCAAGGATGGACCGACAAACCAGAGAACATAATCATCATACCTGTTTATCTAGCAACTTATGCAGAACTCGGCGATCGGGCTACTCCATACCTAGAAGTGACAATGCAGCATATGAAAAGACAAGCGGGTATAATCAGGAGTGAGTACCCAATGTTGACAGAAGCCTTTGAGAACAAAGACAATCCTGATTACTTTCAACGAACAGACAATGAACACGCCTGTACGAGATGTTTCTTCCGTGAAATGTGCCCTGGTGCCAAGACTGAAATTGGTGACGATGAGACTCCATTCTGATGCCTACGAACAAAATGACAACAGACGAAATGTTGGAAAGTTGTGCTGAAATTGAGCCAAAGACTTTGTTAAACATTGGAGTTGGTCCTGTACCCCACAACGAGGCTGAAGTATTTCAAGCTCGATGGCCGAAGATGAGAATAATAGGTCTTGAACCACATATAAACATATTCAGAGAAAGAGCTTCTAAATATCCAGGTAAAATATACCCATGGGGATTATGGAGTACCCCATGTCTCAAAATACTTTCTATGGTCAGAAAAAGCAAGGGTAAATCCAGTATGCTCGCTCCTGACGATCGATGGGTAGGTAAGTGGTCATACAAACAAAAAACAACATGCAGTAAAGGAATCGTTTGTTGCACAACACTAGATCATCTTGATGAAGTGTTGAAGTTTCCTGAAGATATTTTTCTGTGGATGGACATAGAAGGTTCTGAGTTAGAAGCACTCAAGGGTGGTCACAAGTTACTAGGATCAGGGAGAGTAAAATGGATCAATCTGGAAGTAAGTATTCAGCCGAGACGAGTAGGAGAACCATCAGAGAATGAACTTTCAGACTACCTTGGACGATATGGATTTTCTATCTACCTACGATACGATATAGGAACACATTTCCAGAATGTTGTCTATATGCAAGAAAATAATGTACACAAAACTGCACATCTACACATTAAGGGGGTCAAATAGTACATGGAAGCGACCCTGTACTTCGACGGAGGAATTAGAAAAGGGCAGATGGCCTATGGCTATCTTCTTGTGGATATGCTAGACGAAAATGAAGTGTTAAAATCTGGCAACAGAACGTGTGGTACGGGAACATCCAACATTGCAGAATACAGGGCGCTCATTGCTGGATTGAAAGGCAGTCTTCAACATGGCGTCAAGATCATACATATCATCGGAGACAGCCAGCTTGTGATCAAACAACTGACAGGAGCATTCAAAGCCGACAAAACAGAGCTAAGAGCGCATCGAGACTATGTTCTTGATCTGTTGGACAAATTCGAATTCTATACTCTGAAATGGGTACCACGGAACCAAAACAAACGAGCAGATGCCTTGGTCAACGCAGTATTCGAAAGGAGAGCGGAAAAGTGCGAGCAAAAAACCAGAAAGCAACGAAACAAAGAAATGCGAAAGCGGCTATCTTCTTAGCCCTACTCTTTTGCGTCGTGCCAGGGTGTGTTGCTCCTGACGCAATCAAGACCGACATCCAGGGTATCCGCAACGATATGGGAAAGATGGAGAAGCTTGTCGAACAGAAGGCCAACAGTTCAGTTGTTGCTGAAAAAATAGAACAGGTCAACAATAGGATCGAACAGACCAACCAAGTTGCCGAAGAACTCTCCCTATGGAGAAAAAGCGTACAAGCGGAAACCATAAATTATGGTGGGGCTGGATGGGTGGTTGTTGGGACCGGTGTCATAGTCTTCATATTCGTCGCCGCAGGACTTCTCCTGATACGCGCCTTCATGAGACGAGGAAGTATGCTCAGTCTTATCACCGCTGCCGTTCAGAGGGTTGGGAAACGTTCACCCGAAACTATACATGCCATCAAAGAGCAGATACACGAAGAAGTGAAAAAAGGCCGCTGTACCCACAAACATCGTAAGTGTCTCGGGGTATTTGCTAAAAAAACTTTTGAAATAGATACGATTTCTATGGCACAAAAGGCCGAGTTGGACGTATAATGAGGTATCATCATGATAGATATCCTGATCCCAGAAAACACGAAAAAAAGGAATGTTATGCTTAAGAGAAGGAAGCTTCCTGACGTGTTGTTCTATCCCGGAGTCAAAAAGATCGTTACAAAGGGGGTGCATCACGCCAACCTACGATTACGAATGTGAAGAATGTGGGTTCGAATTTGAGGCTTTTCACTCGATGTTAGCAGAACCGCTCAAGGATTGTCCAGAGTGCGGTAAATCCAAATTGATGAAGTTGATAGGGCCAGGAGCGGCTGTGGTAGTAAAGGGTACGGAGAATCCGTGTCGTGGGACAAGAACGGTCAAAAATGACAAGCGAAGGAAACCTAAGCTGGGTGACAAGCTAGGCCGAGGAAAGAACAAAAGTGGTAAACCTTTCTGGAGAGATGGCAAGATTGACAAGAAGATATTGAACAATCCAGGAAAATACATTCGAGAGGGAAAGGTGGAGTAATGGAGAATCCTAAGTTGCGGGTAGAACAAGTCGGTAGAGAAAATCGACCGCTAAAGGGGTTAGTGGACAATGGTCGTGTCTATTTCAAGTGTAATGGTTGTGGGCAAGAATTGCTGTGTTTGCAACTGATTGCGATCAAAGGAAACACCAAAGCTAAGGTGTTGTCGAGAGTGGTGGTAGAATGTGGGACTTGTGGTTCATATTCAGACGTAGAACAAGTCATTGGCCAATTTGCTCCGGGTGCTCCTAACGACGACATGATTTTCGATGTTGACGATGGTGAAGGCGCTCCGGTTGAGGCTGACATATTTTTTAAGGCGCGGAAAAAATGAGAACCAAAATAATACAGGTCGACGAGAGCGGCACACCGCATGAAATTGTTAATGGCCCCGACGAGCCAGTAAAGATGTGCTCTAATTTCAATGTCTTTGCGCAATGGTGTAACGATAGGTATTTTGTTCTTGCTTCTAATGAGGGTGATTTATTTGACACACTCGACACTAACAACAATTTATTCAAAAAAGACCGTGAGCGCGGAGGGATGTTCTGGAGACTGAAAGCGTGTAGTAAACAATGTTACGATTCGTATACAGAATTTTTACGGAGCAAGAGCAGAACGCCATTTATTGTGGCACAAAGGAGATTTCGCAGTGACTTTTAAGAAATTCAAAAAAGACCTTCTGAAGTTTGTGGAAAATTCAACCGTGAATCTTGGTCGGAAAAGTACGAAGACTAGGGCTGAGTTCCTCAAGGAGATTGAGTCTATGTGTACGGCTTTTGAAACCGTAAATAGTAAGAAAGTGGTTGTTGAGGTTGTTAAGGAAAAAGAAGAGAAGTCCAGTGATAGTGACCGTATTGTTTGTATGAAGCCGAAGGACAAGAGAAGGGCTTTGGATGCTGGCAAGGGTGTTGTGGCAATGACCGGTTCTGAGTCTCAGAGGGCAGACAAAGAACTCAATCGTTCTCCATACGCCAAGGAACAAAAAGATAGGGAGTAGATTGATGACCGATTCTATTGACACTGTCGGCGATGAACAACTGGCGTTTGTTGTAACCAATAAAACGCCTGTTGTCCGATTTTTAGCATCTCTTTCGGACGGGAGAACTGTAATCCAGGACAATCGCCCAGACGAAAGAGCAGCGTGGGCAAGATTGGCAAAATGGATGGAAGTCAATCCGAACATTTCTATCACCGGAATAAGACTACAGGGTCCAAACGGTGTAGATGTCAAAATGCCACCAAATCAAAAGGGATATTTTTTTGGCAACAAACAGCAGGCTGTATGGGGTGGTGGTCAAAATAATTACGTTGCGGTTGGATTTTACGATGGCAATAAAATCGAAGTGATTTGGCACCGACAGCCCAAGTTTGATCATGCGATAGCAGAAGAACGAACTGTTGAAAATGCAGGTTTCTTTTTGATACGGAATCCATAGTGGGTATCAAACACCAGCCTCAAAGTGAAAAACATCCATACGCCTCGCCGACAACGCCGGGACTCTATATCGCATTTAGAGATTACATCATAGAGATGGTTTGCTTGAATGTAAACCAGAAAATAGGGCCGCGATTTTGGTCGGACAGGAAATACTGGGGGCCAAAATACGGAAGAGAAATACGAGGCATGTCCAATCTTGGGAGAGAATTGGATTTGGGGGACACACTCGTTCAGGTAGCACTCATAAAGGTGATCAAAACCAACTACATCAAGGCGCTAGTTTCTAAGAAAACAGTTGCGAGGGTGGTTAGGTTGACTCATAAGTGTTATCAAGAACTGCTGAGCCAAAGAGAATCTCTGTCCAATAAAAAGCAGCCAACCAAAATCGACTCCAAGAAAAATGCTACTTTTGTAGATACGGGAAGAAAGAATGTCCTTGCAAAGATAAGAGATGCTGAAAATGGTTAAAAGAAAACCTAAGATTGAAAACGAAAGTTTGGATGCTTTTTTAACCAGAATACATGGCGAAGGCATTATTGCTACGGCAGACAAGGCTTTGCCTCCGCAATCTAGAGAGTTGCTACACACACCTCTTTCTTTGGACATAGCATTAAGCGGTGGAATACCTGACGGAACGATTTGTCTGATTACTGGAAAGCCAAAGAGTGGCAAGACAACATTATGTTTGGAAATACTCAGGAATGCCCAGATAGAAAATAGACCGACGTTCTACGTCAATATCGAGAAAAGATGTACTCCTGCGCTTCTGGAAACTATCCAAGGACTTGATCCTTCTAAGCTACAGGTTGTCCCTCATAAAGTAGAGAAGGCTTTAACAGCAGAAGACTATCTGAATATCATCGAGAGAATTGCCAAGACGCAGAACAGGGCCGTCGTAGTGGTAGATAGCATCGCTGCACTTTCTACTATGACAGAACAAGAAGAAGACATTGGTAGCAACAAAGACATGGCTGGCCCTGCGAAATTGTTGTCTGCATTTTTCAGACGCGCACAACAAATAGTTGATGCCCAGGATGTTATTCTGATTTTCATATCTCAAATGATGACGAACCGCGAGCCTCGTGGTCCGAAGTGGACAGAAAAAGGCGGCATAGCCATCCAATATGCATGTTCTGTTTGGCTAAAGGTTGCGTGGACCCAGCAATGGGATCGCAATACAGAAACCAACGCTCCCGATGGACATGATATGCACATAACTGTTCAATCCTCCGCAATGGGACGACCACTATTGCCTTGCGTATTACCTCTGAGATACGGCATAGGTATCGACAGAATTAGGGACATCGTAAATACTGCGGAGAACTTGGGACTCATTGAGAAAGCCGGTGCATGGTATTCTATACCAATGTTCGCAGAGAAAAAGAAAAACCCGCCTAAGTTTCAGGGTCTGGCTAGATTGTCGAATTTTCTAAAAGAAAACCCCGACAAATTGGAAAAACTCGAAAGGGAAGTTAGAGGCATTGTGCTTCCGGAGGAAAAAAAAGATGATTAGTGTTAGAGACGAACTAGCGTGGCTAAAGCACCCGTTTACCGTGACAAATGATTATTTGCATCGACAGATGCTACAGAAGGCATACGAACACGCGAACTCTGTAAGCCCTGATCCGAGCACAAAAAACGGTTCGGTTCTTGTCAGTTGCCACCATGGAATCTTGTCTTATGGTGTGAATAAGTTTCCTGACGGAGTCGCAGAGACCCAGAGTCGCCTGACAGACAAGACCACCAAATACAGAATGGTTGTTCATGCCGAGAACGGTGCTATCTTCAATGCGGCCAGGAACGGCAATGCGACTAGGGAGACAACCCTGTATTGCCCATTCTATGCATGTTCTGAGTGTGCCAAGGCGATCATTCAGGCTGGTATTATCAAGGTAGTGGGACATGCTCAATTGATGGCCTTGGCTGGTAGCCATACCACTTGGGTAGAGTCTATCGTTAATGCATGGGAGATGATGAACGAGGCTGGAGTTGAGTGTTGTTTGTATGACGGAGAGGTTGGTGTAATCACAAGATTCAATGGCGAAGACATAGCGGTGTAACATGGAAGTTCTTTCTCTCAGAGGAAAACAAATAACGCTGCGTCTTAACAACAAGCGTATCAGGACAAGAGGCAAATCGAAATCGCAATTTCAGTACGAAGTTGGCCAGCAATTGGTTCTGAAATATCCTCATGACGTTATTTTCGAAGAAGTTATCGTGCCGGGTGATGGATTTATATTAGACTTTTTCATACCGTCTCTCGATCTAGTTGTGGAATGCCATGGCAGACAACACAAAAAGCACGTTAAGCATTTTCACAAAACCAGAAAAGAGTTTCACAACCAGCAAGATGTGGATCAGAAAAAACGTGATTGGTGCGAACTAAATGGATTTCGTTTGTTAGAAATTTATGATGAGTAACCTCAAAGAAGAATCCGAGACATACTCCGCAGAACTAGACCGGTGGGTAAAATCACTGGGCTTGCCGAAATATCAACCGAAAAACTCAGAGATAGAAACCATTCTTGGTTTTACAAGAGAGTTGCTGAGGGAACAATCATCTGTGGACTTGTCTGAAGATACTGTTATCTTGGCTCAATACGCATTGTTCCTACAGCAAAAAGCAAACGAGTGTAAGACGTTTCTTAAATGGTCAGAGCAGATTACCAATCGTTTGTTAGGGGAAGATCGCACGAAATTGGTGTCGTGGGTCAGAAAAGCAGAGTTGAGGTTAGAGCGAATAGCTTATCTGGCTAGAAGAATAGAATTGGTTGGTCAGAGCATAAGTGGGCTTGTTCGAGCCCGGTACAACGAAGGGAACAACAGATGAGCAGTCCAATAGATGATATCGGAGAAGGCATCCTTGCTGGCAATTGGAAAACTGTTTGCGAAGGATTTGAAAGATTGACCGGTCAGTGTTTGCCTGTTCCTGGTCAGATGAATGCCCCAGAAGCCATGCAGAAAATTCATGACATTGCAGAGACGGCATTGGGATTAGATGTAAACGCAGAAATTTGCCTTGAGGAAGCCGAGGTTGAATCCGCAACTTCCACGAGAAGACGTGGAAAGAGAAAGAAGGTCAAGAAAACCAAGAAGACCGGAAAGAAGAAAGCAAAAACCATTTCCAAAGAGGGTGAAGATTCTTCTATCGTACTTGAAGGCAATAGGAGGACACCCGGACCGAGAGATATTGGAACCGTACAGCACATTACGAATGTTCCTGATCCAGAAGAAATCGCTAAGAATAAGGAAAAGGCGGCGAAAACTGATCGAACCCATTTTGAAAAACGACCAACCAAAACATACAAGGTCCAATGCAATGAATGCCTACGAGATTTTGAGTCAAATAGACAGACTGGTCAAATGGGACAAAAATGTCCATCATGTCTAAATGGCAGAAAGAGTCAATTTAATGGTTAGCAATAAGTCGAACGCTATTCTACAAGACTCAGGCATGGAACGAGCAGTCTTGGCTGGCATAATTGCCCACGGGTCAGACTGTTTCTTTGGCGTCGAAGATATACTCAGTGTCAAAGATTTTTACTGGATGTACAATCAAGAACTTTTCACGATTTTGACTCATCTTGTTCACAACCAAGACGCCAAAACATTCGATTTGCCGAACATACAGGCGGTAGCCAAGATTCTGGGATTCGAAGACTTCGTAGGTGGAGGTAAGCATTCTGAATATTTGCTATCTCTCACAGAAGAAGTTGGTTCGTCTGAGGATAACGTAAGAAAACTAGTCGTAGTTATCTACAAATTGTCTCTTGCTCGTCGTGGGTATGTGGCAGCACAAAAGGTCCAACACAGGCTGAAAGCCATTACGGGAGCGGAAGGTGTTGACGAGATCATAGCCAACATCGAAGAACCAATATTTGAATTCACAGGAGACATCATGGATCAAGGCGCAACTGTTGTGTCCTTGGGTCAAATATTTGAAGAATCAATGAAGACCCTGTCCGAAACACCACAGGA